AAGAACCTGTTCCTCCGGAGGTACCCGACGATCCAGACGATCCAGAAGATCCACTTGATCCAGAAGAACCCGAGGTTCCGGAAGAACCTGCACCTCCGGATGTTCCGGAAGAACCTGATGATCCAGATGATCCACTTGATCCAGAAGAACCCGAGGTTCCGGAAGAACCCGATCCTCCGGATGTTCCGGAAGAACCTGATGATCCAGAGGATCCACTTGATCCAGAAGTTCCAGAAGAACCTGTTCCTCCAGAAGTTCCGGAAGAACCTGATGATCCAGAGGATCCACTTGATCCAGAAGAACCCGAGGTTCCGGAAGAACCTGCACCTCCGGATGTTCCTGAAGAACCTGATGATCCAGATGATCCACTCGATCCGGATGAACCTGAGGTTCCAGAAGAACCTGATCCTCCGGAGGTACCCGACGATCCAGACGATCCAGAAGATCCACTTGATCCGGATGAACCTGAGGTTCCAGAAGAACCTGTTCCTCCAGAGGTTCCGGAAGAACCTGATGATCCAGAAGATCCACTTGATCCAGAAGAACCAGAAGTTCCAGAAGAACCTGCACCTCCGGAGGTACCCGACGATCCAGACGATCCAGAGGATCCACTCGATCCGGATGAACCTGAGGTTCCAGAAGAACCTGCACCTCCGGAGGTACCCGACGATCCAGACGATCCAGAGGATCCACTCGATCCGGATGAACCTGAGGTTCCAGAAGAACCCGATCCTCCGGATGTTCCGGAAGAACCTGATGATCCAGAGGATCCACTTGATCCAGAAGTTCCAGAAGAACCTGTTCCTCCAGAAGTTCCGGAAGAACCTGATGATCCAGAGGATCCACTTGATCCAGAAGATCCACTTGATCCGGATGAACCTGAAGTTCCAGAAGAACCTGTTCCTCCAGAGGTTCCGGAAGAACCTGATGATCCAGAAGATCCACTTGATCCAGAAGAACCAGAAGTTCCAGAAGAACCTGCACCTCCGGATGTTCCGGAAGAACCTGATGATCCAGAGGATCCACTTGATCCGGATGAACCTGATGTTCCAGAAGAACCTGATCCTCCGGAGGTACCCGACGATCCAGAAGATCCACTTGATCCGGATGAACCTGAGGTTCCAGAAGAACCTGCACCTCCGGATGTTCCGGAAGAACCTGATGATCCAGAGGATCCACTCGATCCGGATGAACCTGAGGTTCCAGAAGAACCCGATCCTCCGGATGTTCCGGAAGAACCTGATGATCCAGAGGATCCACTTGATCCAGAAGTTCCAGAAGAACCTGTTCCTCCAGAAGTTCCAGAAGAACCTGATGATCCAGAGGATCCACTTGATCCAGAAGATCCACTTGATCCAGAAGTTCCAGAAGAACCTGTTCCTCCAGAAGTTCCGGAAGAACCTGATGATCCAGAGGATCCACTTGATCCAGAAGATCCACTTGATCCGGATGAACCTGAAGTTCCAGAAGAACCTGCACCTCCGGATGTTCCGGAAGAACCTGATGATCCAGAGGATCCACTTGATCCAGAAGATCCACTTGATCCGGATGAACCTGAAGTTCCGGAAGAACCTGCACCTCCGGATGTTCCGGAAGAACCTGATGATCCAGATGATCCACTCGATCCGGATGAACCCGAGGTTCCAGAAGAACCTGCTCCTCCAGAGGTTCCAGAAGAACCCGATGATCCAGAGGATCCACTTGATCCAGAAGAACCTGAGGTTCCGGAAGAACCTGTTCCACCAGATGTTCCAGAAGAACCCGATGATCCAGATGATCCACTTGATCCAGAAGAACCTGAAGTTCCTGAAGAGCCAGAAGTCCCGGAAGAACCTGCTCCCCCGGAAGTACCCGAAGAACCCGATGATCCAGATGATCCACTTGATCCAGAAGAACCTGAAGTTCCTGAAGAGCCAGAAGTCCCGGAAGAACCTGCTCCCCCGGAAGTACCCGAAGAACCTGATGATCCAGAAGATCCACTTGATCCAGAAGTTCCTGAAGAGCCAGAAGTCCCGGAAGAACCTGCACCTCCGGATGTTCCGGAAGAACCTGATGATCCAGAGGATCCACTCGATCCGGATGAACCTGAGGTTCCAGAAGAACCTGATCCTCCGGATGTTCCGGAAGAACCTGATGATCCAGAGGATCCACTTGATCCAGAAGAACCTGAGGTTCCGGAAGAACCTGTTCCTCCGGAAGTTCCAGAAGAACCCGACGATCCAGATGATCCACTTGATCCAGAAGAACCAGAAGTTCCAGAAGAACCAGAAGTTCCGGAAGAACCTGCTCCACCGGAGGTTCCGGAAGATCCCGATGATCCGGAGGATCCACTTGATCCGGATGAGCCCGAGGTTCCTGAAGAACCAGAAGTTCCAGAAGAACCTGCTCCACCGGAGGTTCCGGAAGATCCAGAAGTACCAGATGAACCTGTTCCTCCAGAAGTTCCGGAAGATCCAGAAGTCCCAGATGAACCAGAAAACCCGGATGTTCCAGATGATCCAGAAGAACCTGAAGTTCCGGATGTTCCTGTTCCACCAGAGGTACCAGATGATCCAGAAGTCCCAGAAGATCCAGAAGTTCCAGAAGTACCATTTAAACCTGAAGTACCGCTTGTTCCTGAGGTTGATGTATAGGCAGCTGCTGCTACTCCTATATTTTTAATATTAACAATTACAGAAGGAGCTGCTGGAGCAACATAGGGAGTAGTAATAGCAGGAAAGGCAACAATCTCGCCAAATTCAGTGGATGCCGCAAATATTAATTCCAAATAATCTCCCTGTAAAAGCTCAACTATTATGCTTACAAAAGGAAGTTGGATGACAGAATTTGAAACTAGGTCAATGTATGAATCTGTTCTAATAATGTCTGTTCCATTTTTTCTCAGCCAAAAATTCATCAGGCAATTTGTTCCTTGTGATTTTTGAACTTGTGGAGAAAAAGAAAATTCATAAATCCCAGAATAAGTTGGAGTAACCCTTGAATTACTGACCAAAGAAAATCCATTTTCTATTTCAACCGTATTGTAAGTTATTATGGTTGGAGTATCTTCCGCTGTTACTGTTTGAGTAGTAGAATCACTATAAGAAGCATAATAATTCATGATTCCGGCCCCGCTGGTCCCACTTGACCCAGAAGTTCCGCTGGTTCCAAAAGAACCATTTATACCAGATGTTCCAGAGGAACCCGATGTTCCGGTAGTACCGGACGAACCCGAAGTTCCAGAAGTTCCGGTGGTACCTGAAGATCCGGAGGTTCCAAAGGTTCCATTCAAACCAGAAGTACCAGATGATCCAGTTGTTCCAGAAGAACCCGATGTTCCTGATGTTCCATCGGTTCCAGAAGTCCCTGCTGTTCCATCGGATCCAGAGGTTCCTGAAGTTCCAAAAGTCCCATCTAGACCAGAAGTTCCAGAGGTTCCATTGAATCCAGAAGTTCCAGAAGAACCAGTAGTTCCAGAAGAACCCGATGTCCCGGAGGTACCGTCAGAACCAGAAGTTCCAGAAGTTCCATCTAAACCAGAAGTTCCAGAAGAACCCGATGTTCCAGAAGTACCGTCAGAACCAGAAGTTCCAGAAGTTCCGTCGAAACCAGAAGTTCCAGAAGTTCCAAAAGTTCCATCTAAACCAGAAGTTCCAGAGGATCCCGATGTTCCAGCAGTCCCATCTGATCCAGAAGTTCCAGATGAACCAGATGTTCCAGAAGAACCGGTAGTTCCAGAAGATCCCGATGTTCCAGCAGTCCCATCTGATCCAGAAGTTCCAGATGAACCAGATGTTCCAGAGGATCCAGTAGTTCCAGAGGATCCCGATGTTCCAGCAGTCCCATCTGATCCAGAAGTTCCAGATGAACCAGATGTTCCAGAAGATCCACTAGTTCCAGATGATCCCGATGAGCCAGAAGTTCCGGATGTTCCATCTGATCCAGAAGTTCCAGATGAACCAGATGTTCCAGAAGAACCAGTAGTTCCAGAAGATCCCGATGTTCCAGCAGTCCCATCTGATCCAGAAGTTCCAGATGAACCAGATGTTCCAGAGGATCCAGTAGTTCCAGAGGATCCCGATGTTCCAGCAGTCCCATCTGATCCAGAAGTTCCAGATGAACCAGATGTTCCAGAAGATCCACTAGTTCCAGAGGATCCCGATGTTCCAGCAGTCCCATCTGATCCAGAAGTTCCAGATGAACCAGATGAACCAGAAGATCCGGTAGTACCGGAGGATCCGGAAGAACCAGAAGTTCCGGAAGTTCCATCTGATCCAGAAGTTCCAGATGAACCAGATGTTCCAGAAGATCCACTAGTTCCAGATGATCCCGATGAGCCAGAAGTTCCGGATGTTCCATCTGATCCAGAAGTCCCTGATGATCCTGATGTACCCGAAGATCCGGTAGTTCCAGAGGATCCCGATGTTCCAGCAGTCCCATCTGATCCAGAAGTTCCAGATGAACCAGATGTTCCAGAAGATCCAGTAGTTCCGGAGGATCCCGATGTTCCAGCAGTCCCATCAGAACCAGAAGTACCCGATGAACCTGATGTACCTGAAGAACCAGTAGTTCCAGAGGATCCCGATGAGCCAGAAGTTCCAGAGGTTCCATCTGATCCAGAAGTTCCTGATGTACCTGAAGAACCAGTAGTTCCAGAGGATCCCGATGAGCCAGAAGTTCCAGAGGTTCCATCTGATCCAGAAGTTCCTGATGTACCTGAAGAACCAGTAGTTCCAGAGGATCCCGATGAACCAGAAGTTCCTGAAGTCCCATCTGATCCAGAAGTTCCCGATGAACCTGATGTACCTGAAGAACCAGTAGTTCCAGAGGATCCGGAAGAGCCAGAAGTTCCGGATGTTCCATCTGATCCAGAAGTTCCAGATGATCCAGATGATCCAGAGGATCCAGTAGTTCCAGAGGATCCCGATGTTCCAGCAGTCCCATCTGATCCAGAAGTTCCAGATGAACCAGATGTTCCAGAAGATCCAGTAGTTCCGGAGGATCCCGATGTTCCAGCAGTCCCATCAGAACCAGAAGTACCCGATGAACCTGATGTACCTGAAGAACCAGTAGTTCCAGAGGATCCCGATGAGCCAGAAGTTCCAGAGGTTCCATCTGATCCAGAAGTTCCAGAAGAACCTGATGTACCTGAAGAACCAGTAGTTCCGGATGATCCAGATGAGCCAGAAGTTCCAGAGGTTCCATCTGATCCAGAAGTTCCAGATGAACCTGATGTTCCTGAAGAACCAGTAGTTCCGGATGATCCAGATGAGCCAGAAGTTCCGGATGTTCCATCTGATCCAGAAGTTCCAGATGAACCAGATGTTCCTGAAGAACCAGTAGTTCCGGATGATCCAGATGAGCCAGAAGTTCCGGATGTTCCATCTGATCCAGAAGTTCCAGATGAACCAGATGTTCCAGAAGATCCAGTAGTTCCAGAGGATCCCGATGAGCCAGAAGTTCCGGATGTTCCATCTGATCCAGAAGTTCCAGATGAACCAGATGTTCCAGAAGATCCAGTAGTTCCAGAGGATCCCGATGAGCCAGAAGTTCCAGAGGTTCCTCTTGTACCATCAGATCCAGAAGTTCCTGATGATCCACTGGTTCCAGAAGTACCAGAACTTCCTGTTGTTCCAGAAGATCCACTGGTTCCGGTAGATCCAGAAGTACCAGAGCTGCCTGAAGTACCAGAACTTCCCGAGCTAGATCCTCCGGTTCCACCACCGCTAGAATCCCCACTCATGTTAGAGAAAATCACGGTTACACCTGGGTCCCAGGTAAAATCTAAAATTCCTTCGTTAGAGATTGGATCAGTAACTACATCACCTATAGCCTGAATACATTGTTGATATAGGTCATATCCTTGACCGGTTTTAGTAATATAAACTACAGTTCCATAATAAAATCTAGAAGCTGTAAGAGGTCCAGAATTGTAAACAGTAGTGAAGTAAAGGTAAACCCCGTTTTCGACCGCAATAATTTCCGAGAGTGTGTCTAACTCGAAAGAAGTGGCCAGTGTTTGTGAACCAGAAATATATTGTATTACAATCTTTTTCACCTACGCCTGAACTATTGTTTGTGAAAAAATATAACCCTGTGATTGAAAATCCAAAGTCACAATTTGGGCCTCTATTAAAAGATTGTCGGTGGCTGCCAGCCAGGCTTGCTCCATGGCTTGGGCATCAGCAAAAGATGTCCCAAAGAAGGACAGCTTAGTTGAAAAATTGTTGATATTAGGTTGGACAACTGTTGTGTTAACAGAGTCTAGAAAAATGAAAAAGCCGGTAGCTCCCGTGGAAATAGATCCTACAGAAGACGGATTGATAGCTAAGGAAAGAATTTTACCTGCACTATCCTTGCCGTATTTTATTTCGATGAGGCCTAACATTTATGTTCACCGCCTTAAAGGTTGGGTTCAACGGCTTGTCCTACTTTCCCCGTGTAGTTGTAAACTTTGACAAGATTATCGTAGCACTTTTTCATCTGCTCGTCGGAGAGACAGTCTACCACGTCGTTCAAAACTCTTTGGTCGTTTCCAGAAGCGGCAACCAGCAAATTCTTCATGTGCTGTTTCATGTCATTTTCTCCGTACATGGGTTGACCATATTTCATTTCATTCATCTTCGTCAGTTCAGAAAATTTTCTCATAATATTGTGTTTTTTCTTTCTTATATATCTAGTTTCTTTTCTGTACTTCCATGTCTAACTCCATGAAGTTACATTTAAAAGAAACAGTGAATGTGTTCACACTAGGTGCATTTTGGGTGTAATTCAAGGTGATTCCGTTTATCCCCGTTAGGTTGACTTCTTTAAATACAACCGAGACAATTACTCCTCCTTCGTTGTTCAAAATTCTAAGAGGTAAAACGGGAGTAAATAGGTCATCATTCTGGAAAGCTAGTTTATCTAAAACAGTTTCCAACATGATAAAATAATTTACAAATCCCTCACCTATTCTAAACGAAACATCGAAATCTCTGGTAAATAAATCTTGGACTGGGGTTGCGCTTTGATAGTTAATTTGTTTTCCCAAGTTCTTCGTCTGTGATACCAGATTTGTACTCATAGTAGGGAACCCCACCGACTGAATACTGGAATTCATGAAGGAGGTGATCGTGTCGTAAGGGGTTGGCTGTTTTTTTAAATAATCAATCCATCGATTTTCTACACTAGGTGGAAAAAACCCTTTGGGAAAGTTGAAGTAAAATGAATTGGATCTTGCGTTTAAAATTGCCATCTTAAATTGTTAATTTTCTAGAATCCAGCCCTTGGTCTAAAACCTCCCAAGGGAGGCCTGGTATTTGAGCTTCCCCCTCCTCTTGGAAAAGTTGGGCGATTTGGACCTCCAGAATCAGATCCACTTTGATTTCCGGTACTTCCACCTTGAGCAGCAGTACCTCCTGTGTCCAATCCACCTTCAGTGTTACCATAGGCTGCAAGCTGGTCCATAAATAGTTGTCCAGATATTCCATAATTTGCAAAAAGACCAGAAACTGCGTCGGTGAAAATTTGCTTTGTTATTCCAGAATATATTTTGTACCCAAGAGCGGATGGATTAAGGAAATAATCAATAATTTGTTGATTTGACCAACCGGAATCTATTTTACCTTGTACGTCAGAAGCTATTGCCGCCTTGAATGCAGTAATTCCCAAAACATTAAGAGTTTGGGTTTGTACCGAAGAATTTTCAGTTGTCGTTGTTCCAGAAGTACCAGAAGTGCTACCACTTGCCACTGGAGCTCTTTGCCAGTAACTTTGAACTGATGTTAAATAGGGGGAAAATATTGTTGATTCACGAGGAATTTGACCCGTAATTAAAGCAAGGTCTGATCTGGCTTCTACACCACCTGTTGGACCGGTTTCAACTGGAATTGCAGGGGGGGTTGGCTCATTGTCTTTCAACCAATTTCCATAATATAAAACTGAGGAAGAAGAACTCGAGATTCTAGCCGTTCCTGAATTGTTATTTGGTGATGTAAAATTTCGTGCTAAAAGCTGAATGTCACTAATAGAATCAGATGAAGATAAAGATCTTCTAGCCAATCTGGATCCAATACTGGAAAATCTTGAGAATAAGTTTTGCCCAGATACTGGTGAAGATTCGGTTATCACTGGCTGATTGGAAATATAAAATTTACGATTTGTAAATGTTAAAATTTGGGCTGACAAACTTTGGTCAACTTTAAAAGCAAGTTCACCTTGAGAAGCATTGGCTAGGTTTTTATCTGATATAGATGGGGCAAACAATTTGTTATTTTTATTGTCTATGAAGACAAGTTTAAAAGTCCCGGATGAAGTTAAATCTATTTTCTCTGTTACTCCATTGGGATTCTTTTTAAAGAAAGTGAACTTGTAATAATTATCGAATGGTAAAATTCTTATGTATGCTTGGCCCAATCCATAAGAAATAGTTTGAGCTACTCCACCATCAGCTTGGCTTATTGTTGTTCCAGTAACAGTTAGATTTGACATTGTTAAATTAACCGTGCTATTTTCAACAAACACATTTTGATATTTCACAATTTCCATAGGAGCAATTGATGAAGATGGAACAGTGATATTGGATTGATTTGCCAATTTGTTGTAAATCTTCTGAGTCTGCGGAAAAACGGAAAGCTGCAATGGAGCGATAAAAGCTCCATATCTACCAGGATTGATGGAAGTAAAAGAAGCATTTCTTACCAAACGAGATTGATCCACAGAATTTACTAGTGTCATAGTATAACGCAACGTAAACGAAGCAGCCACCGATGGATATCTAATAATAGGTCTGTAAAGCAACGGAATATCAAATGCCGTTGTTTGTATTGTTGAAAAATTGTTGGTAATAATGAAAGCCGCTCCGATTTGCTCCGCCGTTTCAACCTTGTGGTCTACGTAATATTGGTTTCCAATAGAATTTTGAAATAGGATGAAATTTTCAATAAATCCTCCATTGTCAGTAGCAAAATATTCGAAATAATCTCCATTTTCGGCTGGACCTACATAGGCTCCAACATTAGAAAAAGGATCTTCAGATTCTAAAGAAAGAGCTGCATACAAAGTAACCCCATATTGGTTATATCCGTTAACTTGGGTTATATCATTTATTTGCCATACAGAAATCCGCATTGGAGAACCAGTTACATATCCTCTTCCACTACGAGATGTTTTTCCAGCCAAAGTATCTGGTTTGTTCGAAAAACTAGCCGCTGCATATTGGTTGTTCATGTCCACTAATGAAGGGACGTTGATCTGAAAATACTTGTCGTAAATGTTCGACCCAATTGTTAGAGGATTGGGATCCAAAGTATAATTTTGAGCCGTTCCTGAACTCAATTCAATTTGTGAAAAAGTAACGTAGGATCCGTCTTGATCTAAGAATGCAATAGATAAAACCAGTCCGTCGATATTTTCCAAATTATATCCCTGTAAAATGTGATATCTCACGGTGTCATAAATCACCGAAATATTCGAAGGGAATGTAATTTCAAGATCTGCAGTGGGGGTTAGCTTTGGGTTAAAATCATTGTAAGGTACAATCAAATTTGGGTTCAATGGAATGAAAGAGTTTTCAGAAGTTTTAACCACATTGTTTAAAGCGGTGTTCTGAGTGATAGAATAATTTTCATCCAAATTGAAAATTTGGACCTCGTTGGTTGGAGATCCTTTATATTCTATAATTCCGTTGATTAATTTGTTAAATCCTACGGTTGGGCTTCCTCCCCCGTTGTTTACAAAATAAGTTTCTGGATTTGGCTGAGCAGCATACATGTACTCCATAACCAAATAAGGAGTTAATTGTACATATTTAGATGTTGTGGTGTATGCCATTTTTTTGTTTTTTATTTTCCAAATTGAAGAAATTTTGGGGTGTAAGTTAGCCCCACACCCAAATTAGGTCCTCTTACAATATATCCGTTTGATCCTGCTGTAAATCCAAAACCTACTGACATTCCAATACCAAAAGATTTTCTGGAATTACGCAAAGCCTTTCTAGATTCTTCATCATCCAATAAGTTAATTGAATTTAATTCATTAAATGTTATACCAGGAAAATCCGTAGAAGCTCTGACATACAAACGTTTGGTTTGTGGATCTCTGAATAACCCAGTTACCAAATCGATTTTTTGTTCGATTTCAAGATGAACCATACCCGGGGTAATTGAAGGTTGTATTTTCCAATTCACCCCATTGGAATCAGATTTTGACTCGCAAGTATCATAGGAAATTGAATAAGGTAAAACTCCAGAGATAGACATCCTATTTTTCCCCTTCAAAGTCGGGTTGTATTTGAAATTAAAAGCTGGCTTATTGTTTTCAAAAGAAGATGTAATTGGAATATAGATTGAAGTGTCGCGATATTCAATTTCAGTTTGAATGATTACCTTCGCCTTTTTTTTCTTTTCAAGATCTAACCTTCTTAAAAGATCAATGTTTTCTTCACTCAATTCAGAATAAAAAAGATCCATTGATGATTTTTGTGCCAACAAAGTTTCATTTTCCGAAGAAATAACATCAATAGAATCATGTGACGCCAGATAATTATTTAAATGTCTTTGAGAATCTACTTTGGCTTGCTGCAATTCCTGATTCTGCCAAATTGAACCTAGAAAAAGAAGACAAGTTAAAAGAGATAGAGAAACAATAATTTTGAGTTTTGAATCAAAGTTTTTCATAGGAAAGAGTGAGAGGATTTAATTTACCTGGGCCATATTTTTCTTTTAATTGACCCATAAAATTTTTTTCTTGAAGTCTCAAATCTTCCAGATGGTTGATCAGAGACTCTGTTTGAGAATTCAAAGATTTCATTTGTTCTTCGACTACATGAATTCGATCCTTGACTTGAACGAATCCTTCTTTTAAAGATTGTGCAATTTTTTTTTCAGATTGTGTTAACATAATTTAAATTGGAGAAGTTGGAGATGATGGTGTTCTAGTTATAGAATATGGGATAAATCCACAACGGGGAGCGGAAGTGGTTGCGTATGTTGTAAAGGCAGTGTAGCCAATTTGAACTTCGGATAAAAATTGGAGTCTTATGTGTCTACACCCTTCATTAATCCCAGTTCCAGTATCCAAAATTTGGACGGATGTTGAAGTAAAACCACTAGGCCCCGGATAAACACTTCGAATACCACCAAAACACAAAGTATTGTTGTTCAAAAAAATATCGAAGGTTCTTCCTCCTGCAATTGGTCCTCTCCAAATACCTGAAAAATTTTCGATCTGTAAATAAATTCTGTCTATTCTATTATCAGATGATATTGGACCTGTTAGATCTGGTTGAATCGATATTAAATCAGAAGATTGTTCTGTTAGTGGTAACGACATTAGATTGTTTGTAAAACTATTTCTAATGAAAGTTGAACTTGTATTTACTTTGTTGGCAAAAGATACCATTTTAACAAAATTTCCAAAAGCTGAACCAGATGGTCCAGAAACTCCTACCACATTTAATCCATCAGGCCTGGATTCGAAAACCCTATAAGAAAGATTGTTTGTGAATCTTACAATTGGATCGGTAGATGAACCTATTAGATTTACTTTCACTCCAGACCCAGCACTGGATGAATTAGTAATTCGAAGAATTGGGTTAGTGTTTACCGTTCCACTAACAGAACTACCGGTTCCCGCCGAAAATTGAAAAGATAAAGACTGTGGGGTTAAATTTATGTTATTTGATGTTAGTTGGATCGTGCTAGCGGTTGAAGCCAAAAGATATCCACCAGAAATTGGAGCATTTAAATTTATATTTTGTCCAGGGTTTTGTGCAGAGTTTAATCTGAGAGACTGATTAGGAAAAAAATAAATGCTGGATAAAGATCCTGTTGGCCCGAAAGAGGCAGTAGCCCCGCTAGTGATTTTTAATTCTTGCGGGGAAGAAAAAACGAAATCATAAGATGGACCGGTACCTGCCCACAAAAAAGAAGGAGGATTCGATCCGGAATAAAAAGTTTTATCAAAAGTTAAAGATGGGTATTTTTGCTGACTTGCGTCTGTTGCAATTAATAATTTAGCCAAATTTGGATTGGCGTCATTCAAAGTAGATTGAGAGTCAGAAAGAACCAAAGTTGTGGTTTCCGGATAATTTGATATTTCTATTGCATTTTTGTCTGAAGATTGTCCTGGACCGCTTATTCCTAAAACCAAAGAAAAAATTGAATCGTCTAAAAGAGTTTCTCCTGAATAAATCCACGAGGTAGGTCCGAAAACAAATATATCCCTCCCTCCAGTAGGTCCTTCATTTACCCAGATATCACCGTTTCTTGAATCTGAAGGAGAAGGCTCTATGCCAGAAAAAAACCATTGGGTAGCGGGGTTTCCGTTGGCTCCAAATATTCCATCTGCTCCAACTTCTCCGCTAATTCCTGTAGGTCCTACATTTCCAATTGGTCCATCATATCCAACCCCATTGAATAAAATTTGTTGAAAATTGAAATTTATTTTGGAGATAATTTGATCCTTATCATCACCAGGTAAAATGAATTTAGTGTTAAACATGATTAGAAATAGGAATTAAAATTTACCACAAAGTCCCCCACATGTATTGTAAAAAACAAGATAATTAGTAGCTGAGTTGTTTCTAATAATAGTTAAGTTGATAAATCTTTGTTCCGTCCCAGACCCAAAATCAACAGCGCTACCAATTATTGCGTTGCTAGAATCTCCTAATGCTAAATATCTGATAGCGTTACCGAGGTCCACTACTGAAATCGAAAGCTGAATAGACTCGTAATTTTGTAGATAATTTGACCAGCTACCCGAAAAACTTCCCATTGAGATCATCAACCCTTTGGAACCACCAGAAACAGGAGGAACAAAAAGAACAGTGTTTCCGTGGTTAACTGTTGATGTATTCAGCAACCAATATTGGGTAAAAGATATGGTTAAGTCAGAAGATGAACTGATTGATTTAACAGAACTGGCAGTTTGTTTCATATAAACCTTTCCCTGCCCATTAATAGAAAATTTAGTTTCTCCGCCTGACTGAAAATCAACTATATTAGTAGAGGAACTGGTTGAATTAGAAAATACTTGAAGTCCACCTCCTGTTCCAGAATTTGATATCTGTAAAGCAGGATTAGTTGTGTTTGCATTCACCGAAACCTGGGTAAAAATTGACATTGCACTGGAACTCATCTGGAAATTATTGGACGAAAAAACAATCTGTTCGCTCTGTAACAAAATTTGATTCGCAGCGTACATCAAAATTTGAGATTGTGAATCGATCTCGATATCTTGTGGGGCAGTAATTTGAATATCCCCGCCGGTACTTTGTATTGACATATTTCCCCCAGAATTAAATTGCATAGAATCTTGAGGAACAGAAAATAAAAGATTATAATTCTGCTGGTTTGGATTCATCCATCTGAATTGAGGATGTCTTGTGTAATCCGATGGAGTTCCAATCCCTACAGCATTTGTTTTAGCAAATTCCAATAATGGAAAATCATTCGCCGAATCAGTTGCAATTAATAACTTTGAATAAGAAGGATTGGCAGTAGATTGTGTAGAAATAGCATCAGATAAAACCGTAGTGTATAAATTTGGAAATGGCGTGTTTAACACAATAGCATTTGCACCAGCTGTTGGACCGGTGATTCCAGAAAGAGTGGAGAAAATCCCAGAAGTTTGCAAGGTGTAACCAGTTGATACCCAACCTGAATTATCAAATTGATAAATTGAGTTGTCGTTAAGTGTGTCAACCCAATAATCACCCACTAATATTTCGTCTCCAGATCCACCAGATGGCTGGGAGGGTTCAACAAACCACTTAGTTCCTCTGGTACCTTGTTCACCAGGATCCCCTTGAGATCCAGCAGATCCAACTGGTCCTTGATCCCCTTGAGGGCCTTGAACCCCTTGAGGTCCACCTCCATTTAACACCAAAGAGTCAAAATTCGCATTTACTTTATTGCGAATATCTTCTTGTGTATCACCCTGATTTAGGGTCAGAATGTTTAGTGTTGGCATGACTGTAAATTCTTTGCTTATATATTCTCAAGTCAAAAATCTCAAATTTTTTGGATTCTGAAAGAGAAGGTCAAAGAATAATTTTGTGATTCAGTCAAGGAATACTCAAAGGTGTAAATTAAATCTGTGATTTTAGTTAGCTTGAAATTTGGCTGTGGATTGTAGGCATATCTAATTCTATCAGGATTGATCAAATCCCCTCTGACCAAAATTTCAGTGGATGACAAAGCTTGCCCGGTTTTCTTCACGAACAAATCAAAAGTGATACCTTCATAAATTGGGTTAATATTTTCTTGTATGTAAGTGTCTATATCATCATTTATGTTATTGGGATTACCAACACCAAATTCGCTAACCATATTGTTTACAAAGACTGTAGAAATACCAGAATTCAAAAGATATCTTCTTAAAATTCTATCTAATCGGATTGAACCACTAACGGTATTGGTAATGGGATTTTTCTGCCATAAAACTTCTACCTGGGGAAAAATGTTTTCATCCAAAACTGATAGATCAACGCTACTCAGATATGTTCCAAGCTGACCTACTCCAGTATTAGATGTGATCGAATTTAAATTCTGTATAGATGAAATTGAGTTGTTGGCCAACAAGTTAATCTCTTGAACATCTGTGGTTCCATTTGTTCTAGATATTTCTAAAGTGATGAATGTGTAAATTGTTATGGTGTAGGGTGTTTGCATCATTTTAGAACCTAAGAATGACTTCAATTCTTTCATAGATCTAGTTCCGGCAACCGGGGTTTGTTGTGTAGATGAAGTATACAAATTATAATAACCTGGATCCCAACTAGACAAAAAGACAGAAAAATCTTTGTAGAAAATTGGACTTTGACCTACATATGGATATTTAGGACCTTGCGGTAAATTTTGAGAATCTTGTAAAATATCAGCTCCTAAAGAAACCTTAGAATAACCCAAATTAACTATCTTTCCAAAATCAAGCTGTTCAGGAGCAAAAGTGCAATTTCTAAAACTCAAATCAACAGAAGGATAGTTTGTCAAGGTGTCGGTCTTATCCTCCTTGAATTTAAATATTTTTTTGAATAAAGGTTGGTAAGGCCCACCATATCTTAAAATATCAGAGGAGTAATTTGATCCTCCATTAACAATTTCAAATCCGCTTGGTTTGCTTCTACCTAAAGTTTGAGGACCACTATAACTTGGCTGAGGATAAACTCCAGTTGGTTTGTAAATAGATGTTGGTTTAGTTAAGGAAATCTGAAAATAATTTGTAGTTGCTTTGGTTGTTGAACTTTGCTGGTCCCACTCATAGGTTGTGTATTTAATGTATGGGCTGTCTCCGTTTACTCTTTCAAAAATCTGGGATAGGGAAATTCTCTTCATGATAAATTTGAAATAATTTTCTCCCCCCTCTACTTGAAAAACTGGATAATTGGCATATGCTGATCTTGGTCCTACAGGAATTGTTACTGGATTACTAAAAGCAAATGGAATATTAAAAACATAATCTGGAGATTGGACGGCCTGGAAATTTACCAAATTTTGAGATCTTCCAGTAGGCCAAGGATAAGTATAATTTTGACTTGGTACCACAAAACTTCCTGGTCCAGTAACCCCCACACTTCCGGTAGATCCAGCAGGGTAAAAAAGGTTAATTTCTTCCCTGAGGTCAGTGTCAAAGTTTTGGTTTGGAATTAAATAAACTGGATTTAAATTTCCTGCTGTACCAACAAAAGAGTTAGAAGTAATAGATAAATCCAAAGCAGAAGAAAGTTTGATATCCGAAATCTCATACAATAATGAACCCGTTGGACCTGGATCTCCAGTTGGACCAATTCCGGAATCCTGTTTCTTATCACCTAAACTGTATAACAAAAGATAATCTAAATAAGGATCTGCCCCAGTTCCACCCGTGTATCCAAGAGGAAATGCCCGGTAATCCTGTATAACAACAGTTGTGACAAATATCACAAATTTTTGTTGAACGTTTTCGATTACTTCATATGAAACTGGAGCCTGTATAATATTTGGATCTTCCGGTACAACTCTCAAAATAGATGAAAAATTGTAACCTTCGAACCCTCTATAATTCAAAACAAATTTATCAAGATCTGATGGTGGATTGGGTAATGTGCTCCTTCTTTTCAATGAAATTTTCACCCCCCTGAAAACTGTATCATAAAATCCAGAAGCTGGGTTGTAATTGAATGGTGTGAAAAATTCTTTTGTGAAATTACTTGGGTCATAATAAGGACTTGGATAGTCGCTAGGCTCAACTGTAAAAAATGAATAGGCATACAGACTCAGGTTTGGATTGGCATCTCTAATTGAATCTAAATCAATCTTACCTGGTAAATAACTGTTTTGCTCTAAAATTTTGTTAGCAGGAAATTGTCTAGGAACACCTTCCAGAAGAAACCACTCGTGTGTAAAATATCCAGGGTTTTGTGAATCGTTTTCGAAGCTCGGGGAAAAATTAGTTGGCGCAAAAGCAGGAGAAGAATTCAATCGATAAGGATTACCTCTTACATCGGTTCCACCAAGATATCCCCATTTATTAATAAATGGTACTACTCTAGAAACATTTGCTCTCGGAACGGTGAAGTTTTCTTGGAGGTATTGATATTCTGTTTCTAATTTTCCATAATTGAAAATTTCTTCCTTGTTGTTTTGATTTGGAATTGGATTCACACTAGTTATTGATTGTATTCCATAGAAACCAATAAAAGAATTCAAATTTTGTTCTGCCTGTATCTGTGACATGTTGTATGGATAAGTATCATTCACCCATCCAACCTGTGTAAAAATAGCTGGAAGGACAACAGCAGTAAATCCCGTTGTCGAAGAACCAGCGTCAGTGAAAAAATCTGTTGTGGTTCCTATGAAAGATTCTCCAGACACATAATTAGTAGTTTCGTATCTAATCTGTCCCTGTCTCACCAAATATTTCACCCCATTTATAATTTGACCAGATTGACCTGGAATTAATTGAAAATATCTGTGAAATTCTGGGGTTGGGGTCATCCCATATGTTGAAGATAAAAAATCAAAATCAAAATCTTTCAAATCAAAAAATGAAAAAACACCGCTTTCTAAACTTACAATTTCAAATAAATTGAAATTACCATCAGATCCCAAATTGATAACAGCATTCTTGTCTTGGAGGTGAGCAATCAGAAGTTCACCATAACCTCTGAACCCAGAAATCAAATCCGATCCATTGGCATAGATAGGATCCTCAACATATGGTGTTATTTCAGTTATCATTGAAACAGAACCGGTTACACCACGCCCACTTTCTACCTCTATCCATGTACCAGGGACAATCTTATCTTTTTCTTCAGAAGAGAAAATTACTCTAGATTTAATTTCTTTAGAACCACCTCTAAAATTAACAATTCCAGATAAATCTGAGGCATCTAAACCAGCAATTTTCAAAAAACCTTCTTCAGTGAAAGTTTGATAAGGTAACCAGTCAAGATTCGAAATTGGTTCAGGATTTAGATTTCCTAAAGCGGGTGTACTAATTGGATTCAAAGCTTGAAAGTAGGAATCGAAGAAAGAAACAATGTCTCCGATATTATAAGAAGAGGTGTTGGACCAAATTCCTACATACGAATTTTCAAAAGAAGAATAATCGGAGAAAACGCCAATTTTGAATTGTGTGTTGGAATTAGGTCCAGGATTTTTAGCCCTAATTATAGAAGAATTTTTCGAATTGGCAGAATTCCAAACAATTGAACTTATATTGTTAACACAAGAGCAAAATGAAAAGGCAACATCAGTTGTAGTTCCCTGTGACAAATTGAAGTAATTGATATTTCCGGAGTTATAAGAAGAACCAGCTTTCCATCCCAAAACAGTACCTCCCAATTTTCCAGATTGAATTAGATCATATTTTTCTATCAGATTTCCCTGACTACCTCCAGGCCAAATCACTTTAAAAGTTACAGGTTTATTTGGATCAGAGACCTTGAGAAATTCTATGTCGATGTTAGCATGTCCTTCAGAAGTTGGTAAGATCCCGCTATATCCTCCTATTTTTTCCCCTGGACCAGTGAAATCTAAAAGATTAACGCTACGATTTGGAATTACTAGATTACCAGTTTTCCACCCAGAAGTAGCACCGGTTGAAAATGTTCCGTTAGTGAAGGGTCCAAATTGTGCCTCTACCGGGGTGTTGTCTATCCAGGAATTGGTGTTTGAATTGTAATTTTCAAATCTTTTCAAACTGTAAAATCTATCAAACTTATCAGTGATATAAAATAATTTTTGTGGATCTGCCACATTAACATCATAAGATCCTGGAATCCATCCAGTGGCACCTTCATAATAAAGTCTAACTCCGGTAGTGCTACTTTGAAAATTATTTTGAGTAGAATTATAAAATCCAACATTGTTCAAAGATGGCTTTGGTAGGTTATTGTTACCAGCTGAATCCCTATAGGTATAAAAGAAATTTCCATTCATTTTAAAACTACCCAAACAGTTTTTCGACACGTAAGCACCGAAATATCTGTTTATGGTGTAAAGGTTTGAATCTGGATCATCGAAAAGAAATTCTAAATTAAGAAGATTCGGAGCTATGATTCCATTTCTAGAAAAACCTTCAGTCACATAATTTTCGAAATCGATTTGAGGTGTTGATTCGTTTGAAATTAAAAAATCATACAAAAGCTCACCTTTCTTCGTGAAGGCACCGGTTTGAATATCTATTCCGTTGAAGTATGTATAGGCATTTAGTTGATAAGAAAAGTCGATTGGTGATTGTGAAAAAGAGGGATTGTTTACAATTGATCGAATGTATTTCCCGATCTTCGTATTTGACCTTAAATCAAAAGTAGAAATAACAGAAGCATAAGGAAGTATTTTAGAATTGAAATAAGAATCAACGTCATCCACTTGAGGCTGGAATAACAACTCATCCATTAGAACTACTTTACCAGTACCAGAAATTATATTATAAGATGAATAAACTGTGTTTCCGGTAAAAAATTGTCCGGCAGAATAAACAATGGGATTCCCAAATAAGTCAACTCCATAAGTAATCGAAAAGGTTTCTGTTGATGAAATTTCTTGTATAACCTTGTATTGAGAACCGTCTACAATTTGTGTTTGATTTGTAGAATATGGGTAGCTTAAAGGTTCGGGAACTTTAAAAACGACAAAAAAATCAGGTAATTCATCTTTCAACCATAAAGGCTGAAAAAATTTGAAATTTTCAGCATAATTTCTATCGACTAAAGTTGAAGCTCCAGATCCATAAAAAAAATCATATTGGGATGCAAAATTCTCTACCGGTTTATTTTCCCCGTCGGTAAATTTACCAACTTCGAAAATAACATCAGGATTTAAAGAAATTCGTTGGATTTTTCCTCCTGAGAAAAATTTTTGAATATCTTTTCCATAAGAAAGTTCTCCGCTTACCCGATATTTTTTGTATTTCTGATCACTCAAAGTAGGATTTGCATCCATAGAATTTAACCAAACTTCTCCTTCGGAATCCAAAGTAATTTTTACATTTCCTGTTATTTTTGGATTTGTTCTTAGAACACCAAAAGATGAGTTAGAGTCAAATAGTTTGGGGCCAGGTCCACAGATTGGTCCAGGGATGGGTGTTGAGATTGGTGTGCTCATTCTATCCTAAATTTGTTCCGCCTTGAGAAGAGAAATTTCTAGAAGATAGAGTGTCATTTTTGTATTTTGCGCTTACTTCTAAGTCAAACGAAAATGTGCTTTGATTTCTTACCTGAATGTCTAATCCCATTTTTTTGGTGTAAGTAATATTGGTAGGATTTCCAGCGGCATTAAATCCGCCAATATATCCCAGCTTATCTGTTGCTCTAAATTGGAAGATGATGGGTATAATAATAGCATTATTTATTCCCTGTTGAACCGTTTGATTGGCCAAAGAAGTTGATCCTTGTACTTGTACCAAAGAAGAAGTAGCTGGTCCTAAAAACAAATAAGAACCACATGAGTACTTTCCGATAAGCCATTCATCGTTACTTTCGAAACCTAATTTGAGAGGGTACATGGAATCTTCTCTAGAGGCAGTTGCTCCCTGTACAAAATCTTGAGTCACTGGGGTATATCCTAGCTGCATCCAATAATTGTTAAAGGTAGAATCCGTGTAGAAATAATCAGATTGTCTAAAATAAGGATAAACAACCGTACCATTATTAGCATAGTTAGGTTTAACTAAATTAGTGAAGGACAAACCAGTATTTAAAGCAGGATGGTTTTTGTGAACACAAAATTCACTTAGAGTACCATTTCCCAAACCCACCCAAGCACCAGTTGAACCAGTATAACCACCATTCCAAACAGATCCATTTGATCCAGATGCCGTGGGAACAGAAGAATCTGTAGGGTCAAATGGAATAAGTGATGGTCCATTTAAGGGCTGGCCGTTTCCGTTACCCGAATAATCATAACCGGAAGTGTAAGGTTGTGTTTCAGCATTAAAATAAAGTTCCTGGTCCAAACCTACACTTTTCCATCTGGGATAAATAAATTGGCTGTTAGCGTTTCCTGAAGCATATGGTGTAGCTTGTCTTAACTGTTCAAAAGATTGATTGTTCGCCGATCCAGTAGATCCTTGAGGAATAATGTCTGCTGCAGTTAAAGAAGTTACAGAAATACCAATTTCTCCATATCGTAAATTTTGGGAATATCCAGGAGGTAAAGTGTACGCAGTTGAAACCCCGGCAATTACGTCTAAGCCTCCCGGCAAAGAAGATGACAATTCCAATAAACCAGCAGCTGTGTTTACTAATTTTAGCTGATAAATTTTAGCAGCAATTTTTCCTGCGTCACTTGTAGTGGCATTTAAGAAAATTTGGTTGTAATAACCTGCATTCACCCTCAACGTCTGACCGCTTGTAATAATTTGGGTATTTCCAGCTTCATCAACCAGTTGAACTTCCAAGATTCCAACTGACTTATCTATCATAGCTTTTAAAGAAGCAATTTCATTTTGAAGATCTGTTAGTTTTTGGAAAAGATCTACTGGATTTCCAGAAGCATCTGTAAAACCACTAGAAATTACTGGAGCATCGATCAAAAAAGTTTTAGATCCGGCTGTGAATTGTCTATTCAATAAAGCATCTACTCCTCTAGAAGAAAGGTCCTGCTGTATAGCAAGTAAAGCTTCATCTTTCAAATTTGTAGTTAATGAAACAACTGCACTTTCTGTTGTTGCATCCGCTGGGAATGAAACTGTCACAGATTCAGACCAATCCGAAGTAATCGGATTTTCTGGCCACCCAGCTTCCGAAACAGACTTAATCCTAATTTCTACCTGTTCGCCGCTAGTAATTGGAATATCCAATTGATTGATGTTATTGGCATCGGCATCGGCAGTAATTTCTGGAGCCCAAACATAAGTACCAGAGCTCGCATCATAAACTTTAGATCTTATATTAGTTATAATTCTATTCCAGTTACTGAAAGCTCCTGTTTTTTCCTGACCGTTATTATCTTGATAAGATATTTGCTGAATAGCAGGGGCTACCCCTGAATCACTTAAATATCTGTATTCGATAATAAATTGAATTACCTGCTGTTGCCCTGTAGTAGGATTTACTTTGGGAGGAGGGATAGGCCAAAAACCTCTAACACGATATTTAGGTTCTGCCAAAAGTTGTGGAGTAGAAGAAGAAGTTGTAGAAATTTGACTGATTGTCGAAGCTAATAGTTGCTGTTTTTGAACTCTTTGCTGTGTTAAAGAATTCAAATTAGCTTGTAAAGCCTGTACATTTTGCGTTGTGTTGGTCAAATTTGTAGCTGTAGAAGCTCCTAGTGATGCTATACCGACTTGAGTTTGAGCAATCACAGAAGTATTACTCGCAGAATTGATTTGTGCTCTAGTTGTGTTTATGGCAGTGTCTAACTGAGAAATTTCACTTTGAAGAGTTGCCTTCAAAGCAACTTGGTTATTCAGTGTTTGTACATCAGTAGACTGTGTTAGTTGTGTGTTGATAGGAACAACTCTAAAGTTTGTTGGAACAATAGTAGGAGCATCCGGAGTCAATCCAGAGATGGCAGAAATCTTTTTTTCTTTCGCCATAGCTAACATCTGTTGACCCAAATCAGCTACGGAATTAAGATAAAATTGTTCTAAAGTTTGTACCCCACCTGTTGTATTAATTCTAAGTTGGTTGCTCCAGAAAACAACTCCAGGTGACCAAGACGAAGCAACAATGTTGTAGTTGTCGTCGATTTTTTTAAAGAAAACCCCTTGTCTTTCGTTATATCCAACATTTACATCTACGAATCTTGGATTAAATTGGGTAGAAAGTAAAGTGAGGGAATTTGGGCCTATGCTTACGGGTTGAAATCCAGATGTTCTTTTTAGTTGAACTGAGGTCTGGTTAATATTAATGGAGATAATTTCATATCTAGTTCCATCTGGAGTTAAAAGAAAATTTCCAACATCTAAAGTCCTACCGTTTGTTACACCAGTACTAGTATCTGTATATTGAACAGAATTCAACTTGTAATTTCTCCTGGTCTCTTGAACAGTTTGTCCATTTGAATCTGTTGTGCTGACCGTGTCATCGTAAAATGATAAAACACTAAAATTCCCAGTATTTCTAATGGTTCTTAAAGGTAAAGGAATAACTTCTTCATCAACAAAATAGAAAATTCCATTATCTGTCAAAGAATTAATAAATTCTTGCTCTCCTATGTTGTTTCTACCGTTCAGATTGGCATCGAAATATGCTTTTTGTTCATCAGTCTCGGTATTGGCTATAATTCTTTTAATCAGAATTCTATCCGCATCGTCAGGTAGCTGCCCCGTTACATCTATACTAATGTACAATAAAGGTGTTAGAAAACTTTCGAAAAACCAATTATCTCTGGTTGCAAATGTGCTGGGAACTTGCAAGTTAACAAAAGGTTTAGGATCGCGAAGTGGCTCTGACTTATAAATTTGAGAATAAGTACCATCTGGGTTTCTTACTGTAGAAAAGTTGTCACCTAACCCCGCTAAAGCCTGAATATTTGAATCAAGCCTTTGGATCTGAGAACTTAAATAGCCATAAGCGGGAATGCTAACATTTGTTGGTAATCCCGCTTCATCCAGCATTTCAATTTGTACTGTCTGGTTCGTAGAGGTCGCAACCTCATTCAAGCCATTTATAATTTCCAACGCGTTCTTTTGCAATCTCAGGAATTGAGCTACTAAAGAACTAATACTGTTTTGTGTGCCTGACATGTTTTTTGAATTTTACGAGTTATTAGTTATGCTTTTACCAACATGATCCACCTGGAATATTAAATTTTCCGGATCTACACATATGATATCAAAAACAGGTTTGAAATCATACGGGGCAAATTCATTGTTGGTTAAAGAAAGAATTAAAGTAGAATATGGTACTTGGGTTGGGTTAGAGAGTGGATATTTACCTTGTGAATTTGTCAAGAAATTAACATTGAAATTACCAGGTATAATTTGATCACCAAAACAAAATCTCATGATCTGACCTAGTTTCCAATTTACAGTAGAATCATCTAGTCTTATAACCAAATCAGAGGTCAAAGTAATCGGAACCCCATTGTTGACATGCTTGTAATAGTTACCGAATGTTAGGAGAGGAATTCTATTTGGGGAATTATTCTGTAAAGTTACCGTTCCTTTCCTAGGCCCCACGTTATAATCTTGATTGTTGTTAGAAATCGTTAGTTGATTAGGAACTGATCTATCAACAATTATTCCCTGGCCCTGTTTGATTAAATTTAAGTTATAAGAAATTTCAACTGAGGTTTCATTGTTAATAATTGCCCGTATCAACTCATAATTTTGGTTGATTAATCCCATTACGGCTTGAGTATTATTGAACAAAGCCTGATTTGCAGCCAATGTATTTTCTAGTTGTGAAATCCTTTGATCGAATGTGAAAGTTGTATCTGATGTTAAAACTAGATTTTCTAAAGCGTTGACCCGGTCTTCCAAATTCGCATAAATGGCAGCAGTGTTATTCAAAGTACCTGAAGCATCTTGCAAAACATTCATGGCATCCATAAACATGGACAGTGAGAAAGGAGAATAATCGTTTATTGCCTGTTCTACTCCAGTTTGATCGATATCTACGTCAAATTTGATGTTCAGCTTCAGTCCAAATGAGTTACCATTCAACTTGGTAACAGGATTTGGTTTAAATTTTTTGAATCCAGGAATTTCGGAAGTTCCAATCCCAGTATCTTGTACATCATCTAGAAAAAGAACTCCGTATAAATTGGTGGCAGAATCGGCAGGAATTGCCGGATCATAAACATCATAGTAAATCAAAACAGCATTGAAAGAAAAATCGGTAGATTCGGAAGTAGCATTGAATTCCTCCAATGTAGAAATAGCAGGATTACTTACGATCTGTTGATAAGAACTTGGATCAAAATCGATGCCGATAGAATCCAAAGTTGTTCTGACGTATTTTTGATATGCATTGCCAGTGGTTCCGCCGTTAAATGATTTTTCTAAAATTTGAGCGGCAGGATTAGTGAATGTAGCATCAGTAAAATAAGAATCAGCAATTGCTCTTGGGGAATACCAATTTCCAGAACCGGTCGATCCATTGGAAGTATTTTCGAACTCTACGGAAGGTGATCCTAAAACGTCACAGTCAAAAATAGCCAAATTTGTCAAACCACTGGGGTTGAATTCGTTGTATGATCTTCCGGTCAGATACTCGTCATTTAAAGGATCTTGTGGGTTATTGGTCCACCCAAAATCCATCGGATAATTTTGGTCGACAACATTTTTAAATAGAACTGTAGGAGTATTACCGTCTTTGGTTGGAACCATCACATACACCTCTGAGTAAGTGTTATTGTTATTCTTAACTGAATTTACAATGTCTAAATTACCAATGTACTGCACTACCCTATTGTATGTTGCTCCGGTCAATCCATAAGAACCGGTTCCTCCGGATGGATCTCCTTCAACATATCTTTTCTGAGTTACTGGCAATCCATTTACAGTCAAAACAGTATTTTGGTCTAAAGTCGAAACTACCTGTGAAGAATTAGCTGGCTGAAATCTTATTCCTCCTAATTCCTTTATCCACTTCCAAAAAACCCTTTCTGAAACGTTTTGTTTTAACGATTGATCATAATTGTTACCGCTTAGAATAGTGGTTTCTAAATTCAAACAATAACTTTGAAAACTCTGGGAAAAATTAACGTTTTGATTGGATGTAATAATTTGGTTTGCCCCACTTGCTTTATCCAAAAAAGCACTGTCCGGAGCGTTGAGTTTCAAAGTATTACCAAGAGGATTTGTGGAATCAATATTGGGGATATTCAACAAGGCAAATTTCGAAAACTTGAATTGATTTATAGAGTTGTTGAATGTAAATGATAGATCTTCAGCAGCCGAAGAAAAGGCGTAGAAGGTACCACCTTGAACTTGTAATGGACGTATAAAAGGAGTTTTAGCCATATTTTTTGTTAAAATGTCATATTGGAAGAGGAAAGTACAACCCAAGATCCTTGCTGTGTTCCAGTTCCCTGGGAAATTCTAGGCTCCCATTGTAAAGTAATAACAGATTGATAAGGTTTTCCAGAGTCACACGTTATACCAGCAGATGGAAAGTTGGCGTAAGAAGCATCCGTATTGAATCCAGTATAATAGGCTCCAGAATTTTGAACTCCAGTAGCTAAAAATCCACCAGTGGCACTAGTATTAACGATTGTAATTCTAGTTCCAGCTACTAAAGCAGATCCCGACGCACCGGTAGTACCTACAGACATGTACCAACCGGGTCCACACTGGGCATAAATCACGTCTTCTATTCCAGTAATTTGGTATGGAACAGACAAAGAAGAAGATCTTCCACCTCCTCCAGAAGAAGGCTGTGCGAAAGGCTGTCCGGCAGTTGCACCAGAATCATAAATGGTATTCTGTCCTACAAAATGACCTCCAAGTAATATATTAAAAGCTCCACTAAGGTTGTTACTTCCCAATAAATTTGTGGTTGAACCAAATGTAACTGTACCATTTGAAGTTAGAGTCCCATTGAAAATGCTGGCCCCGCTTGCAGTTAAAGTTGTTGATGCAACACTCACAAATTGACTCGATCCGTTGGAATTAATTTGTGCTAAAGCTGTTCCACCTACAGGGACTATGATTTGATCGAACTTACCGGTTTTAGCTGAAATTCTTCCAGTAGAAGCGGCAGATAAATCCAGGATTCCATTCACCGAATCTATTCCGAATACATCAACATACTGGTTAATCCAATTTTGCAAAAGAAGAAAATTGGAATTGATGGTTGTTCTTGATGCTGAAATGGAATCTGAACCTAAAATTGAGGTTGTACTAACAGTTGACATTATTTCAAATTTTAATTTTGAATATATATCAAAACAATTCACAACACTAAAATATGCCCACAGCAAAAAGCAAACTAACAGCTAAAGATTTTTACGATGTAAATTTCACAGAAAAACAAAAAAATTATTGCGATACCATTTTCAAAAATACAATCACATTTTGTTGGGGTCCTGCAGGTTCTTCCAAAACTTTTTCAGCATGCTACGCAGCTTTAAAGATGGTTCAAAGGGGAGAAATTGAAAGAATAATTTTTACAAAACCAATTCAAGAATCAGGAGAAAAGCTAGGTAGTTTACCAGGAGATGTTAGCGAAAAAATTAGTCCTTTCATGGAAAGTTTTTTAATCACCATGGAGAAAATAATCTCAAAGGAAAAATTAGGACAATTAATTTCAGAACGTACTATCGAATTCAGACCTTTGGCTTATATGAGAGGTGCTACCTTCGATAGATCCATGATGATTTTAGACGAGGCCCAAAATTGCGACATGAAACAACTCATGCTTTATATTTCTAGAGTTGGAGAAGGATCTAAAGTTTTAGTAGCTGGAGACATAACACAGCACGATATAGCATATGAAAAGGTAGCTTTACCCATCTTTGTAGAACTAGTCAGAGGAATTTCAGGAGTTGGGGAATTTCGTTTTGCCGAAGAGGATATTGTTCGGAGCAAAATTCTGAAAGAAATAGTTAGGAGATACGAACAATGGAAATACAAACTTGTGGGCGTAACGGGAAACACAAAACCTAAATAATTAGTTTCCTATAAAAGTCGAATTTGGATCGTCTGTTAATTTAAGACCAGACCCATAATTTGAAACATTCTGAGATCTAATTATAATTTGGTCTTCTAAAATTTGTCTGTCTAAATCTGCATATTGGGATTCGAAGTCTCTACCAGGAGCAACGTATCCGTAGTCTGCAGAATTAACGAGCAATGGGTTGGGATCATTGGCTCTTGGTATAGATTGATTAACCACAGACACAAAGGCAGGTTTTGAAACTTGGTAAACATTTCCAGCCGAATCCTCGACAGTATTTTGTATGGTATAATAATCTGACTCTGTAAATGTGTAAATAAAATATGGTGTAAATTTAACATCTAAAATTACCTCCCCAGTTCTGGCATTGCTTAGAATCCATCGGTTGTTTTGTTTTCCAAAAATTTCAGAGGCATAATTAGAAAAGAAAACTGTGGATAACATTGGAACATAAAGACTGTTGTCCGAATTGTGAACATCTACCCAAGTCCACGCTCCCGATCCCGCACGGGATATGATATTTCCTTCGTCTACTCCCAATGGGGGTTTATAGCTTTCAAGGAAAGAAACGAACGGTGAAAAATTAGAAGAGGGATATGGTAAACCCGTCGGGCCAGTCAAACCTTGATTTGTTCCTGTTATGAAAATATTCAAATCAGGAGAAACTGTGAAAAATAATTCATTTTGTGTTCCGGTTTGCCCAGGTTCAAAGGTGGAAAAAGAATCGATAAATGTTCCAGATATGTTTCTTTTTTGAATTAAATTTCCGCTTCCTGTTACTCCAGGTTGTAAAGGATAATTCACCGAAAGATAATAATCACCATTTCCTCTTAATCCCTGAACTTCTGTAATTCTTGTAACATAAACATCTTCGTAAGAAGAAGGAAGAATTTCGAAATTTGATTCAGATTGAATTTTTCCTCCTGGTGAAATGGATAAGATCCCACCCTGAAGTGCTCCAGAAACCCCAGATACAATTTCGTTAGTTCCTCCGCCTTCTATAAGAGCATCTCCTGTAAACAAGAAAGCGGTGTAGTAGGTCGATGTGCTATTAAAAGCTCTAATTGTTTTGTGCCAACCTGTGTGATAGTTAGAATTATTTATTTGATAGTTACGTACAAATGCACCAGTTATTCCTTCAAAATTTGAATTAGAAAGCAAAACCCAAGGATAAGAAAATCCAGTTGCTCCGGATGGATGAGAAATGGTAATTCCACCAAAATTAACATCATGGGTGGATGTTCCAGAGGTTAGAAAAGTTTGGGAGTTGGGAAGACTAACAAGAGAATCAGCAAAAGAACCAGCTCCCGTCATTCCTATTACTTTTGCATTAATCAAAGAAAATTCTGAATTCATTTCCAATACAAATGCACTTGGTAAATATGTGTTATTTTGAATTGGACTAAAAATAAATTCAGGTGAAACAGGCAAATCTCCTTCGTTCGAATAATCATTTTTCAATGTGGAATATCCTCCAATGAAATTGCTCATGAGACGAATTGAATTTTGCGAGATGGATAATTCCGTTCCTCCGCTTACTCCTATACCAATAGGGTAAAAACCAGTAGGACCGGATATGGGGTTATTCGCAGAATCAATTGCAGGGAAATATCTAAATTTTTTCAAATTGAATCTAGACTGTAAAGACTGGGTGGCAAAATCAATTCCCCCATAACTGCATTGATCCCCCAGATCGAAATCAACTTCTGCTATAAAATAGGCTGGTTCATCGTAAAGCAAACCTGGATCTGGAATGTACGCACCGGTTCCAGAGGTAGGTCCATTCAAAATCCATGGATAATCAAAACTTCCAGTTATTCCAGGTGTTGACAAATTCGAGAATCCAATTGGACCTCCAGTAGGTCCGGTAACACCAGTTATGGTCAAATCAGCAGCATTTGGGAATCTTGTATTCCAAACAAATTCTCCTGCTTCCAAATAAGAAGTGAATTTCCCAGCTACGATCAACGAGTTTCCATCGAATGAAGGTTTGACATCCAAAATTCTAGTTCTTCCTCCGCGGAAAGGTATAACTCCCTGAACCTGTCCTTTATCGGTGTAAAAAGTTAAAAATCCAACTTCCCCAGTTGCTCCAGAAAAATTTGGATTTTCAAATATGTATGATTCTTCAGTGTTGCTAGATGGACCAAAGTTTATAAATTGTTCGTTAGAATATCCACCTAAAACATTCAAATTTCCATATCTAGTGGTTGATGTAACCACAACTGTTTGTGATGTAGAAGGAGAGGATGTAATTCCAATCATCCAAGAATAATCTGGAATTTCTTGTGCTTGGATTTGCTGCTCATAAGTTGTGGTTTGACCCCAGTTCCAATAGTTTTGGTTTCCTGCTTCTCCATTGGCTATAGATTTAAAATTTGTAGTCAAAAATAAATTTCTAGGATCCATTCCAGGATGGTTTAGGGCCAAGTCTGCATTATCATATCCTTGCCAAGAAGGATAAACCCAATTGTACTTCTGAACTTTAGGCAGAAGTACTTGACTTGAGGTTGCCCCAGTAGGTGAAGGGGTGTAGCTTAAAAAATTCCATCCAGTGGTTCCTTCGAAATTACTGGAAGCATACACGTGAGGTAATACATAATCGAATAAAACAATATTGTTTCCTGAAATGATCCAAAGATTGTAGGGATAAGTGGTAATTGAATTTTCAATTGATTTAGTCGTTGCCACATCAAAATCTACAACAATATCCGATGGTAATCCAGAATTTGAAGAATCATAGTGTGTAAAATTAACCCCATTGAAATGATAGAATCCATTGGTAGTTGGCGGATTCGATTGTGGATTCCCACATCGGAAAAACACGTGTCCATAGGGTACTGAAACAACCTTGGTCACAGGCAAGACAACTGGAACTGCCCAATTGTAAAACTTTTGGCCATCCCAATATGTTAATCCATCTTCTGTTCCCAACCAGTAATTACCATTCTCGTCAAAATCTACAGAATAGACCCTTTCTGAATTTAACGAGGAGTTGAATTTACTGATTTTTTTCAATTCAGGCAGGTAGATAGTCCCGTCCTGCAAATTTTGAGGTATTAAAGTTCCAGAGTTGATAATTTGAAGCCCCTCGTCCGTTGCAATATAATAAGACCAATCTGTACCACCCTCTCCCTTCGCCTTGATGTCATGAATTGTTGGCCAAACATATCCAGGAGAAACCTCTTGCCATTTTTCTGTTATCTTGTTATATTTCCAAAGATATCCTCCAGTTGGACCAGGATTGCACGTAGCTCCAGTTGGAACTCCTCCGTTCAAGGGAGAAATTACTGCTAAAATTTCTTGACCAAATGGACTTGCATAAATTAAAGGAACCTCCCAATTCGGGGATCCTAAATTAAATTCACTCAAATTCCAAGAAGAACCGGTAGCAGCATTGGGTCCTTCTACGGAAAATATTAATACCTGTGATGTAGCAGATGAAACTGCACATCCAACCCATTTGGTGTCGTTGGTATCAATCGAAATTGACCTTGTATCTAGGTACCAAGGTGAATTGGATGGAACAGCCGAATTTGATGAATCATAAACTGACCAAACACCATCACTGAAAACAGTTAAATTCCTTCCAACACACCAAACAGATTCGTTGGGTGTATAAACTCCTGCAAATAAAACAGTTGGATCTGCAAATGGAGTGGATGAAGGGGTTGGAGTTTGCGTAGGTGTTGCTGAAGAAGTAGGAGTTGGAGTTTGCGTAGGTGTATTAGTGGGTGTGGTTGTAGGAGTTGGAGTTTGCGTAGGTGTTGCTGAAGAAGTAGGAGTTGGAGTTTGCGTAGGTGTATTAGTGGGTGTGGTTGTAGGAGTTGAAGTTTGAGTAGGTGTATTAGTGGATGTGGTTGTAGGAGTTGAAGTTTGAGTAGGTGTATTAGTGGATGTGGTTGTAGGAGTTGAAGTTTGAGTAGGTGTATTAGTGGATGTGGTTGTAGGAGTTGAAGTTTGAGTAGTTGTGGGGGTAGGGGTTTGCGTAGGTGTTGAAGTTAGAGTTGGAGTTGGTGTTGGACTTAATGATGGAGATGGTGTAGGTGGTTCTGGAGCAGAACAATCTATCGGATCTTGATTTACAATACCAACGGTACTGATATTAATTATGATTGTTTTATCGCCAGTTACTCCTGGATATTCTTTAAAAGCCCAATCGGAATTTCCGCCATTAAATACAGAGAGTCCTTGCTCGTCTTCCGATATTTGTGTTCCACCAGTAATTCCATTGAAAGTTGGTTCCTGAGCCCAAATTATGGTGGTCCCAGCCCACAAATCGCAAACACTCGTTTGATTTCCTGTAATTCTAACTGGCATTTTATTTTATTTGGAATTTTTCTTTATTTATCTTAATTCTACGAGCAAGGAGTAAGTACTGTTGGCGGAGTTGGAGAAGTTACCACTAACACAGGGAAAGAGGTAAATTGTGTTTGTGTGGGTCCAGTTGTTGGAGATTCATTTCCGGAAGAAGAAGGAATTACCCTATAGTAGAAATTTGTAATGTGAGTGTCTTCTGATGAATTCAATTGGTTTGCCACTTCATTTAAAGTAAGCGGACTAGGACCAGAAAAAGTAACACCAACAGGAAACGGAAAAGTCTCATTGCCGGTACTAATTTTAACATTGTCACCAAGTTGCATAGAATGAATCTCAAATCCGCCAAGCCAACCATTTTGATATTCTAAATCGTACCATCCGTGGGCGTATGCCTCATCCCAAGTTGACTGGTTGAAAGTGTTCCAGTTCAAATTTTTCGTTCCGTAATACTTCAAAGATTCAACTGGGAATTCTCCTGATAATGGACTCCATTCTACAAAAGAAGAAGAACCAGTTATACCACCAGAAAGAAAAGGATCAACGGAAACGACCTGAAGTGATCCGGTAACAGAAACACTCAAAGAATCTCCATTTCCTATATTTCCAGAATCAACGTCAGACACTAGGTTTACAACTGCTGGGATGGATGTTGGGTTAAAAGTCTGTGCAAAGTAGTCTGGCTGAGTTACAACCGAATTTATTTGCTGAACGATAGAATTCACAGTTGCTTGCAAATTGGATCCAGAAGATGTAGCCCCCACGACACGATTATTAATGGATACCGATATATTCCCGCTTCCAGTAACCGTCTGACTGTTCCACACAGAAGGATCAACAAAGTATGCGGTTGCTCCGGCTATAGAACCAGGTCCACCCGTTAAACCAACTCCTGCAGTTGGTCCCAAAATATAAGGGATTTGAAAAGAATATCCAGTTGAACCTGATGGAATAATAATATTCCAATTGGAGTTTATTTCGGGCATGAAACCACCTAGATAAACACCTTGACCCGAAACGTAGTTGTGTGGAACTGAAGTAAAAATGTTCAAAAATCCAAACTGAGAACCGGTAATTAAAAGAGAATAAGCTTTAGTTACGGTTAGAACATTTTGGCTTATTGTAAAATTTCCAGAAGCACCAACCGCGGGGGTTGAGGCAAACACTTGCAAATTTTGTACTTGATTACCGTTGTTACCATAAACAGCAAAATTGAGAATTTCAGGGGGAATTTCTTTTGCAACTTCATTTTCAGTCTTACCCTCTGCAGGGTATTCCCAAATAGATTGATAAGAATCCCAATCTCTAATCGTTTGTTCCCAGATGTACAGTTCATTTTCTCTGTAACGTGTCCATGCATCCAGAGTTATTTCTTTTGGTGAAACCGTTACTGCTGTTTTTTTAATTTTACGGTTAACAAAATTGAAAGAGTCATAAAGAAGACACGTAACATCATATTGTCCAGTAAATGGTAAAAAATGGGCTAGTTTATTAAAATCTAAAATGTTACCTCTGAAAGAATAAAAATATCCGGTTCCTGGTTGCGTGGAGGATTTTTGGATGATCCACTCAATTTCGTTGTAGGCAGAAAAATCAATTGTGTCCCAGGTGAGGGCTGTAGGTTGAGTTGTGAAAGTTGGCAAATTCAAAGAATTCCAAGACTGACCCATTTCATCCCAAACCCACCTGTCCACCGCCAACTCCAAAATCAAAGGCATTCCGATTGGATTAACATATAATTGTCCAGTACTTGGATCTACAAATTGAATAGGATCCTGACTTGAATCACCTAAAAATTGAAGCTGTCCGTTTTCTTTGAAGTAGTAAAAATTAGCAATTGCAGTTTGCATCGCCGAGTTTTGCTGTCCGGTGTAATTTTGATTGTTTGTTAAAGGGGCAACAGTATTACCAAAATCCGAGATAGGAGAAGGACTTAGTATAATTTGGCCATTCAGTAAAGAAGTATTGACTGACGAATAATAGTATAGGTTCGTTTGTTCCTGTGGATTTACTTCTAGCGAAACCGTTCCTCCGCTTGCTCCATTGTTTTCAACCCCTAAAGGATCTATCTGTGACAAATTAGATTGAGTAGTCAAATAAAAATCATAACCAGGAGTTATCAAGTTGAAATTGTAGGTTTTTCCTAAATTCAAATTCAAAGTGGGGTTGTTACCAGAAGCTTGGAACAAAGAGGTTGATGTTCCAGTTGCATCAGAGAATCGAAATACGTTGCCAGAAGGTCCTGCTACCGTAACATTAATGTCGATCACATCGTTGTAGTTCATTGGAGCTTGAATTCCATATGGATCCTGCCTTATGCCAAAGGCTCTGAGATCTTCAATAAAACCAAAATCCGGATTTGCAATGAAGTCTACATTATTTCCGGATTCAATGTCGCTTCTGTCCAGAAAATCTGTCCATTCTTTTGTGTTGTAAATGTTAAAATAAACTCCTTCCCCGGTAATATCTACGATTCTAGCATTTAGAGGAAGATAAGATTGTTTTAGTCTTTGCATCAAAGCAAACAATTTCAACAAAACTTCTTCTTGAGTGAATGAAAAGGTTTCCTGCGTGATTGGATATCCATAAGGGTCTAATTCATCGTTTGCTCTAACTATATCATAGTACAATCCAAATAAAGCAGTTTTCTTGTATGTCCTGCTTGGAACTAGAGTTTCTTCCCCTGAAATATCTAATACATATTCTCCATCATCGTTGGGTCCATAAGTTTGTATAAGACGATATTTTCCGGTATTAGGATTATCCAAAACATCGGCTATCATGGATTGTTGGTTTGGAAACAATGTGTTACCGTAATTATCCAAAAATTCCTGATTCTGTTGCAAAGGCTGCAATTTCACCTTGTTAAAATTCAAATTCAGCCAATATTCTTTGATGCGAAGATCTTGATACCCAAAGAATTTCAGGGCTCCAATAAGTCCTTTATAACTTCCAATGTAGGGAAAAATCTCCTCCCCTGCAACCATTAATTCTTTTCTTTTTTCGTTGATTTCAACGTAGTTTGGTAGAATTTCATTTGGATCATGGTTCTTTAAAATAACAGAATCTGTTCCAAAAAAAGCGCGACCTAAATTTTGAGTTAATACATCTAACCTAGAATCTTCCCCGATAATCTCTCCATAAAATAAAATTTCTGCAATTTTATAAGGAGATTCTATACCGTATGTAATGTCTTCTATCACCAATTTTCTTTCGTAGATGTTTGAAGCAACATCTCCGGAATTCAGTCCAATATTAATTTGTAAAGCTTTCGATGGAGTCCCAGACTCTGGTGTTTGAATGTAACCTCCAGAATAAACATCACCTGAATTTTGTATAATGGGGACGGCCAAATTTTGAAAATTCAAAATTGATGGCAAACCATCTATATCTGGGTCATTTTCAACAATTTGGTATGTAAAAATAATATTAGAAACATCAACATCTCCATAGGTTGAATTTTCCCATCTGGTTCTCCAAAAAGGGGAATTGGCGGAACCAGTAGCTCCAGTGTGAGGGAAACCCAAAAATAAATTAGAAGTAGAAGTATCCTTGAACTGCTGAACGATAAACAACTGTTCATTCTCATACAATCCAGCAGATACTTCATCGAAGAAAATAGAACCTCTGTAGTAACCTCCAGATAGATTTTCATATTTTGTATCACAGGTAACTGGTGTTCCTGAAGATATAAAGGGTGACCCCAAAATTTGTGCAGATGTTAGAGTAACAACTCCACTAGATATAGTAGCAGCAGAAATAACACAAACTAAAGTTTGTGCAGGATAGTACGTGAAGGTCAACATTACCTTTGTTCCTTCCGTTAAAGCAGTAACAATAGAATTAAACCAAGGAACAATAGAAAAACCGCTTTGATCAGTGTCACTTAGATAAATTGTATTCGAACTTAAATCTAATAAAGACATGAATCCACTAGTGGGTGTAGTGGTTGTAGGATCAGATAAATAATTAAACGTTGCAGTTAATGGACCAGAAGCAGTTGGTCCGACATATTCGAAATTGAGAGGATCTCCTCTTTTGTTGAAAAATTTAAGATCTAGACCTGTCATAAATTAAAAAACTCTTCTGTTGTTAAAAGGAACTGTGTAATTAAAGTAGTTTCGAATTTGCTTTACACTTTCAATGAGAGCATAAACAACCCTTTGATAATGTTCTAAAATGAAGTTTTTTGTTGGGTCTCTAAATAAAAGATTGGACATAGTCCTTTCGAAAATTTGGTTCTTATATTCAAATCCTTCATACCCAAAGTCATTAATAGAATCTCTTATATCGTCGATGTTTTCTTTTGGATCGAAAGCGTACCATCTCCTTTGTGTATTTGAAGGTGTCATCTGCCTCATGATAGTTTGATATGTTGAAAAATTAGAACACGGAGCGTATTGTATTTGACCTACAGAATTGGTGATAGCAGTTCTATAACCAGAACATCCTAAGTTATAAGATCGGATTTGAGCTTGCTCAACTGTTAAATACAAATCTGAACTTGTTTCGAAAGAAGGTGTTGTTGAATTGAATTTAACACCGCTCATAGTGTAAGAGTTAACGGTGTTTTGTGGAAAATTTGGATTAAAATCTTGTGCCATATCTATTGATTTTGGGCTATAATTCTTGCTCTTTGTTCAGAATTCAATTGTGCTGACAAATTTTTCGGAACGATTGAAGAAATATCAATGTTCAATGCCGAAGGTTTGCCTGGAACAATACCTACTTCATAAAAGGTACCATAACGATCTGACCATCCTCCTCGAATTAAAACTAATTCATCGGAGTTAATTACAATATCTCCAAAAGAATTTAAACCAATTTGTCTATTCTTTTGTTCAGCACTGGCGTTAGGTAGATTGTCTACCGTTTTGTGATATTCTTCATTTGCTTGTCCAACGAAATAAAAAGAAACGGAATCCACACCATCAATAGCCTCAACAATGGCGATAATATCAGATTTGGGAATTTTATCTCTTCTCTTCAAATTAATAAAATATTCCGATATAGAAGTTCTTGCCTTATCCTTAATTATTTCAGGATCATAACCTTCAAAAATAGACAAAACCAAATTTCCAACGAAGTTTTGAATTTCAGGATCTAAAATCTTTACAACTGTCGTGGCAATCATCTGGCCAGAATCTTCTATTAAATTTAAAATTGAAAGCTTTTGAGCGGTAGTTAGAACAAAACTTTCTGCAGGAACATCAAAGTAATCTTGCCCACTTAGAATGTTGATTGTTACATCCGGTACCAGAAAAAGATACACAACATTATCATCATCTAGAACGTCATCACCAAAAGTTGAAAATGCCTGAATTTGTGAAAAAATATTAAATCTCTGTAGATAGATTTCATAATTTTCGGAATTTGCAAACACGAAAGCACGAGAAGTTTTAGGAGCGACCAGACGGGTTAGCTCAATTGGTTCTGGATCACTTCCGAAGGAAGGATCAAGTACTCCTAAAATTGTAAGGTAATTATTTAAATTAACTTCTTTTCCAAATAAATCTGTACCAGTATCCATAAACCTATAGGTCAACTGAAGATCCTTTCTTGAAGCAATATTGCCGCTGAACCCATTGGTTTGGAGATATTCGGCTTTTATAATAGTTCCTCTCAAAGGGGGTTGACCGAAATTTCCGTTTCCGAAATAAATATCAATTCCCTCAGAAATTCCAGATTTAACCAAATATCCTTTGCCGTTTAATGGAATATCATAAAGAGAAAAATACATTTTCCATGGAACGTCGTTAACGGAAATGTCAACATAAAATTGATCAATCAGAGTACCGGATTTTGAAACAACATTGTAACTTTGTAAAGCAGCTCCTGTTCCAGTGAAGGTGGATGTTTGAAAAGCACCTTGAACCATTTTAAAATTGAATGTTGCTCCTCGATTCAAAGGAACTTTAACTGAAGGTCCATTCAGAAGCAAAGTATAAATCAACCCATTTTGTTCACACTGAATTTTAGGTCTACCGGACAAAATTATGGCTCCCCCGCCCACATCAGACTCTCTCAAATTCCAGGTAACAGCAATTTCTCCTTGAGCAGCCATACCTCTGGCAGGATCATAACCTGCTATTCTGGCCAAGCTTTTAATGGAATAATCCCTGCTGGCCTGATAGATGTTTAATTCTGTGATTGAGTCTTCAATAAAATACAAAATTAGCTGGGAAATATTTTCCAAGACAAATAAAATTTGTCCCCAGGCAGAAGCCACAGTAAACACATTTCTGGTTTGATTGTAGGTTCTTTGAAGAAAATTGTAGGTGTCATTTAACAGACCCCGGATCAGAATATTATTTTTCTGGAAAATATTAGTGGCCATATAATTAAGTTACTTTCAGGGAGACCAGAGGACTTTTACCTCCGTAACTCGGAATAAAAAAATTTAGATACGCAATATCCCTCTGAGTTCCGGCATAAAATTCAACATTGAAATAACCGTTAAGCTGATAGAAAATTGGAACATAATTTTTAATTTGACGACCAATTTCATCAGTGAGGGATTTCTGAGAGAGCTCTTGGCTGAAAACCAATTCCTCTAAACTAAGTCCAAATGAAGGATCTCCAAGAACCTCTCCCTTAATTGTCAGCAACAACATTTTGAGCTGACCGATACAAATTTCGATCGGGTCCGTAGTTTCTAAAACATCGGATTTGTATTGAGGATCTCCTGGGTCTCTGTTGTAAATTTCTATCATCGGGAAATTGCTTTCCCTTTATATATCTGGCGGAAAAAAGAAGGCAAAAAAATATGCTACTTTATTTTTTTGTTGCCCTTTTCGTCATAAATCCAAAATTCGAATAAAAATCCAAGATTGATACAGGCTTTTTTCTTTCTGATGTTTATAGTATATCCAGCATCGTACGTATAATCAGATTTCACTTCAATTATTTTATTTTCAGATTTCAAATAAATATCGGGGTAGTATTTTCTCTTTTTTTGTTCAGAATCCAAGTACCAAATTTTTCCAGTATATTTTTCAATTTCTTTGTTGTTGACGATAATATCTTCCTCTAAATAATCTGAGCTAATCAATTCATTCAAGGCAAAACATTCATATCCTTGAATTTTCTCGATTCTACCAAAAGGAAATACAAATAATTTTTTCTTGTAAGATGTATCCAGAGATTTTTCAAAAGAAGGTGTGTAGTGCATCACCTGCTCAACCCCATATTTTTCCATCATAGTCTCTTTGAATTTAATTTTAAATTCATCACTTTGAACATACCAATCAACACCATGTTTTTTACGGTTAGTTTCTTTCGATTTTTCTTTTATCTCGTTTGAACACATACTCGAATTCCCCCCATATTTTTGTTTGTTTGTGTCTTTCGATTTTTGTTTAATTTCCGGATTATCCAAGGCATTCTCATATCCATACTTTTCCAAATTTGTTTTTCTTTTTTTGTCTTGTGTTTCTTTCAAACTTGTTGGATGCCTCCCATATTTTTTTTGAAAAGTTTTTTTAGTTTTCGATTTGAATTCTTCCGTAGAAGTGAAAAATTCAGTTCCATATTTTTTTCTGTTGCTTTCTTTCAATTTATCCATCGCTCCAGGTACTAACATAGGATTGCTAGTCCCATATTTTTTTAACAAACTTTGTGAGGTCGAAATTTTGTTGTGTTTCTTTAAACAATTTTCTAACATACATGTTTTGTAGTAATTCACAGGGTTAGTTGGTTTTTCTCCATAACGATCTATAGAAAACTTCGGTATGTTAGCAAATTTTCTAGGGGATCCACAATGAAAACAAGTTTCGATTTCATAGAAATCGAACCAAACGTGATAAAATCTCTGTTGGATAGAAATGGATTCCTTGTGATAATGTGAATCTAAAAAACTAGTCAACGATTCCAAATCGGAGACATAAATGGGATTGGTCTTTATTAAAAAAAGATAAGAGCCAAAAGCTTGTCCAGGCTTGCCCCTCCAAGATTCGATTTTTTGAAGAATTTCCATACAAAAAAATTGATAAAATATTTGACATATATATCAATTTGGTGTATATTTTTCAATTCCACTGGAGAAAATAAGATGGGGTGTTCTCGCCATTTATCATGTTCATTACCTCTTGTAACTCTGCAGAAGCCTCTTGACTTAAAGTTGAGGTGTTAACTCTAACTCCTCCTGGAAGGTTGTAATCGAAAGCGCTAAGAACCTTAACCAAAGATTGTTTAGCCTTGGCAAAACAATATCTGATGAATAATTCGTCGTTATACAATTCATAATCTTCAATTGCTACAAAACAACTTACAACAACAGATTGGGTCAGATTGTAACCGCTAGCATTACTTTGAGGGGAAGATGACCTAATGGGGGGAGTTGGGTCCCTACCCAAAATTGTAAGCTTCTTTGTGTTTTTGTTCCAGCTAAAGGCATAAGTAGGCAAAAGATAGGCCTTGGCCAAATCAAAATAAGAATACATAACGGTTCTGTACACAAGGTTATCTCCAGTAAAAGGAGACAATAGAAGTTCAGATCCAATCAATTTTGAATCTCCAAAGTCCTTATCAGGGTTGCCAGAAATCCCGTTTCCGTTGGTTTCCCTGACATCGAAGACTGTCACAATTTTATCTGGGAGTTGAACTTGTCGGGTGTTTCTAAACTGTGGGGTTTGGAAAAAAGCTCCACCTAAAACAAAATATCTTTTTTCCACAGCGTACTGGTAGTTGTCGTACATCCATGCCTTCGCCCTTGTGATAATCCTAATGATTTCCTGGTCGTTCAAATTGTAAGGCAAAGCACAACTGGCAGATAAATCATCTTTTATTTCCTGAATCAATTCTTCTAGTGTCATGTTAGTAATTGATATTTTTAAATTTGATCTTGGCGATTGGGTCGTTCAAATTTTTCAACCTTGAATCTGAAATAAAACGTGTGGTACGGATTTCGTTGAAATCTTTGACCTTCTCGGTTTGTTCGGAAATAAGTGAGTTCCTTCCTAAATCCGCCTTTCTCAATACTCCACCTTTGACTTCACAATCTACCATCTGCTGTGGACAATCGATGTAACAGTTCTCAAGCAAATTTCCATAGTCTGCTATGGAATTTTGAAATTTGCTGTCGTAGAGCTTGTTGCCAAAAACTAGTTTACAGTCATAAATCTCAGAATTTTTTACCTGTGTTCCATATAAATTACAGTTCTCTAATTTTCCGTTTTTAACTATGCTGTCAAAAATGTCAACATCCCTTAAAATCAATCCATTTTTGCTTTTGGCATCTTTGATTTGGAATCTACCAATGGAAGTATCATAATTGAAAAAACAAGCCTGTATACCACCTTCAACAATTAGATCAAATATTTTTTCCCTAATGTGTGACCAATAAGTTTTAATATTTTCTTCGTAACCTTTCAAATCAACCAACACGTGAAAATCTGGATAGTTCATGAAGAATGAATCAGGATTTGAAAAACTTCTCACGACCTTCGTGTGCTGTCTCATCATCTCCTGTAATTTTTGGACGTCCTCTTTTCCGTAGACCTTTTTGCCAGATAGGATATCATGTAACAACAAAGTAACATAATCCGTAACTTCTAAAATAGGATTAATTTTCTTTTGGTAGTCCTTTCCTCCAAGATAGCGTATCTCAACATATCCATCTTGTAATTTGGTAAAATTTGCTCCATAATATTTCTCTCCAGGCAACTTAAACAACTTTGGATCGATCGTGGTGATGTTTTCTAAAATTGAAAATTTGTTGACTGGTACGATCTTCTTTAGAGATTTGGCATACACATTATTGGTTCGGTTTCCAAATGACGAATAAACTATACCTTCATCAATTCCTAAAATAAATTTCATACGATCCAAACGTTCCATTTTTTCTAATTTTCTGTCGTGAGGATCGAAAGAAATAGAAAATTGAAAAGCACACCGATCCGTGGTCCAACCATTGGCTTCAATCCATTTTAAAACTTTGATTAAAACCGGAATGGCTTCTCCATATGACATGGGTCCAGTGATTAGCTCGTTCATTTTGCTTCCTCCGGAATAGTCTGGTTCTAGCTTGAAACTATCGGCGCTGACTGGAATTTTAGAATGATATTTGTCGGACAAAATAACCTTTTTTCCAAGCAGCTTAGAAAGAGATTCGACAATTCGGCCTCTCACCATCTCGGAAAAGAATTCAAATTCGAATCCTAGAACGGATGATGAAAGGGCCTGATATTTGTCGAAGTGTGAATTCATTAGACCTGACTAGCGTATATTTTTCCGGCCAATGGATCTACCTGATAGACCTGAACCCGAATGGTATCTCCTGCCTGGAGATTTTTGGAATTCTTGCCCAGTTTTTCCTGTGGAACAAGAGCAAGCTGGCCAGAGTCTCCAATTTCAATTAAGGCACCATTTTTTCTTTTGTGTTTAACGATGGCATCCATGGGTTCTGAGGTGCCGTCTTCTACATTTTTCTTCAATTCGTACATCCATTTATTTTTCTCTAGAGGTTCCCCGAAGGTCAAAGTCAGACGGTTGTCGTCCTTAATTTCTTTAATGTAAAATTCGATCTCATCGCCTGGATTGAAACCTTCGATGACCTGATTTTCAAATTCTGTTTTATGAATCAATCCAGTGAAAATCTCTTCCCATTCAACAAATACACCAAAGGCGGAAGTTCCGGTGACGTGACCCTTGTATTTTTTGGTCATATCCAATTCTTGGATCTTGTGATCCATGATTTTGTGTAAATACTTCTTGTAAGAAACAACAAAGATGTCTTTAGCAGCAACATAACCATCGATCATAACATAAAATCTCTTGCCAATGTAGGAGTCGAAATCTGTGATCTTGTTGGCTGCTGCCAGAGATCCAGGAAGAAAACACTCAACTCCATTGACATCTACCAGATAACCCCCTTTGTTGATGGATTTTACCCTTGCCTCATATGCTAAGGTTTGCTTTTTGATTTGGTCGAAAAATTCTGCCTTTAAATTTTGAATGTAACAATCTACGACAGAACCATAATAGGTGCCGGCGATTTGACGAACGGCTGCTTGAATTTCCGAGCCCACTTCAAAGTTGATGGCATCCATCAGGCCCAATCTGGCAGCATCTTTGGACTCTTTTTTAAGGTCGATATAGATGGTTTGCCCAGACTCTGTTTGTGCTAAGGCGTGGGTGGAATCAGAAGCCGAAATAACACACGAATATGAACCCCCAGCGGACAAATCCTTTGAAGTTCTAAACCCGCTCATGCTGCCGGTCATCAGATTGTACAATTCCAAAGCATAACTTTCATGACAGTAAACTTTGGTCTTCTCGGCGGTTTTAAATTTTGGATTTACCGTGAAGTTGTTGGGAATGTCCCAGTTGAAACTAGAAGTTTCTACTAAAATTTTTTTGGATGATTTCATTTTTTTTGGTTTAAAAAGACCATCTATATATCTTTTTAAAACCAAGATTCAAACTTCGATTGTATGCTAGTCTCTCAAAGCAGGAAGCAAAATATCTTTAGCAAATCTGAAATTAAAATTAACATAGTATCTCACTTGACTAGCTTTAAATCTAAATTCCGTGGTTTCAATTTCTGGATCGTATTTTGTAAAAAAAGAATAATCCAAAAAGGATTGGTACAGTGGTCCATTGTTAATTATCTTGAATTCGCTTTCGCCGTTCTCCGTTAAAGCCCAAACTGTAATAGGAATAGATTTGTTTACCAATTCATTTTGACTTTCATTTCTGATATCATTTGCAATAGAAGTAAGAGGATTTAGACTAGCTAAGAAATCTATGATAGTATTTGAGTTTTCTTGACTACTACTTGTAGCCCTAAAGGAAAGCTCATATGCAACTCTAGACAAAACTTTCAGATTTTCTCCTATTTGGTTCAGTGTTAAAGAATCCCATCTGAAATTAGATTGAAATTCGACAGGAAGATTTGATCTGTAAACACGAGTTGATTTTCCCTCTGCTTGCCTTGCTTTTTGTAAATCCAAAAACACTTCTTGAATTCCCCCTTCCGTGTTGGGTGTTTTTTCAGACCCTCCTGGACTTCCTGGATTAATTTCTTTTAATTGAATTTCCCGAAAGAATTCTTCTGAGGCTTCTCTTCCTTCCCCGGATTTATACTCACCAAAATTTCTTCTATCTGGGTCTAATTCAATGTCCAAAGAAGAAATAAAACCTTGAAGAAAATCCGAAGAACCCTCTTGTGTCAGAGAAGATGGGGTTTGTTGAGTATTTCTATTTCCAGAAAATATACATTTAAAACATAAAGGAATAAGAGAAGGTATTTCGGAGGCAAGAGCCACTGTAATAGAAAAAATTCCCTTTATGCTTTCCCAGGCGGCTATGGCCTTCATTGGCAAGTAACGCTCTAAAATAAACAAAAAAGTTTTATTTGGATTGTTTACACTGATTGATGCTTTAAATTGATCCGAAACAATACCGTTGAAGGCGGATTGGAGCTGTTGATTTTCTTGGGTGGCATAAACTTCGGTTACATTCACCGGTTGTACTAAATATTCAAAATAAGTTTGGTTGTTATTTTCAATTAGATTTTTTCCTGAAACCCTAAAATTTTGAAATTGGCCATTAGAGCTAAGATAAAAGGTGTCACCAATCCCTAGGGAAGTCAAATAGGCAAGACCGTTTTCGACAGTGTCAGTAATTGTGCTAAATCTCATCGATGTATTTTGACTTAAGATTGGTGATTGCAAACTTACTTCTCCTAGATCTGGAATGGGATTCTGTGTCAAATTATAACTTAATTGAACAATTGGATTTTCTCCTGGTGGGATTTTTAATTTGGCTGATTCTTGAACGAAAAAATTAGAATCTGGATTGTAATTTGCCAACTTGTTTTTAAATCTTCCACAAATCAAATCAGAAAACAAAGGTTTTAAACCTCTTCCTCTATCAACAGGATCTTGAACTAGCTCATTCCACTGAATCAAAGGAGCTAAAGGAGGTTCTAAATATACCCTCAGGAATTTCAAAAAAGCATCTGAAATAATGTCACATAAAAATCTCAAAGGATTAGAAATAATTAGAAAAATAATTCTGATTAAAGAAATTGGGTTACTTATTTGAGAAAGTATTGTTTTAAATACAGAAACAACGACCTCTATTGGTAGCAACAGTAACTTCAGATAATTCAAAATCATTCGAATCATAAACAAAGGATTATCCGTTCCGATTTGGATTAAACGAGCCAGGTTTATCATTTCTAACTTGGAGTCCTCTTGTGAACTTCTAAATCTGGGATCCTTTTGTATTTCTTCCCAATCGATAACTGGGAAAATTCCATCGATCATATCACTAAGAACTTTTGAGAAATCCAAATTGGTTTCCGCCTCTAATTTCTTAACAAATTTGTAAGTTGGATTCGTTTCGCTCAATCTATCGAAATTTCCCAATTCTAAGGATATAGGTAAACTAATACCAAATGCCGTAAGAGGAATTATTAATTTTCCCTGTTCATTCAGGAATTGTCTTAATGAAATTTTTCTAGAAATTCTGAGAGAAACGGAGGAGAATCCAGGAACGAAAACTTTTTCTTGTTGTGATACGAAAGAAGGAGAAGAAGTTGCCTGAAGCTGAAAAAATAATTGGATGAAATTAGTTTGTATTTCAATTTCTGAAACTTGATATGTATTGGTAAAGTTTTCAAAATCAAGTGAAAAATAATCACCAGGTTTTAGAAATAACAAAGGAGAATCCCTTTCGCCAGATTCACTCGTGAAATTAACTTTCATTTGTTGAAGATTATCTGGTGATCTATCAGGAGAGGTGATCAATCCTGGGGGTGGATCCAAAATAGAATCAAATTCTATTTTGTAGTTTAACAATGTATTAACAGATTGAACATCGTTACCTACTGTGTTTATGTCACTTATTAGATTCTGTATATCTCCACTAGAAGTTCTAATTCCAAAAAGCAAGGCAACTGGAAACGGAAAATCTTGTGCTAAAGGAATATTTACCGCTTGGTTTAAAAGTGTTTGTATTGGATTTCGTAACAATTCTGCAACTTCTTCAGTCCTTTCCCTGATGAATTTTAAAACTCTCAATTTAGTGAAAGCTTCTGTTAAAATTTGTTTCCCTTTTATAATTGGAAGAAAATTCACCAAAATAGATTTTTCAAAAATTTTGATTTGTAACTTAACCAATAAGCCAAGGCCAGGTAATGCCGGGTTGGGAATTTTAAATTTACTTTCACCTAAAATTTCGTCAGATGTTTTATTAACATTATTTACGAAATTATCAATCTGATCATCAGTTAAACACTTAGGAATTATTGACATGCTTATCTAGTTTTACTCACAGTAGACAAATGATTGGGAGTAGATGGAACGACAGGAGGTGAAGTGGGTGCACCCAAATTACCAACATGAGTATGGGAATTAAAATAGGTTTGGAAAGTGTTTCCTTTAATGACTGCCTCAATAGCAGCTTCTCCCAACTCGATGTTATTAGAGTTAATGATTACTTTGTTATTTTCCATCCGGATTTGATCCTGGCCCATCTCAATAATAACTCTGAGCTGACCTCCGTCTTGTGTATCAAACTGGATCTTTGCATCTCCTAAAGAGAATACAGCTCCTTTCTTTTTCGTGTAAAATAAAGTCAACGGTCCAGGTTCAGCTTCTGTGTCATACACGATAACCTGTGCTCCCTCGTAGGAATCGGCTATCTCTGCCAACATGTCTTGGGCATAGTCCTTCTCACCATAATAGTTCATTTTATAGTAATTCTGTCCATCAAACTGAACCACAACTATGGCACCCAACTTAGGGATGGAGATTGTTCCAGATCCGCCCTTTCCGAAAGAAAGTCCACTTATTTGACTAGCCCATGGAATATCTTCGTGGTCTAGTCCATCAAAAAGTCCAAAAACTCTAATCCGTGCTCGACCGGATTTTCTGGGATCGTTAATGTCTACGACCTGCCCTAAATAAAATCGAGGATTTGCCATTACTGTTCGTCTTCTATCTCTTCAGTAGGATTGAACTTACCTAAACTAGGATTGAATTTAGTAGAAGGTTTCATGTTGCCTAAGTTCAGAGGGGGTTCTACAATAAAATCTCCAACCGTAGGCGGATATACATCACCCAGTCCCCCTTGCATTGGCCGGGGTGGGGAAGCCTGATAGACAGATCCAGGAGGTTGGGTAAAAGAATTTTCTACAGATCTTAGCTCTCCGGCCACATTTGACAAAGTACTAGGAGTATAAACTTGTTCTCTAGGAAGTGTGTTTGGAAAAATAGTATCGGTATAAACATCATCACTTGTAATAGGATACACTCTATCTGGAACGTCCAAATCAGGTCCAGGTACCCCAGAATAAATGTCTCCAATAGGATCTGTGGGATAAACCCTATCTGGTACACCCAGATCTCTCCCGGGCACATCCGTGTACACGTCCCCGCCCGGTGGCGGGTACACCCGATCGGGAGATCCCAGATCTGAACCTGGTACGTTGTCATACACATCTCCACCTGGAGGTGTATATACCCTGTCGGGGACACCTAAATCAGATCCAGGAACATCGGCATAAACATCACCCACTGGATTTGGATAAACCCTATCTGGTACACCCAAATCTGAGCCCGGAACATCTGTATAAACATCCCCTACTGGATTTGGATAAACCCTATCGGGTACACCCAAATCTGAACCAGGAACGTTGTTATAAGCATCTCCGGTAGGGATCGGATATACTCTGTCTGGTACACCTAAATCAGATCCAGGGACAGAATTATAAACGTCTCCTCCCGGGGGTGGATAAACTCTAGAAGGTGTTCCTAAATCGGTGCCAGGAACTCTAGGATAAACATCTTGTGGGGGAGAAATCGGTGGATATGCTCGTTCCGGAGGTCCACCGAGGCCAACCTTTTGTGGGTTAGGTAAATTACCCTTAAAGATATTATCAATTCCGGTTGATGCCGCCCCATTGAGAAAATTCTGGGCATCGTTGAAATTAAATCCATTGGGTGTAACCAATCGGCCAATTTGTGAAGGATTAAAAGAATAAATGTTTCCAAGTAAAGATTGGTTTAATCCACTTAAAGCGGGATTCACAAATTGATTAATTCCTTCATTCACCAGATCGTTAATTGCTGCCGAAGTGAAATTTGTAATCAATTCATTAGCTTGGCTGGCAATTGTTTCCAACGTTAAAGCAGCAGTTTGGACCGAGGTTCGATCTTGATAGGCACCATCAGCCAGGATCAAAGGTTTTTTGTCGTTTCTAATATTGGGATATTGATTCTTCATTCTAACCTTTCCCACGTGAATCTTGAAACTTTGTTTTGCCATTAAAGAATCTGCCGAAGAGCTTCCCATGTCTATAGATGAAGCCAAAGGTGTACTGGAACTGAAATCAAATTCACACTGATGGCACTCGTAAATAAAAACAGGTTTTATGCCACTTTGGTCCTGCTGATTACGAAAAGCCTGAACATCATTTTGCAATCCAGATTGACCAAAAACGTTTGATGCAAAAGAGGTGAAAGAGTTTCCTGGATTCCCTGATAAATTTTCGATGGGATCGTCTATTCCTAAATTTTGAATATTAGAACCAGGATTTCGATTAGTTGTGAGAACATTCGTCAAATTATCCAAAGAAGCTAGAACTGTTGATGATCCGGTCAATCTTGAGGTTTTAAAAAAATTGCGAATCTCCGTCACGAAAATGTACATCGTGAATTTTCTTAGATTTCTAGGAACTAACCATCTCATATTGTCAGCATCGAACATGGCTGTTTCATACAAATCGGCCAATGCAGAAATTCTTAGATTTAGGGATTCCAAACAGTTGATCGTTAAAGTTTTTCCATCGGTTTTTTGAGGATTGAAATTGTCAAATCCTGCTTCGTCTTGAAACCCTGTTCTGGCAATTTTCTCTAACTTATCAAGACCATCAATGGATTGAAAAAACCAAGGCGAATTGTTGTTGATGTTAGCCAATAAAACTTGAAATTGACGCAAAGCATTAGCTCTTTTGGTTTGATTAGAACCGACCAAGAAACCCCCTTCTCTTTCCAACAAATAATTGAAGGTGGAATAGTAGATTGGACCACCTAGATTGTAGGCATCTTGCCCAAATGGATTTTCAAGTCCAGAAGCCATACCAGCTCCATTTCCGGCAGTATAATTAGGGATTCTCAGTAAAGGACTAGGTGCCCAACCGTAATCTGGATTGATTGGCAATACTCCAAAATCAAAGACAAACTTGAATCCCAAATAAGTAGGATCTTCATTTTTGCCCTGATCTGAAAGTCTAAATCCCTTCAGGAACAAATTTCTGTTTCTGTCTGTAGCCTGGATTCCCATGATTGTATTTATCCAGTAATAAGATTTATTGGGAATGTTTTGGGGAATTGACCTGCACTATTTAAAATCCATTCTCTCTTACATAAATCAAGTTGCATGTAAATTCCTCTATAAGATTCATAATTAACCTTAATTCCCATAACAATGTAAATACCAGAAAGAAATCGATCTAAGACTGGATTAATGTCCTGCTCTGGATTTTGGTTGTTGTTTGATCCTGTATTTTCTTTTCTTTTCCCTTGATCATTTACGTAGATAAAAACAGGAATGGCCATTCCCCTGTATATTCCACCATAATAAGAAGCGGTTTCAACTCTCAATGTGAATTTCCTTATATCATCATTGTTAATTTCATTTTGAACTAGTGCCTGAATAAAATTTTCATGTACTCCACCATCCTGGAAATTATTTAAAATCCCATACCAATTTTTTCGGAATTCTCTTTGGTATAATTTTTCTTTTGCCCTGCCCCTTTGTAGGATCATGTTCTCACCTACGCTCTCTGTTGTTATTGTTTCAACTGTGTACCTTATGTACTTTTCAATTTCATTTTCCGTGACCAGGCCCTCATCCCAAAATTGTACTTCGTGGATGTATCCTTGATGGTTGGTGATGTTTCCTGCATTCGAAATCAAAGTATAACCCTGTATATAGGTTGGCAAATCGCTATTTCCTTTTTCATTACTAAGAACCAAAGGAATCTGTTGCTCTGATAATTCACTTTTCGGGAAAGCAGTATCGTCTGATGTTCCGGTAGCAGAACCCCTAACAACCCGACATTCCTGTACAACATCAGATGTCGAAATTTGGTTGTTTAGATTTACAAAATTGAGATTATAATAACAATCTATGAAAGACGTAAAAAAACTTCTATCATCTTTGTAAGACCTTGATACAACCTCCCGGATAAAATCATAGTATGACATATTAGGACAAATCCACGTCATGTTATCTATTACTTCCGTTTCATTCGTAGAAAATCCTAAATCTAAATCTTGAGAAACTTGAAATAAGACATCATAAGAAGTGGAATTTCTAAAAGCCTTAGATACCTCATTATATAAAGCAGGGATTCGACATTCACCCAAAATATTAAATGTAATTCCATTGCCTTCCGAATTACCAGAAACGCCGGATTTAACGGTTAAGATATTAAAGTCCATTCTCAAAGGTCGATAAACTGAAACCCAGCTTCGAAAATAAACAGATACAATATCACCATCTTTAGGATAATTAACACTGAGGAACATGGGATTTTCCATAGAAAATTGGAATCTTATTTCTGGCAAAAAACCAGACATGTCCAATTCTAAATGAGATAAATATTTGTCTACAAAATAACCATTAATAAAAACAACAGGTTTATATCCGCCGAAAGATTTATCATCGGCGTCCATTAAGGCGTCATCTAAACCTTGGTTGTCTCCTCCGGTTCTATTCGGAACAGCCAACTGATCCAGCTGAATACTGGTTCTGGCAACATTATTAATGATGATTTGATCGGCCGCCATATTTAGTTGGGGATGGAGTTAAAATTACCTGCAGGATTAGCTGGAGCGTTACTAACATCTGGGGCCAATCCAATAACAACATTAGTTCTAACTGTTTGTCTTTCTCCAGGCTGGGTAACATTCGGTGGCAAAATTTGATCGGGTGCATTTTTGGCTTTACCCCTTTGTTCTAAAAATTTCTGTCTTGAATTAGAAATCTTAAATTTCTTCTGTTCTTGAACATCTCTAAATTGCTGATTTGGATTGTTGGTTGTGTTGGACTGAAGCAAGGTTGCTTGTTTCAAAGCGAAAGAAGCTTCAATTCTTTCCTGTAAAGGAATAACAATCAAGTTCCCTTCTTTCAACGCAAATGGGTTTGAAATGTTGTTGATTTTCATAAGAGATCCGGTATAAGAAAGATCCCCAAAAGCCTGGAAAGCTAATTGATCTGGTCTCATTTGAAATTCCTCTCTCACCAAAAAGTAACGATTAATCTTCAGATTTATATTTCGAAAATCCATCGACCCAGCGGTTAAATCCCAAATCCCAACACCATTGTTCTGTAAATCCTTATTGGGATTAAAAACACTTTTGTTCTGATATAAAGTATCAATATTTAACATAAATTATGGGATAGGATTATTTGGGTCTATGAAATTATTTTGAACAGCACCCGGTGTGAAATTGTTATCAGAAAAAAACAAGTAAGGATTAGCCAACGTTGAATCATTGATATCATAAGGAACTGTGGTACCGTCAACCAGTGCAGTGCTGGCAGTAGATTGGGTGTTGGAATAGGTGGGTAAAGTAGATTGGTACAATCTTCCATCACCACGGTTAAACATAGATTCAATTTCACCTCTTTCCCGATCTCTACCATGTTCTAATGTGAATGTGGCTATGATTTCAGTGGGAAAATCATCCGGACCTAATACTTCACCAAATTCTATATCTAAATTAGAACAAATTAAATTTCCAATCATTGCTATAGGATTCATCGGATTACCTACAACCAAATGCCATTCACCAACAGGAGCTCCAGTTTTAAGTGATAGAGGGGGTACGAATTTTGCAATTAAATCATCTGCCAAGGCATAAGCCAAAATGTTTCCGAGCGGGCCTTCAATCTCTTTGGCCAATTTTTCAATTCCACCCCCGGAGGAATCGATTTGTTGAAGCATACTTTGAACCTGATTTGTAGCAGTTTGTAGATCCGAAGTAAATTTTTTCAGTTGTCGAACTTGAGGATCATCCATCGTAGTTCCATCTGGATCTGCTAGATATTTAATTGTGGTTTTAACCCATTTAATGGGATCAGAGTAAAAAGCTTTTAATCCTTGATCTCCACCTGGAAAACCTATAGCGGGAAATCCGTTATCGTATCTAACATCAGGAGTTAGAAAATTTCCATAGTTGGTTCCCAAACCTAGCAAATTTCCAATTATATCAACCAAAGCAGCTTTCGTATTAACCTGGCCAACAGAAGTTAACTCGTAGTGGAATTTGAGATAAATGGGTCCACCACTAAAAGTTAAACCTCTTCCTCGGTAATAAGTTTTATCTACGGTATCAACTGGATTAAAAATAAAATCTGACAGAGGACCATTTGAAGTGTTTTGCATTTTATCCCTTAAAGCCTGATTTATTTTAGGAATAGTTACTGCTCCTCTTCCAGAGTCAGACGCAGAAACTAAAACGGAAAGAGAATCTCCTAAAGCACCAAATAGTTGTGAAGCGCCGGCTAGATCAGCAGTGGTTCCCAAAGCTCTACCCAACACAGTCTTAAAAAAACCTTGATCAAACCCTTCAACCTTTAATATTTCTTCCTGGGTTTTGGATTGGAATACAAGACCCGTTGAAAAGGAAATAATATCATTTAAAGTGTTACCAGTCTGCCCTCCCCACCAGGTAACCGCTTGGGCTACTGGCATACCGGCTCCTTTTTGTTTGTATAGATCGGTTTGTATTAATTGACTGGGTATGCTCAAATTATCTCTCATTGGAGCTGGGAATCTCCTTAGGGTAATCATGTAATTATTAGGAATTGTGCCATAGTATTTACAATACAAAAAATCTCTCCAATAATATGGAGCAGATGCACCTCCTATGATTTTTCCCGGGCTTCCTGTAGTATTGTTTCCAGTATTTGTTGTACTCCCAATTTGTCCAGGCAGTATAGCAGCTCTTATCTCATTCGCGGCTCTAACCAATTGTCCAGCAGAAGGATTTTTTGATGAAATAGAAGAAATCGAAGAGTTAAATTGGGTTTGCTCTGATTGATAGTATTCCTGCCGGAAAGTGTTTGAATTATTTGAAAAAGAATAAAAAAGAAATTGACCAAATTTAGCATCTGGACCAAATAGATTAGCAGCGTTATAAAATAAAGACCTAGCAGTTGGACCTTTATTTGGATTAGAGGATCCCAAATTCGACCATCTTGAAACTTGATCGTTTGCAATTTCTTGTGCAGATGCCTCTCTAGAACCAAACCAATAATCCTTTAAGATAGGATTTAGCTTTTGATCTGCTATTGAAAAAGTATTTCCTGTGGTAGGTGTGTTTGTTCCCTGAAAAGAACTATTTTTGGACATCTAATTCATACAAATTTTTACAACATCTCGATCGAAAATTCAAATTCATTTTCGTATTCCTTTAAAAAAGAATTTAAATTAGAAATAAAATCATTTGAAAGATTTTTGTGTACGATCATTATGGTGTTGTTCTTTGTATTATATATCCCCTGGTCTATTTTTCTTTGAATAGTATAATTGATGATAAATTCAGATTCTTTACTTAAATCTAAGTTATTGTAACCTAAATCCCGAATAATTTTACCAATATCTATCACGGAAAAGTCAATCCCGCCATCAAATTTTTTTTTGGCTTCTTTGGCCGAACATTTAGCTAGAAAAATCTTAATCTCTGCCAAACAATCAATCATGCTATTTTGGGTTGTCTAGAATGTCATTGTGTGACGATTCCTCTGGTTTTAATTCATCTAAAAATTCGAATGAATCCAAATTGAGTCCAAAATTTCCTTCAGTTTGATTTTTTTCTTTCCCTAAATTATCTAATTGTGCGTTGGTTAGCAACCTTCCAGATTGAATTTCTTGATTCATAACATTTTGAAGATGAATTGTATGAAATTGTTTACCCATTTGGTTAGCTCTTCTTACTCTTTCTCTAAAAGACATCATAGATTCATCTTTCTTCAAATAACCCAAAGATTTAGCAAGTTCTTTTCTGGCTTTTCTAGCTTGACTCATAAAAATTAAATTGAAAATTTAAAACCTTTACTTTTTTCGAGTCCATTCTGTTTGTTCTGAACGTCGAATCCCAACACGAACTTGAACAGCTTTAAAAAAAGACCCGGAATAAAAATATCTTTGTGTTTAACGACATCGTTGGCAGAGATGAATTTAAATTCCATGCCATTTTCTTTTTCAGTTTCATCTGGTTCTGGATCGCCTTTAGGAACATCGGTAACATCTACTGCAAAACAGGGTTGCTCATGGTCCACAAATTTGGAAGATGTAACTGACCCTAAATAAAACCATTTTTTGTTGTCTTGTACGTCATATCCACTTTCTTCTTTCAGCTCTCTTTTGGCGGTGGCAAGTAAATCTGGATCTTCCTCTTCAGTAGTTCCCGATATTAAAGAAACCGACATACCTCCTTCTCTAAAAGGATTTGGCTCTTTTAGAACTCCTATGGACAAAGGCAATCCCTGTTCATCGGAGATAAAAGGCATAATCACCACATTGGTGAAAAGTGGGATCATACCGGTCGATCCGTTTCTCTCTTCAACACGGAAAAGATTATTTTCAAAAAGAATATTACTGTCCATCTTCTACTTGGTCTAAAAATTTATCAGAAGAAACTAGATTTTTTTTCTTGTCGTAATACGCCAAAATAGAATCTCCCAAAGCGGATTTGATATCATCTATGTCGATCCCTTCCGTCACGAAGTTCACAATTTCACGGTCAGCTTCCTCGAAAGAAGTGGTAAGAACCCCATACAAATTCTTGGAAGGTAGATTCAATTTTAAGGTGATGTTCACGTTAACCCAATTTGTTTTTTGTTTCTTCAATAAGCTATATATCGGAGATTCGGAAAGCTGTACAGATGAAACAGAGTTGGTTTTCTTGTTGGGTTGAGATGAAATATCAGGCTTGGTTTGTGTAGGAGTATGCGGGTTGGAGGTAGCAACAGCATTGAAATCTATATTTTGTGAAGGGAAAACATCCATATATTCTTGAACCAATTCCACGTTCATTCTTCCACCAGAGCGAAATGAAATGAAAATTAAACCTGTAGATTCGTCTTTTTCTATGGATTTGAATTTCTCGATATTTCCCATCTGATCTCCCTTCAACCATTGAAAATCTTTTGTTTGAAAAAAATTTTGTATTTCCTCTAGACTTTTGTCTTTCCAATTCATTTTTTTTGATTTATTGAATATACGTTTTAGCCACCCCATGTACATTAATTTAGAAAGAATTTTTTTAAAATTAACAACACAAAATAACTTACAACTTGATTTCTGTTTATATCAGGAACAAAGGTAAAGTTTCTTATTAGACTAATTTTCGCCTTGCAAAATGTCTTCCAGTAGAGAATTCTCTATCGAATTGCTTAAGACATCTCTCAGATTTTCAATCATTTTTTTTCTCTTTTCTATCTTATCTGAATTTTTTAGATCCACTTTTTCAGACAAAGTTTCTTTCAACCTCCCGATTAAATGTGATTCTTCTTCTGAGCAATCCATGCCCAAAACACATTTAGTTAGGTATGTGCAAATTCTATTTTCGAAAAGATCTACGAGTGATTCTTCGGACTCAATAAATTTTCCAGAAGGCCCTCTGAATTCCATCAGATATTGGTTGTTTTTTCTTTTAATCCTGATGTCTGGAAATTTAGCATCTCCAGATTTGTAAACTTTCAGTTCAGAAAAAAGTTCAGATCCTTCATTTTTTTCCATCTCTACCTCCATTCCATTGTCCAATTTCAATTCATAAAGTCCGGGAAACCTCATCTGATTATTTTGTACTTGTGAATGTATTCCAAATAAATCCAAAATAATTTGGGTGTTTTCCGATATTCTCTCCAGACCACTTTCTTTTTTAACCGTGTTGGACTCGACGAAATTATCGATAAAATCTTCCATTTCTTCTCGATTCTTCAATTTTGAAAACCACTTCGTGTAAGGTTTTATGTGGATGACCGCCGATTTTGTATTGGACTTCATTTCACAGCAGGATTTCGGAAATCTAACTTTTTTGTCATTGTGTTCCAGCTCGACCCAATTTTCATCTATGGCATATCCAATCATACCCTGATTAGGTTCCGGATATACTTGAAGTTTAAGTGACCAGTTTGCCAAAGGTCCTATGATGCCTAAATTTTTTTTTCCAGAAGATTTTGACTCATTTAGAGAAAAAAATTCTTCAAAATAGGGAACCAAATTATTCATTTTTTCCAAACAAGACTGTAACTTTGAAATCCGCTACTTTAGCTGACTTTTTCATATCGATGTGTAAAAAGGTGGGATCGGTTGGAATTAAAGATTCTCCCTTGCGTATAACTACCAGATTGGAATCAATATTTTCCCCAGGAACAATTTCAAATTCAAACTCTTTCGGATCATCCGGATGGTCGTCCACTTTAACCTCCAATTCAATTTGGTTTATTTTGAATGATATATCCTGAACTCCTTGTTTTTGTCTTTCAATCGAAATCTCATATTCAATCTCACATTTTAAATCGTCTACATCCGACAATTCAGGAGGGCGGTTGGTCAATTTGACATCAACATAATCCAAAGATGCTGTGAAAGTGTGCTCCGAGGTGAACCTTTTTTTCTTTTGAACTGAATATGAACCAAAATCTTGAATTCTCATGTATGACAATTACTTTGTTTATATATCGTCAACTCCATTTTCCTTTTTAGGGCTGACTCAAGAATATATATGATGAATTTCAAAAATTTAAACCAACGGTCATGAAAAATCTCGAGTCCACCTGGTTTCTACAGTTACCAATAGATACCGAACACAAACAGTACATTTTGTTAGACTTTCTACAAGAAGTAAATGAAGAAATTCGAAGGGACAACATTTATCATCCCATTCAACAAATTTTTTCTTCTATTAAAGGTTTAAAATTGTCTGAAAAAATTTTGGCAAACGAAAAATTAGATCTTCAAAAAATGGATCAGGAAGAAATTCAGATTTTTGAAAAATTCATAGATTCAAAATTTACAGAAGAAGAAAAAGAAGAACTTCGGGAAATTGTTGATTTATCTTTGGATTGTTTGTATAAGTACGCCGAGCTGGGAACAAACATTTGGAAAAAGTTAGAAAAAAGAATTTCGGTTTACAATCTGACTCCAGACAAGAAAAATTCAGATTTAGGTATTTTATTGGTTAGAAATCTTGCCACTGATGAAATTTATTCATACTGGTGGTCCAGATATTCTAATGCTTCTTCCTTTGGAATTATGATGAAAAGAGTTAGAATTTCTAACAATTTTTTTTCAATATCCTATGATCATCTTGTAAATGAAATTTTGGTTACTGTTGGAGTCCAAGCACCAAATTCAAAAGTCACGGTTATTGAAATTCAAGAAGACTTCAATGAGGAATCTAACATTTTAAAGATCGCCAAAGAACTTTTCATTAAAGATTTAGAAAGTCAAGTGGCTTTACTGTGAATTTTTCCAGCAGTCATCAATTAAAGAATGACCCTCGTGTTGGAATGCAGATCTTTCCCAAGAGATACCGAATTTATTGTTACCGTGTAGCCAATTTATTTCATTGAACCACAAATCCGGAGAATCCCAATTATTCTCTCCTAAACGGTTCAAATAAAATTCTCTACCAGAACGGTGTAAGATAACACAATGGGCCAAAATAATTTTTGGTGTTGTATAAAATTCAGGAAAATCTGGGTCTGTTTCAGAGACTGGGGACTGTAAAAATCCATTCACAAATCTAGAGCCAAGGGAAAAATAACGTATCTCGTGTTTGTTACAAAATTCAATAGCCCTATATACTGTCTTCATGAAATCTTCCGGGGTTACTTCTAGTACACAATCACACTCACACAGGATCAAGGCATCTAGATCATCATCAAAATTTTCCAACATTGCCTTCTTGAACGATTGGAAAGCTCCATAGTGTCCAGGGCCATGATTGGTAAATTCATTCTGACACAAAGCTTTAGTTAATTTCCAGTCATCTCCAGTATATCTTTGGTTTACTTGTTGAGCATATTCTAATCCCATATTTCCAAGGGGAGACAAAGAAGCAATGGAAGCTATTTCCCTAGGTGTATCTATTTCGGTTAAAATGTGAACCAAACGAATTTTGGACATACGACAAATTTAATTCTTATACCAAAAAAAAAGGACGAGTTTCAAACCCGTCCTTCTATTAAAAACAAAATCTTTAGAAATCCTCTAGTCTTTTGATTTTGGTGTAATCAATTGCCTCAGATTCGTTGGTTGTTGTTGGGGTTAAACCTGGACCACCAATGGCGTTGATGTACTGCCTGTCTTTACCAGCGTTGTAACCAGGCAATCCAATACCAGCTTTATCTGGAGAAAAGACGGCATCGGCATAACCCACAAAGTCATAGGCAGGTTCTCTTTTGATCTTGTGAAATCCTGTTCTATCGTAAGAATCTTTTTGATTTTCTGCGGCTAACGGTTTGAACGTATTGTCCATAACCTTACCCAGAAAATCTTTAAAATCTAAAATTTCTCTTTTTGATACATCATTTATATTCATGATTTGATTTTATTTTTTTGGTTGAAGAAGGGTCGTGAATAAATCCTCCCCTGATGTGTTACCGATTTGGGTTGGGTTTGCCTGGTTCATTGATCCTAAATTAGAAAAGAAGTTGTCCAACATTGTGTTTTTTTCTTTAGGGTTTTCTGTGGGAATGCCTTTTTCTTTGGCTTTTGCAGCCAATTCATTTTCTATTTTCGTTTTTTCCTGGGGATTAAGCGATTTCTTAAAATCTTCTGCAGAAGTTTCTGGTAATCCACCAAACATAGAAAGATAGAAATTTTCTAATTTTTTTGAGAAATCTTTTTTTGTAACTTCGTTGGTGAGCATCTCCGAAATTGTTCGGTATAAATATCCGTTGGTATCGGTAATTCCTAAATTTTTTGCTATTCCATCTGGCCCCATTTCTATTAAAAATTCAATTGTTGCTTGTGCTGCTTTAGGAGCCAAATATGGAGCACTAATTTTACCTTTGAATAAAATGGCATAATAATCTTTTACTGGGATAGTTTCAACAAAGTTTTGTACCAATTTGGAAAGAATTGATCCCTCTCCAATCCCCAAATATTCAAAAATATGGGCAGTAACCTTTCCTTTCAGTACATCGGTGAAAGCATCAAATCCTTTTGTAAATAGATTTCCTAAAAAATCGAAGGAAAAAAATGAATCGTTTGCTTCGTTTATTTTTTTGGAAGTAAATTCGTCGAAATTTTGAACTTTTTGAATTTTCACTAGGTAGACTTTTTTTCTATATATCTACTTCTACTTTTGAAAATGATTCGGTTTGTTCAACTTCAAGAAAAAGGTCAACTGCCTGTTGACGATACTTCAATTTGTTCTCTTTGATTTTTGGATTTTTCAAAGCCTCTTTAGGACGATCCACAATTTCAGAGGGAAGTAGAGGCCCAAATGTATCTTTCAGAATTTTTTTATCTGTTCTCCATTCTCTTGGTAGATGTAAAGCAAATCGAACTATGTCAAGGTGTAAAAAAGGATTTCTAAGTTCCAATGTGTGTGCCATTGAAAGCTTGTCCAATCTGGGAAGGTGGTAAAATCTCAATTCATCGAATATATCAGAAAACTGGGAATCATACTCGTGAATTCTTGAATAACCTCCGAAAAGTTCATCTGCTCCGTCTCCACTTAAAACAATTCTAGAATTTCCTTGATTTTTAACCGATTCAAAGAGAAAAAATTGAGGTACTACTGAACCCAAATCAATAGGGCTTTCATTCCATTTTTGATAGATTTTTTTAATTTTAGACTCATCCATGTTGTACTCCAAAAAATTAACATCCTTTTGGTAAAATTCAGACAGGATTTTAACAAACTTGGATTCTCCATTTTCTATAGAAAACCATTTTACCTCTGGAGACATTTGTGATAAGATCCCAGCAATGATAGATGAATCTAAACCACCAGAAACAAGTAGTGAAATAGGATAATTTTTAGAAATTAATCTGTTTTGAACAGATTCAAAAAGTTTTGCCCACAGCCACTCCATGTGAGCTTCATAATCTCCGGGTGTTAGATTTTCAATTGGGAAGTTAAATCCTCTATAATAATTAGAGTAAGTAGATTTAAAACCGGGAACTTCCAAATTGTAATAATAAATCGTGTTGGGTAAAATTCTTTTAACGTCTCTGTAGGGGGTTGAATCGTCGGTTACATATCCAAATTTTCTAACTGTCGAAATGAAATGTGAATCTTGAGGGCTAAACCAATGTTGAACCGCCTTTATTTCGGAAGCTAGCTCGCCATCATCGTTGGTGTATAAACATTTTTTCCCAAGCGGATCGGTAAAACAAATAATGTCTTTAGATTTGGAATCATAGATAGCTATCGCCCAAAATCCATCCCAGGTTTGAATTCTAGGAACGAACAAAGAACAAAACATTTGGAAAGATCCTCCCTTCCAAGGGGCAAATGTTTGACAAAGATATTCTATGTCTGAACCAAAGACTGTGGTGTCATAGTTAAAGATCTCACCATTGTAAAGCAAGAAAATCCCTGGTGAAATTTCAATTGGTTGTTTCCACCCATCCCCTTCTTCTGTTTGGATTGGAAGTCTAGTGTGGGATAAAAAAACTCCATCTCTTTCAATCGTATTTGATTCTATACCTCTATGTGACATAGAATTTAATCTCGAGGTTTCCCCGTCTATATTAATAAAAATACCACACATATTAAATCAAATGAATTAAATTCTTTGTGGTCATATGGGTAAAGTCATTAGTAAGTTTCACAACTTCTAAATCAGGCTGAAGAAATTGAACAGCAGAAATTATATTTAAAAGAGTTTCTTTTTCCTCTGCAGACCCCTCTCGAAAATCCCATTGGTCTTTAGTTCTGGATTCTGGGTTTGTGCCTTCAACTAGAACTATCTTTAGGTTTACCAAAAGTCCTTTATCCCTCAAAAGATTAAGTTGTTGTGAAGCTTCCTGCTGAGTGATTCTTTTGCTGATAATCCCCCAGGTTAAAACAGTGAGAAATCCCCGATCCAAGATAAAATGAGGCAGGAGTCCATCTCTATTGAGCTGAAGTAGCATGGCCTCTTTTCCTAATGCAAAATAATGTGTCTTTGGATCTTCGTCTGGAATCATCAATCCAGAAAACCATCCAGCAAATTCAAATTTGTAAATTTGCATTCCCGTTTGCTGGGAGTATTTGTTCGCCAGAAAAGTTTTACCAGAATTTCTTGCTCCTTCAAAAATTGTGATCATGTGAATTTAATTAAAACACAAAGATAATGTTTCGAAAAAAATTCACACTTTAGAATAGATTGTAAAACTGATGGTGTATTCAATTGATATAATCTTATTTCTATAAATTTATTGATAAGTTTTTATAGAATTAATTGAATTCAATTTCTTTTCATTATTACCTAGTTTCTTCCAAATTTTTCTGAACTTATGATTCCTTTTCAAAAAATTGGCTCTTTCTTTATCCCCTCGTAAACTTTCGAATTTTCTGAATTCATTTGGGAATTGACTATGAAAAACGGCCAAACTTGAATTTAAGGGATAAAAAAGAGAATCTCTGCTTAGAATTTTTGCTTGATCTAAAGCTGGTTGAATTATCTCTTGGTTTACTAAATCTTTCGAATATTTTGGATCAATTGGTTTTATATCCAATTCTTTCCGGCAAGAAACAAAAGTAAGTAGAATGAGAAAAAGTATTTTATTCATGATTGGGGCTAAAAATAAGAATGAAACATCAAATTTTTAACATCAATCTAAATTAACCACAAACACATTCTTAGAGTCGAATGTTTTAATGTCTTCCTTCTTCTTGTAATTCATTCTATCTGCATGTCTTTCGACTAAAGGAACAAGAACTTTAGAGGCTCTTTCTAAATTTTCTTTGAAGATTTTTTTGGAGTTACCATCATATCCCTTAGTCAATATCTCTATTCCTTGTTTATTCAATGATGGGATTGGCGATTTGGGATCATTTTCTACCACTTTAACATCCGAGATTTTCTTTAAAACACCCTCTGTCAATACCTTATTCTTCAAAATATTCAAAGCTGAATCCCATTTTTTCTTTTCAGAATTCCAAGCTATGGAAGATCCACAAAGGAATACACAGATCGAAAGCATCAAAAAATCATAGAATCCTAAATCTGGCTCTTCATCATCTATTTGTGCAGCAGTTGAAGCAGCCTCTAAGATTTTTGCCATGGCTTCAGAAGTCAAATATCCCTGTTTAAAGTATTCATATGAATCTGAATCCGGTGAAGATTTACCTGCCTTAATTGCATCTTTTATGTCATCATAAAAACTAGCACAATCGTTGAAAGAATCAGCCAATTTTGGATTAACCATAGAGGAGTTTTTTGGATTTGAATAGAAGTCAAGTAGTTCTTTAATTACCTTTTCTTTTTGAATGTCTTCTAAACCACCAAACCCTGTGTAGTAGCTCGTGTACCATCTTGCGAAAGAATCTTTTTCTTGTGAAGTTTCCCCTCCTGAAAATTCCTTCCATTTTTCCCAATTATATGGTTTTTTGTAATTACCTGCCAATCTTTTAGTTGAATAAAGAGCACCCGTTTTTTCATCAGGCTCTTGGAACCAAAAGAAGCCAGGTTTATCAGATGAGCTAGAGTTTTCTTCTAGTGTACTAATCCACGCACTCACGAATTCATTCGGATAAGAACTCTTAAGTGTTCCATCTTCTTTCAAAAAATCCTCCTCTTCTGCATTTTTGTTGTAACCGTTTCTTAACAGCTTTGATAATTTTTTTGCTAATTTAGAATCTTCTGATGTTTTCTCTTCTTTATCTTTTGCAGAACTATTTTCGGGCATATTAGCCAAATCTGCTGAATTTTTTTGGATTTCTCTTTCTAGATCATCATCATCGATAAAAATGGCTTCAAATAATTTTGAGAAATTCTCTATTCCTAAAACCTTGGATTCTGACATAGCATATGTTTTTTTCAAAACACCCAAAGCATTTGTTAACATTTTTTTGTTTTCGCCGGAGATTTGCTCCATTTTCAGGAGAGAATCGAAAAGGGGTTTATCCAATTCACCATTTGCGTTTTTATTTCCAAGTAAAGATTGGATAGACTTGATTGCAATTGATGTTGCTTTACCGTATTTACCATCCGCCCCTCCATGTTTTTGTAAGAAAGTTTTAAAAGAGGGGAAAGATGACATTAAAGATTTCTGTACAGCAGTGATAATACCAGACTTTTTAAATTTCAGGTCTGTGTCCTTTGCTCCAATTTTTATCGGGAAAATTTTTTGAATCACCTTCTGCTCCATCTCATCCATTTCTTCCCTGATAGTTTTATCTATCAATAACTCTTGACCATTTGCTTTTGCTATAATGTCCAAAGCATCGGTAATAATTTGATTCACATCTGAATATTTTGTCACAAGTTCATCGTCATCAATGATCTTTTTCATACTCATCTCTGCAGTTCTAATCTTGTAATTGTAATATTCTTCGGAAAGAGAATCTGTTTGTTTTTCTAGTTCAGACAAAGTTTTTCTGTCTTTCTCGCCAGTTAAATCTTTGGAGTCTTCAATGGCTTCTAATTTTTGTTCCAGTGAAGAAAACAGTCTTTGCCAGTCTCTCCCATATCCATTTTTTGCATCCTTTCCTTTGGAATCAGAAATCAAATTAACAAGTTTTTTTCTTAGTTTTTCGATTCTACCGCTAAACCCTACGAGAGACTCGTTCAAAGAATTTGAATTAAAATCAAAACTTGAAGATTCATTAGTCGCTTTCTTTTTTGAAAAACTTAATGCAATAGAATCCAAAGAGGAAATTAATCGATTAGCTGAAGTTTTGTAAGAATCAATAATAGAATCCTCTAATTTAGAATCAATTTCAACCAATCTTTTCAATGCATCACCCATAGAATTTAAGGCATTCATATACATATTTTTAACCTTAGAAAATCTAGAATCTGCCAATTCAGACTCCCCTGCATAATCTTTGATTTTGGCAACTAAGCTTTTGACAGTTTTGGCGGATGCAATATCCAACAACATGGATCTTAAAACATCAGGGTTGCGATTTTCTTGAGAGGCAAGATCAAAAACAATTTTTTTGAATGTATCTAAGCAAATCTCTGTTGCTCTTTTAAGAAGATTGTCCACCGAGGCATTTTCATTAAGCTTCATAAAATCTGTAATAATAGATTTTGCAGCAGGGTTGTGAGTGAAATAATTTCTCATCTTTAGTATATGTTTGTTTTATCTCCAGATTTTTCTTTAGCTTCCATTGATGTTGCCAGTTTATTCAGCATAGCAGGTAATGCAGCATATAGAGTCGCTTGTTTTTTTAAACTGGCAGTTTTTTGAGCTACCTCTGATTGATTCTTTTCATTTTGGATTTCGTCCCTAATGGCTTGCAATTGATCATTCACCGCCTTCTTAGCATTTACTAAATCTGAATTAACATCCTCGTTCAAAGGGAAATCCCCAAGATTTAAAATAATTTTAGTCATATCTTCTGGCTATTGTTATTTTCGTTCTGACGTCACCTATTTTGTCGGTATGCTTTGTTTTCAAGTCTCTAATTTCTCTTTTAAGCTGAGCATCGCTCATACCAATTTTAGCCGCGTCTGCTTCTAATCTTTCCACATCTAGATCTCTAATAGCACACATTTCATTTTTAACCCGTGTCAATTCTCTTATTAGATCTTTTGTGTTTTCTTTACCTAATTCTTGTGCGTATTTTTCAAATTCAGTTCCAGAATAACCCAAAATTTTATTGAGAGTAGATTTGGCAATTTTAGAAGGACCGTAATTTTTAGACATTTTTACAGAAGAAGACTTAACGAATTCTTCGGTTGGCAATTTCATCTCGCCATATTTTTTTCTGAAATCCTCATCTTTTTCTTTGGCAATCAAAGCAGCCTTTTTGTACTTATCATATAGTTCTTCTCCTAGATCTGTGTTGGTAAGTTTTTTTGCCACATCATATAAGCGTTCAGCAATTTCTTTTTCTGCCCTGCTTTTCTTCAAATTCCAATAAGAGACTAATTTAGAATTTTTTTCCACAATTTTTCTAACCTTTTCCTCTATATCAGAAATAGATGAATTTTTCTTAACTAACATAGACTGAAGTAGTTTTTCGTTCCTATCAATCATACGATCCAACTTTCTAGATTCCGCTGGATCGTTTGTAATTTGGGCCTTTTGTACCTGAAGAGCATCTATCTCGGTAGCAATTTTATCCCATTCTTTTGTGTAATCTTCTTCTATTTGGATAATGTCTTCCAAATATGAATCAATCTTACTTGTTTTTCCACCAAAAAAGTTTCCAAACCAATTTAAAATATCTTTCATTGAGTTTCCTTCATTCAATGAATTGTGAAGGTCCCATTGTTTAAAATTATAAACCATATTTTGTGTTTATTTTAAGGGGTAGTCAATTTATTTATCATTTCCTGTGCTTCTTTCTTTGCCTGATCTAAAGCATCTTTTAGATTTTCAATTTCTGAAGCTTCTGCAGAAATTTTTTTAGCCAAATCATATTCAAATTCAGCTAAATCAATTTCTAACTCAGCCATTTTTGCTTTTATAACTTCTTTTAAACGTGGAGATTTCGCTCCCTCTTTTCTTAATAATTCTTTCGCTTTTTCAATTGCTGTAGATTTTGATTTAACCATAGCTTTATATTCATTTTTCTTCGCTTCAATTTGTTCTTTGATTGATTCGACTGCATCTTGATTGATTGGTGTTCTATCACGAATACCTTTCAACTTAAGATCCATATTACGCAAAGTTTTTTTCAAATCATATTTTGCTTGAAGCAAATCTTTTTCATATTCCAAAATATTATCTACTATATAATTAATTGTTTTGGTCTTAGAATAAGGCATTATTGAATCTATTGCATTTGCTAAAGAATCCATAAACCCTTCTTTGAGGTGAGAATCGTTGGATTTTGAGCCAAATTGTAAATCTATATAGGAATTAAAATCCTTTACTTTTGACATGACTTGGGTTTTATTTTTATCTATATATCTTTTCTTCACAAACAAAAAACCCCAGACCGAAGCCTGGGGTTCTTGTTGTTATCTGGTTAGGATTAAACCAGACCGCCAGTAGGCAGGTTAACATTGAAGCAGAGATACATGGTTTCTGGGTGGAAACCAGCTTCTACTAGAGAGTAACGAGACTTAACTGCGATTTTAGGTGACATTGTACCTTCAGAGATTGTCTGAATCGATTCTGCCATCATGTAAGGCATGAATTTGAGACCTGGCTCATCATCACCACCTTTTCTTCCAACGAGGATTCTGGTGTCGTTGTACCTCATGTTTTGATCCACATACACGGTCATACCGGCCAAAGATCCAACTGGGTACAAAGTACCGTTGTTCTGAGTCAAGGTATTGGTGAAAGGAGCAAAGGTGAATTGGCTGATATCTTGCATCGCCGAAGCCAAGTTTGCATTGGTGACGATGAAGTTAGCAGGACCCCTTCTACCTCTGTTTGCTACCACGTTAGCGGCTGCAAGGATACGGGAGAAAAGTCTTCTCTGTAGAGTTGACAAGTTTTCATATCCACCATTTGCAGGACCTGCGGTACCAGTCATAGTCAAAGGCTGGTCTGTTTTTCCAACATAGGAAGGAATGGTGTAAGAACCAGCAAGTCCACCAAGAACCAAATTCAGGTTCAGGTTTTGACCTTCAACTGTGTTGAAGTCATAACAGTTAGACCAACCGAGAGCAAAAGCTCTGGCCAGAATGTGCTTGTTAATCGCCTGAGAAACCTCATTAACCAGTGCGTTCTCGATCATAGAAATGACGTCGATACCGAACTGCTTGTTAAGGTCCTGGATTTGCTCCGTAGTGACGGAAGCAGCTACCTGGAAGGTGTCAGCTTCTACGAACTTCGTGAAGGTCGAAAGACCCATCAAGTTGTAGTAGTTTTCTTCACCTACGCCTCTAAGCATTGGATTGTAAGTCCTCGTACCATCTACGAAAGGACCCTGCCAGTTCTGGTCGTCATAGAAACCAGCTCCAGAGAAACCTTGGATATGATCTTCCAAAGCTTTAACCAAAGAAGCAGTAGATGTGGTAGTACCAACTTCAGCTCCGTTGATTGAAGTACCAACTTTAGTTGCACCCCCATTAACAACGGAAGCAACAGATTCGCCTTCTGTAATTCCGATAATTTCGAAGATCGGGAAGCCGTCAATCCTAGAAAGACCAACAAACCTAGCAGAGATATAAGCACCTGCTGATGTAGCGTTAGTAATGTAATACGTAGTACCTGGTGTGCCTGGTCCTACTACTAGTAAAGACATGTCTGTCTGGGTGGTGATTTGCAATTTGATCATTGCAGGAGCAGCGGCCAAAGCATCGGCTGCGGTAGTACCTACGGATTGAGGACTGAGTTTACCACCGGCATACACGTAGTCGAGGTAAGACAAAACGCCAGAAGGACCTGACATAGGAATAACTGGAACGATATCGAAACCTACAGTCTTCGCAGCTACCTGAATAGCCAAAGGAAGAAGTGAAGGAAACTTATCGCCAGAACCTTGCCAAGATTGGCTGTAGAATCCTTGGTTAGGACCGTAACCACCAACCGAAGTAGCTTGTGTTGCTCCAGGAAAGACAGGAGGTGCAACGGGACCCATGCCGTTGACAACGTTCAACGACTGGTATGCACCGGCAGATTCGTTGAGGGAGTGATAGTGGCAGTATTTAGACAACCACGCTTTTTTAGAAGGATCAGTGATACCAGCTTTCTGTTCGATGATAGGCGACCAGGTATCGAAGATCTCAGCTTCGTTAATTAGTTTCATTTTTTTAGAGATTTTTTTTGTTTTTTTAGAATTTGCCTTCTAGTGACTTAGCCACCCAGCTCAGATAATCGTTGCTGTAAGCAGCGGTTGCCTGACTGTTTGAAGACTCTGATATGTTTTCGTTCTCTTGCAATTTTTGCATAGCCAGAGGCTTAGGTCCAAATTGACGGGTTGACCAGAAATTTCTGATCTGATAAGGTGTATTGAGATTGTGGAAAATAGACTGGGCAATAATTGATTGCTTATGTCCTTCGCTCAATGACTCCCAAATCGGAGCATACTCTGTTGGCATCTCGTCGATGAACTTGTGGCCAGATGTTGGTTTGGCGTCTGCATTCTCGTTGAGAACTTGTTCTGCTTTTTGTGTTTGAGCAGTAGGCTGCCATTTGCTTTCAGCCTTTCTTTGATCATTTTCGGTCTTTTGGGTTTGGACCGACTCAATTAGGAAATCAATTTGTTTGCCAAGATTTGTATAATCTCCTGCAAACCCAGACTCCGCTAATTCAGTTCTTGAGGCGACTTCTGCCTGTCTCCGTGCGTCTTTTTCAACCACTGGTTGATATCCTACGCTTTCAGACAAAGACTCGGTGTACGAAATCGTGCCATTTAATTTTTCGGCTATGTATTCAGAATAAGAAATTGTTCTGTTTACATTTTCTGCCAAATATTCGGAATAAGAAATTCCTTGTTCTAATTTTTCGCCAATATATTCTGAGTAGGCAATACCTTTATCAAGGTTTTCACCAAGATATTCTGAGTAGGCAATACCTTTGTCCAAATTCTCCGCGAGATATTCAGCATAAGAAATGTTTCTATCTAACTTCTCTGCGAGATATTCAGAATAAGAAATATTTCTGTCTACATTTTCTGCCAGATATTCTGAGTAGGCAATAGTGTGATCCACATTCTCTGCAAGATATTCGGAATATTGAATGGTGTCATCCAATTTTTCTGCGAGATATTTAGAGTAGTTAATACCTTTATCCACGTTCTCTGCCACATACTCGGAATACAAAATTGACTTGTCAACGTTCTCTGCGAGGTATTTAGAATAGGAGATATTCTTGTCAAGATTCTCTGCGAGATATTTGCTGTAAGTAATGGAGTTGTCCAAATTCTCTGCAACGTATTCGCCATACTTGATAGATGCTTCCAGATTTTCTGCCAAATACTCGCAGTATTTTTCTAGACGATCTACTCTTTCCTCGAGTTGTTTTGTATAAGAATCTGAGCTTTCTACCAAATTCTGAGTGGTCTTAGCCTCGCGGATTTGAGACTCGAGCTCATCCATTTTTTTCTTTAAGAAAATGGAATAATTGTTGAGTTCTTCACTCGTTACATATTCTTTTCTGGACTCCATGATGTTATTTTTATTTTTGTCTGATTTGAGTATTTTTTTAAATTCTTCATTATCGTCAACCTTATATATCATCACTCCCGAATCATTTTTGATACCTAAAGACTCGTTGAGACATTTTAGATCGTGAACAACTGAATTTTTGTTCCGATTCGAAAAATCAGAGAATGTAAAACCAGCGCTTTCGTATACTCTTTCTAATTGAGCATCCTGAAAACCTGGATCTGCTACAAGATCATAAGTGAAGATTTTTTTAATTTGAACTTTCTTATCTGGGCCAACATTTCCAGCTGCACGAGAAGAAATAGAAAGTGGAATGCCTGCATCAACCAATTTCTTGGCTATTTGGCCAGCAGGAGTGTCAAGCAATTTTACCGTGATTTTAAGTACTCTTCCGCTTTTGTCGTATTGGAGATCCTCGATGATATGAGAGATATTCTTCAAAGAGACATCAAATTTTTCAGGATGATCCAACTCTCCAACCAATCTCTTTTGTTTGATCTTATCATTCAGGTAATCCAAATGTGGGAGATATTCACTTTCTTCGTAAATTCTGTTGTTATTGTTTTCTTTCCCGAACTGTGCTGCAATACCTTTTAAAGTGTAGCCATCTGAGTCTTTAGAAGCCTCAACGTGATGACCTTGCTTCTCCAAGATAAACACCAGATTCTCATTCATAAAAGGTAAATCTTCCATCATCATTCTTTTTTTTATCTCTTATATATCAAAATAACTTTACAAAATTTTGAGTTTTTAACACTTGTTAATTATTTGTAAGAAATTCTATCTTTAATTTCTTCTGCAAATTTTACAGCGGCGTCAAAACCTGCTTGTCCCCTTTTTATTCTTCTGACTCTATCTCCTAGAATTCCTGCCTCTTTGTTTTTCAAAATCACCTTGGTTGGCTTTTTATCTCTATCATAAACCAATGTAACTTTTGTAACGGTTTTCCAATTTTCAATTCCTAATTCTTTTCGTTGATCTGGAGTTAAAAATTCTTCTGCTACATTCACGTCTTCTCCTGCCTCCCCAGACGGGTCATCTTTAATGATTAATCTTCTTTTCCTATCAACTATGCTTACATCTTTCGGGGATGCCTTCACTTTTTCATCTTCTCCGTCTTCTGGACCAGGCTGAAGCGGAGCTATTTCTTCCTCTTCTTCTGGTTCTTCCACTTCTTTAGGCTTTTCGTAAGTTGCAAGTCCAAAACGAGGATTATAAACAGGATCGTTTGATGTAACTTCAACTACGATAGGATCACCAGGGGAAGCTTCTAAACTTTCATCACCAACTACAAAATATTTAATTTCCGGCTTTCTGTCTTTAACTTCGGGATCAACAAATTCTATTGTATTTATCTGATAAATTGGGAGTGACAATCTAGAATAAGTTGAATTTTCTTGGTTTTCATTGGATTTTTCTTTTTGATTTTGGATTTTTTCTGACCTTTCATAATCCTCAATCCATTGTTTTTCCAGATCTTCTACATCAGGGATATTAGATTTTTTCGAACTATTTTTCTCTTTTTCTGTTGATTCTGTATCTTCTGAAGATTCGCTATCACCTCGAGAATTTGTTGCTTCAAAGATGAAATTAAATTCATCAAAAGAGAGTGTAGATGTTTTTTCATTTAAAAATTTCGAAGTTTCCGCCAAGAAATTATTATTCTCTTTCATATCAGAATTACCTTGCCCAGCAAAGTCAGGTAAAAATCTTTCGACCCCCAAATTATCCAACTCAGATTCGGATAAAAGTTTTCCGGAAACATTCAATTTGTTCCCACCTTGGTTTTGGAAATTAAATTCATAAGATTCTGGAGCTCCTTCTGGTACATAATAAGTTTTGTCTGGAGCTTCTTGATAAGCTTTTTCCATCTCATCCCAATCACAATATCCTACAAAAGAAGTTGCCATCTTGTAATCATCCATATTCTGTAAAGCAACCATTTCAAATTCTAGATCATCATTATCTAAAACCCCATGTTCGAATTTATCATTCTCATTAAAAACTAGTAAAACGAGCTCATTCTCAGTTACCAATTTTTTTAATTCTTTGGAATGAACATCAATCAACATAAAATAAGATAATCCGTCGATTTCTAATATTTTAATCAAGTCCATGGTTGTCCTGGTGTCAGTTGAAAATATATAAGAAGCCCATCCTCCTCCAGCATCATTCGTCCAACACACTGTGATTGGTTTACCAATTTGAATTTTTCCAGGTTCAAATACTTTGGATGCGAAATCATCTACCTCTCCATACCTGGGAGCTTGTTTACTTGAAAACCAATTGTAAGAAGATTGAATAATGTCCACTGCAGCAAGTCCAAGTCCAATCGGTCCTAAAAATTTAGTAACTCCTCTGCCAAGAAGTTTAGATCCTGCTTTGGCTGCTCCCTTCCCAGCTACCTTACCAGACAATTTAATTTTAGCTCTGTTCATGGCATTTTTTCCAACCGCTCCAGCAAGCTTTATGGTTTTTCCGCCCCTCTTAACATAAGGAACACCATCTTTTACAAATACCCCATTTGGTAGTTTAACTGTTTTACCTTCTAACGAAGGACCACCACCAAAAAAATTTTTGATTGATTCCCAAGTTCCTTTCTGAGCAATAGATTTAACCCTTTCTGTCCCCTTAAAAATTCCTTTAGCTTTTTTCCATAAAAACATAGATGCGGCTACAGAACCTGCTACTTTTGATGCTACGACAACTGCAGCTAAACCAATACCTGCAGTTAATACTTTAGAAGTAAATTCAGCAACGTCCAACAAATAAGCTTTAGCATCTGTTTTTGGTTCTGTCCCCAGTGGAATTGAATAGGTCATCTCACCTATTACTAATTTTGGGGTGTCCTTAATTTTCTTGAATTTTATTGCCTGTCTTCCTTCTGGTACTGGACTTCCAGACTCGTCAAACGGATCAAAAACAATTGCATAATCTTCTTCTTCCTTTAATGTATCGAGTTGCAATGTGTCCTTTAGTACTCCGTTTTTTTGTAGTTGTTCGACCGCATACATGAATTTTGTGGCTCTTTCTTTGGAGTTTCCTGTATTTTCCTCCGCTTCATAAACTTTTAAAAATTCATCGAATCCAGAAATTCGGCCCGAATTAATTATTGAATTTTTTTGAAAATCAAAAAATTGACGATAGAAATCTTCTACCTCTTCAAAATCTTCTAACAAAGATTGACCAACGTCAAAATATGATTCTGCTTCTGCAGTCCAACTTCTAGGATTTTTTTTCAACCATTGTTGCCATTTATCTGTGTATGACCACCACTGAAAATCATTAAGATCGGTGGGCGTTCCCTCTACGCTAGTAGGGAAGGAAATAATAGGGAAAACTGATCCGGGTGAATCCGGATCTTGACTTGCAGTGAAAGTCGAATTTTTTTTAAAAAGTAAAATCATATTTTATTATTATTTATGTTTCAGATCTAGGATTTTAACAAGCCTCTTTATGTATCCACCTTTAAGGAGCTTATGATAAGATGAACTTTCTAACAAAGTTTTGGAATTTCCATCGAAAGCTTTTTTTCTTAGTTTACCAAGTTTAGCCTGAACTTTTTTAATAATCTGTTTTTCGACTTTAGGATCTGTAAATTCAGAATTTTGGATTCTTTCTAACTTTTCTAGTAGATAACAAACATTGATGGCGCTTTTTTCGTCTAGATCGAAATTTTCATTTTCTTCCAAATTGGGTAACTTTTTCCATTTAGATTCTTTCAAAGAATAAACACCAGATTTAGATAGGGATTCCCCTTCGCCTAAAACCTCAAGTTCAACCTCATGTCCCCTTAAAGTAGTTTCTGGATTTGAATGCCACAAAAAAGCCTGGTGGTTTATTTTTTCTGCCACCAATCCTTTGGATTCGCTGTGCGAATCCAAATCAAAAACAATCTCAATTTCTAAAGGTGAATCCTCAGTATATTTCGGTCCACACATGGGACCTACTAAACGAACATCCGAAACTTCACATTTATGACCAATTGAATCCTCAACATTTTGGACGAATGTTTCGGATATTCGAAGTAATTTTTTTCTTACAATGGGATCTAAATCCCATTTAATTTGGCCAGAATGATGTTTATATTTATCCCATATTTTTGGAGAAAGTACAGGAGATGATTGGGCACGGCCCAAATCATTTTCACCTAAAAATTCATCAAAGTTTGAAACAGAAAATCCCAAAATCCGGACATTTATTTGGACTATATATCCAAATAAATTCCGAACAAGATTTACATTTTACTCGCTGTGAGTAAAACCTTAATTACCGTTTCAACGTCCTTCTCACAGTAGATCTTAATTTTTTCAATGTCTTTTTCTTCCCAGAAGGTGAAATGAACCTGTGATCCATCTATATCTTCTTTTGGGGATTCAACACCCAGAGAACAAGAAAGTAAATCTAAACTCAAGTATTTTTGTTGACTCCAGCTTCCAAATGCAAAAATTTCTGAGGTATCTAAATAGGGAATTTCCCAAGGTTTCTTATCCCAGACCACCAAATTGCTAGGTGGTTGAATACCATTGTACATCATTCTTTTACCCACACATGGCACATCGAATCCCTTGATATTGTGTCCAGCTAATTTCATGTTTTTAGTCGAGGAGTTAACAAAAACTTTTTTGGTTTTAATTAAAATGTCTTCCTCGTCCTCCCCATAAAAGGAAACAAATTTAAATGTCTCATCCTCATTGATCATACCAAAAGAAACACACACGATTCTTGAATATTCTGGCTCAAGACCCGCTTTCTGCAAATAAATTTCATCACTTGTGGCATTTTGGAATTCAGGATATGATTTGTAGTACTTCACTCTTCTTTCCCAAAGTTTAGCCAATCTTGGATTTTCTTCCCGAAGACATTCTAGATTTGGGCACCATCCGGCAGTTTCAACATCAAAGAACAAACAATTTTTTAAGGTACTAATTGGAATCATAATTTTTATTTTGAATCAAATTTTCGGTATTACTAATGGGATTAAAGATTTATGCTGAGACAAATATAAAAGACATGATTTAAATGAATCGGGTGATTCTACAACTACATCTACATCTAATCCAAAGGTTGGAATTCTGTGCGATAAACGTTGTGCAGGGGAAGCCGAAAGGGAAATCCCCTTATCATCTATCATGGAACTTTCCCCGTGAAAATAAATTGGTTTGTGTGGAGCTTCCCAAGTGGAACATGATAAAAAAAGTGCCTCCCTGAAATTCAAACCCCCTGAATTAAATTGATGAGCCAGAGATCTAAAACATATTGGAATTTTTGCCGGATAAAAAACCCCAGATAACAAATCGGTCACAGAAAATAAACTTGGCTTGTCGTCGTTCGTGACTGCCAACATATTCCTGATTGTGATTGGAAATTTTGAAATCTCTTGGCAAAATCTTTGGGAAGTTTCTTTTCGGTTTCCATAGGCACTACCAACACGAAGTAAAATACAGGGTTCAGATATGCCAAGACCTTCTACCAAAGAGGCCAGCTTGCCAATCATCGTGTGGGTTTGTTCAACCGAATCTGGCAATTTTGATCCCAAGAAAAAATATGAAGATAGAAAAAATAAAATTCGATGACCCTGAATCCTAATTCGTTGGCTCAATTCGTCGAGTGAAATAAGATCTGGATGTTCCTCTTCCAAATCGGAAAAATCTGGAAAATTTAAATTGGATTCCGATAATTGAAAACAGGTAACATCTATACCATTCTTTACATGTTTTTCAACTGTTTCTGAGATAGATTTTAAAAATTCAGCAGCCGATATTTCTCCAGACTTTGGAAAATTCAAGCTCCCAGCAATAGAACCTAATTTGTGTGGGGTTTTGCTTAAAATCATCCTGTGCTTTACAGGAAGAACAAATAAAAGTTTCTCAACTTCCGACTGCTTCAATTCCTAAACCAGGATTGGTGTAAACAGTTTTAGAGTTGTAGGCATCACCTGGCATATCGTTGAATTTATACTGGGATACAACTTGACGGTGACCTTTGTCTCCCATGTCTACGAACTCGACCGTGTCAGGCTTTAGTTCTAGAACTTTTTGATCCTTTTTACCTTTGGTGTGAATCTGAACAAAAAAACGATATGATTTGTGATCTGGGGCCAATACATTTTTAACAACCATGCCCGCCACCTTCTTATCACCATTTATGGGTACTCCTATGACAATATCACCCACTTGAAATTTAGAACCAGGAATGTTTCTAGGAACTCTTGGGTCTGGTCCTACACTAACAGAAAGATCCTTGTATGGCTTATATTGAACCTTGAAAATACCGTTGGCTCCGCCGTATCCATAGGTGTCGCCAAAAACTCCAGTGTCAAAAAATTCATTTAGGGTGAGAATGTACTTCAAGAGACAACTTTTTTTATATGTATCTTAAATCTCCTCTGGTTTTTGGGACATTTTAAGAATGTCTTGAATCTTTTGTGCCATCTCGTAGTTTTCCTCTGAAAGAGCATTTTCCAACATGATCTTGAGTGTGTTTATATCAGAGGGTGCTGATTGACCTGAACTTTCACCAGTATTCATTGTTATACAAATCCTTTGAGGAGCATAAATTACCTCTAGCTTAGTGTTAGGCATTTCTATTTCCAATTCAAATTCTTCGTCTTCCTGACTTAAGGTTTCAATAACAGTTTCATCGTTCCACTGTTGATTGTACCAAGTAACAATCCAATTACCATAGGTGAAAGACTGATAGTCGTTTTCTACCACATACTTCAAAATAGTTTTGAGCTCGTGTTTTAGGTCTTTAATTCCTAAATTTTGGTCGTAATTTTTTCTTTTCAAACCCGGGATAACCTCGCTCCCCTGACCTGTTCCATGCTTAAATGCCTGGTGAATCAAAAGGATAGAATCCCAGTCCAAACTTTGAACTAGCTTGTCGACAATTTTTTGAATACCTTTCTCCATGGCTTGAAAAATTATTTTCTATCTTATATATCCTTTTTCTGATTTTCCTTCCCCATCTGCTGGGAAAGTGATTTCATCCAATCATGATATTCAGTAGGAAAAAATTGTTTCAATTCTTGAAGCTCTCTTTTACTGAGTTCATATCGGTATCTTATGAAATCTTCTACTTCCTGAAAATTTTGTGACTTTTGGTCAGATTTTTTTTGGTCCTTTTTAGAAGTTGTGGTGTATATCCACTTTGGTGCTTTACCAAACTTAAGTGAAAGGACAGAGTGCCACCAGTTCAAAACCTGTTCAGGAACAATCTTTGTGTTGTTAAATTCGTGGGCTTGGTTAGGAAATTGAATGGCCATAAAACGGTTAATCATAAAGAAATTTCTGACCTTATCTGCCTTTCCGACAGATTCCCAGATTTTGGAAGGTCCAAAAATAGCTTTAACGACATCGAACAATTCCATAATTAATCAGGAAATGGGTTGTACATTTTAGGAATGGATGTAGCAGTAACCCATTCGGTCCCTTCTAAAATTTTAATTCTATCTAACGTGATAGATCTTCGATCCAAATTTATACCACGCTTAATTTCGGCTACGACATTTGATATTACCCATTCTGGCATAACCATTTTATCCAACCACATGAGTTTATAGTTTCGAAGCAAATTTTGAGAAGCTTTCTGTCTGTTTTCTTTTGAGTCAACATCTTTAGTCAATCTTAAAATGTAACCTGCTGACCAATCTAAAAATTCATCATCAATTAGCAGATCCTGGAAAGAAGATTTAGCCCATTTTGAATGCTGAAGGGATTCCAAAAGTTGCTCTGCCCTTTTGGGTGTCATTCTGGAGATCTTACCAGGTGTGGCCTCGAAGTTCCACACCCCAGGAACATCGTCTCCATCGTCTCCAATTAGCATTTTAACAAAAATAAAATCACGAGGAGTGATTTCATTCAGAACAAGGTTTTCAATCCATTTTTTAAGTTTACTTTTATCTGGTTGAATCGCTTCAGACATTTCAAAAATTGAAACTTGTTCCTGTTGTTCTAGCCAATTTTTCTTCCAGTCTACGGGGGAAGAAACAACATTATTTTTGGAATTATTGGACCACACTATGGTCCAATTCTCCCCCTTCCAACGGGCAAGTTGGTGAAGATCTTTATCTCCGGAAACAATAATACAATTTTGACCTTTAGTTGTAAAATAGTCTGCCCAGAAATACAAAAGATCATCTCCCTCGGCGCCGTCCGCCCGAGAATAAATAAATCCCATTTTTTCCAGTTGTCTACCAAAAGAATCAAGCAAATTGAAAAAGATAGACCAATCTACGGTTTCGTCTTTAACCCTTTTAGACTTGTAACCTCCACCTTCAATTTCAACGTCTTTTCTCCAACTTCTGGAATCTGCTGTGAAAACTAGTCTTCCTCCCGTGGGCAATTCTCTTAAAGCAGCACAAAGATCCGTGGCTATCTTTCGGATAAACATAGCCTGATCGTTTTTAGTTTTTAGAACCTCTCCTGGGTCTTTTGATCCATAACCTCCGAAGATTCCAAAAGTCTTGTGGAAAATGTAATTTCCGTCTATAAGAATGTTAATCATTGTAATACTTTAAATCAAACCAAATTTCTGAACCTACAACAAAATTAGGATCGGTTATTTTAAAATCAAAGTCCGAAAAATTCGAAAAATCTTCTTCGTCCGTTCGTAATCTTCTATCAACAGAATCGGCATCCTTTCTTACAGACAACCTAGATTTCCTAGTTTTTGAATCTATATCTAAGAAAATAATGAAAGACTCTTTTCTATCATCTGGTTTAAGATTAGCAATACCAGAAGGAGTTAGAATCATTAAATTGCTGGAATTGAATTCTTGAATTGAAGTTCCATAAATCCATCCAGCAAAAAGGTTCACCTCGTAAAATTCTTTCCTTTCGAACATTCCTTTAAGGATTTCAAAATGCTCCAAATTTTCAACGAAGAAATAGTCTTTTCCTTCTTTTTCGTTTGTCCGTCGGGGTCGGGTGGTGTGAGAAACACAGTACTTGAAACCTTTCTCTTCCAAAAGTTGTCGAAGGTGGTCTTTTCCTGCTCCGCCCTTTCCACACAGGATTAACCTTTTTATTTTTTTGGTGTAAAATAAACTCGAGGCATACAACCACTCATCGGATCGGTTTGGATTAAAATCTAAGTGGATTTTAGGACCCGAATTATTATTCTCCATCTTCGTAACCTCTGTGATTTAAACCTTGTTCCAACTGGTTGAAAATGAATTCTGCTTTGGTATAAGTGGAAGGTGCCCAAGCCCACTTGCCGAAATCTTCGTTACCAGGAAAAATTTCTCTTTCTCCTAACTGTACTCCAAAAACCTCTTTTGGTTGGTCTATTTTTCTTTTAAATACCTCCCAGGCAATTACCTTTTCTGAATCTGAACAGAATTGCTCGTACAGCATCGCCTTTTCACCCCTTTTAAGAAGTCGATAAATAAAGGTATTCTTTTTGATTTCGTCAGGTAGAAGTTCCATTAAGCTTGAATTTGTTTTTGTATTTTAAACACCAAGGCCAGCAAAGAAACTATGGGATCAATAACCAACATTCGTTGTGCTTGGTGTTCGGCTACCATAACGATAACCGCCGGAATTATTTTAGCCAGTTCTGGACGATGGTGCTGGACCCAACCAACAAATTCATCACCCAAGGCTAACATGACAGAATCAACTTTACCAGAATATTGTGACACAATGAACTGATAATTTTCAATTGGGTTTTTGCCATCACAAATTAAACGGTAAAGTTCTTCGTGTGAATAGGAAGAATCTTTTACTTTTTTGGCATCGATGGTTTGTAGTCCTTCTATCGACCAAGCTTGAATTTTATTTAAAGCAGATCTTAAATCGGGAAAAAAATCTCTTTCGAAAGCATCTAAAGCATCAGAGTCAATAGAGATAGAAAGTTTTTCTAAAATCAATCCAATCCTTTTTCTCCACTCTGCTTTCAATTCCTGTTCTTCTTCGGAATTTACTGGATCAAAATTGATCACTTCAAATCGGGATTGGATAGCCTCTGGTACTTTGGCTATCCAATTACACGTGGCTACAAATCTGGCATTCTTAGCAAATTTTTCGATAGTTCCACGAAGGGCTTTGTAGAATTGATCCGATGCTCCATCGAACTCGTCTAGAATAACCACCTTTAAAGCAGATTTTCCATCCATGATACTTAGAGTAGAACAGAAATCGTTGATTTTAGTTCGAATCACATCTACCGAACTTTCGTCTGAAACGTTGATGAAAAGATGTGGAGAATTGGCGGCTAAAATTTTAGCCAAAGTTGTTTTACCACAGCCAGGTGATCCAGCCAACAAAACGTTCTGTGCCAATGGTTTGCCGTCAAATAAATTTCGGATTCGATCCGGCAAAATCATATGTTTCAGTTCCCGGGGCCTAAGCTTTTCAGTCAGTAATTGATTAACCATAATTCCTCTTTTAAATTTTATGAAAATTCGAATAAAGGTTTCCCCTTACTTGAAAAAAGAAGTCATGTCGTCAGCCTGATTTTTATCGGTTCTAACTTCGATAAAACGGGGAAGAAACAGGCTCCGATTGCCGAATTTGTCTGTAATAGGCTCGTTGAATTGAACAGCTGCCACCCGGCCAATCCATTGATCTGGATTGGAACTGAGAGTTTTCAAATCGACATCAGTAAATCCAGATCCTATCTTCACATCCAAAGTTCTAGAGGCATCGGTACAAATGAAACCCCCGATGAATCCTTCCCTTTTACCTTCTCCGGGATACCATCCGGTGATTTCCAGATCACAATCTTGAACTTGCTTCAATTTGACCCAACTTTTACTACGTTTACACTCATATACGTGGTGACCTGGTTTAAGAATAACACCCTCTCCACCCAAGGAAATAATTAGTCCATAAATATTTTGGGTTTCTTCCATGGAATCTACCACCCACTGTCTGGCAAGTTTAACCTGAGAATTCAGAGACAAAAAGGCAGTTAAGAATTCCAATTCTTTTCTTCTTTGTATGAAAGGCGTAGTACCGTGTCCAATTTTTAGTACTGAAGCCTTTTCTAAATCGAACACATTGAATATAAATTCCTTGTCAATATCTTGTGGTGCTGTGCCCTTCAGAATTTGAGTTACCTTTCCTGACACTGACTTTCTGTTGATGTCGGTTAGTTCACCATCAAAAAATACTTCTCCTACGATGTTAGCATTGTGGAGAATATTGATTAAATCTCGCTCTATGTAATAAAGTCTACTTTTATCCAACTCGTTGAAGGCTCGGGTGTAAAATTGGAATCCTTTTTCTCTGTCCCCTACAGCAATTACTCTAACACCGTCGTATTTTTCTTCACAGTAGATCTTTCCCCAGCTGGCAATTTCTTTCTGATCGTCACAAGCTAGCATCACAGAGGGATCTGGTATAAGTTCTCTACCAATTGCTTTGTTGACCAATTTGGCTCCTATACCTATATTCATTCTTTTGGTGAGGATTTTCATTAGAATTTCCCGAAGTTGTTTGTCTTCGATTGGATCCTCCGAAATACGGGAATTGATGAGTGATGTGGCTTGACCTCTAAGGTTGTCGTTGGCAGCCGGAGCTGATTTTAAACTTTCCATTAGGGACTTGAAAACATCGAAACCAGGGAATTCCCCGATAGGGGTTGGGTGTAAATCAAGCTTGTGTAACTTGGTCGTTACAAAGGGATTGAAACACACGTCCAAAAGGTATGACATCACCTCGGTAAGGTTCTCTGAGAGCAATCTTTGCTTCTCTTTTTGTGACCCGTTTCCAGTTAAAGATTCGAGTGTCGATAGGATTTTTAGTTCGTTTATCATGATGTAAATGTAGAACTAAACCCTGCAAAAAAAAAATTAAATCAGGAAAAAATTGGATTTTTTTCGAATAATTCTTCTAATTCTCCAGGGTCAACTGGGACTGCTCCAGAATGTCTACACACTAAAGATCCTGCCAGATTAGCCAGTTCTGCTATTCGGATCAAATTCGACTTGGATACAAAATCGTATGTGCAAGAAAAAAACCCTAAGCTGAAAACTGAACTAACCGTGTCCCCCGCTCCAGAAACATCTGAAACATCTACATTTATACCAGGCACATGATGAGAAAAGTGTCTCCCCACCAACAACATTCCTTTTTCTGATAAAGTAATTAGGAAATATTTATAGTCGAATTCTTCCATCACCAGTTGAGCATAATTTACGATCTGACTAATTTCTAAATCTTGTTCAGGTTTAATATTCACCATAGCCTTGAACTCATTCAAATTTGGCTTGATAAGATCTGTTCCTTGATATCTACCAAGATCAGGTTCCTTAGGATCTACCAAAATTTCTTTCGAGTATTTCTTTGATATTTCAATCAAAGAAGTTAATATGAAATCTGTAAATAATCCCTTTCCGTAATCTTGAAAAATCACACCGTCATGCAATTGAACTTGTTTTTCAAATTCCTCAATGATTCTCAAACTAGAATCATATGATAAATCATGTGTTTGTTCAACGTCGATTCTGACAATTTGATGTTTATTTCCTATAATCCTGGTTTTTTTCGTTGTTGGTCTATCTTGCTCGTGGACGAAAATCGGATCTATATTTTTTTCGTTACATTTTTTCAACAACATTTTTCCATCTTCGTCATCTCCTACCAAAGTCAATAAAGTGCACTTGGCTCCGAAGGCTGTAATATTCTGAGCGACATTTGCTGCTCCACCTAGAAAAAATTGCTCTTTGCTTTTCAGAACAACTGGAACTGGTGCTTCCGGGGATATTCTATGAACCTTTCCATAAACATAGTGGTCCAAAATAGAATCACCAACAACCAATATTTTTTTAGATAAAAATAATTCCCTAAAATTCATTCAGTTAAATTTAAAGCGTAAAATCCGGTGCTCCCCCTTCTCCACCTCCTCCTTCTTCTCCCTTGTCCTTTTTATCCTTGTCTGCCTGTTTTTTTTCATCATCTTTGTACTTTTGATTGGAACGATATTCGTCCATGCTCAGACCTAGCCATCTTTTGATAAGCCATTCCTTATCGAAATAAGGAACTTCTTCTTCCCCAATCTTCTGTTTCATATCACCCAAGGCGGTAATAAAAGCTGTTCTTTTTGTATAATTAGAAAGTACAATCAATTGCTCAAAAACATTTTCTTTCACAAAATCCAACCCCAAATTAACTTTGAAAGACCGGTCTTCAGACAAAGCCGGAAAATCCAAACAGGTTTGTATGTATAAAGGTTTTACCAAAAGTTCTTGAAAAACAGACCTCAAACGGGTAACGAATTTTTCATATCTAATTTCATCTCTTTCTAACTGATCGATAGAAATCTGGTAAGTCACAGGACCACTCCTCGAAGCAAATCTAGCATATGGAATTTTGGAGTCTAACTTCAGCTTGTTGTAAAAGTACACAACGTTTTCCATGACGTTGAAATCGGGTCCAGCAGGATTTAATGTGTTGATGTCCGGAGATTCTCCGTCTTTTTCAGGGAATAAATAATTTTTGTAAAACTGAACTTTGGGAGCTCCATTTACGGTTAATTCCCCGGAAGTATCGTTGATTTGAATTTCTTCTTTATACTGAGACATTAATTGTCCCAGTGTTTGCATTGCTTTTTGTCCTGATTGTGTTCCAACTGGAATAACAAATTTCAAACGGTATGAAGCGTTCATCACATTCCAAATAACTCTTGTGTTCTCCATCACCCTTAAAATGTTATACGATCTAATAAGTCTTTCCGTATAACTTACTCTAGAAACTGAGTTACCCTTGGCATAGGAAAGATAAATTACTTGCTCTGCCTTTAATTTTCGGGTCATTCTAGGATCACCTGGATATTGAATCCAAATTTGTTGAAATTCTTTGTTAGGTTGTTGTTCTGTGGCTGGTTGTAAAGAAGTAGCATCTAATTCTTTAAATCCAACAATTTTCTTGCCGTCTGTAGAGTAAACAATTTCAAAAGCCAAAAACCCATCAATCAAAAATTGACGGAAATATTGCCAGGCCAAAATGCTTTGTTGAAAACCAAAAAGCATGTATAAAGTTCTGAAATTTTCTTCCACCTTAGCTCGCACCTCGGGCTTTAGATCTACATTCAATAACGAAGGATATCCAAAGAAATTTTTATCGTCATAATTTATGGCATCGTCCGAAAGGGTATCTAGGATAAAATCAATTTCTCCATTTAATGCAAATTTTCGTAGAAACTCTCTTTTGCCTAAATAGTCCTTGTCGAAATAAGCGATGTATTTTCTTACTCTGGTGTCTTGATAACCCAATGTCCAAAAGAAAGCATCATTCTCAGTAAATCCTGTTCCTTGATTATTGAAAAAAGTAGATTCAGTTGCTCCTATAGCCTGCGAATTTCTGATGACCATATCCTCATACTGCATTCCAAACCTTCCAATTCTGGACAGATTTCGATACAAATTTCCTAAGAAAGAACGCTGTTGGCTGTTATCGTCGTTAAATCCTGCCATAATTATGTTGGTGTTTCTGTTTCAGGCGGGGCTGCTCCTGGTTCTGGCCCTTCAGGAGGAGCACCGCCTTCTTCTCCCCCTTCTCCCTCAGGTGAATTTTTTTCTTTTTTCTTTTTTGCCTTCTCTTTCGCTTCTTCATTAGCCTTGATATCATCCTCGGTCATTCCAAGAAAATTTTCAATCAAAAATCCTAAAGAAAAGAAAGGTTGACCTTCTTCATCCACTAATTGGTACATAGAGTCGATGGATTCTTTTCTTTTGCTCATCGTTTCTATCTCCTGGTTAACACGAAACGGATTATCTGAAACAAAAGTTAAACCAAGCTGACTTCTGAACATATAATCCTTCTCCAATTGGGGAAAATCACGACACAATTGAATCCATAGAGGTTTTATGAGAATATCTTGAAAAACAGATCTCAATCTCATAATGAACTTCGAAAATCTAATTTCTTCTTTGTCTAATCCTTCTGCTGCATTGGCATATTTACCTGTTGATCCGCCATCAGGCCCTTGAAATCTAGAAAATGGTATTTTAGATTCTTGAACCAACTTGTCAAAAAAGTAAGCCAAAGGAGCTGGATCATTCAAATTTGGTCCAGCAGTATTTAAAGGTTCAATATTAGGAGTACCCAAAGCACCTTTGGGCATAAGATAATTTTTGTAGAACTGAATTTTTGGTTGTCCGTTTACTGAAAGTTCACCGCTTTCGTCGTTGAATTGAATATCTTCTTTATAGATAGACATTAACTCTCCGAGTGTTTGCATAGCCTTTTGTTGTGATCTGGAGCCTACCGGAACTGTCATTTTAAGACGGAAAGATGCATTCATCACAGACCAAATAACACGAGTGTATTCTATGATCCTCAGAACATTATATGGACGAATTAACCTTTCAGTATAACTTACCCTTGAAACAGAATTACCCTTTGCGTAAGAAAGATAAATGATCTGAGAATCATACAGCATTCTTCTTTTTCTTTCGTCCTTAGGATATTGATACCAAACATTCAAGAATGTTCCATCTTTCTGCTTTTCTACAGAGGGCATTAACGTGGTAGCATCCAATTCTTTAAATCCGATAATATTTTTTCCTTTGTCATCATACACAATTTCGAAAGCTACAAAACCATCAACCAAAAGCTGCCTGAAGTACTGCCAGGCAGAAATATCATCATTGAATCCAAACATGTCGTACAATTTTTTGTACGTTGAATCAATTTTATCTATTACATCTTGTTTAAGCCCGGTTATATTAAGGAATGCTGGATAAGCGAAAAAGTTATAACCATCATAAGAAATAGACTCGTCGCAAACAGTATCCAGAATATATTCAATTTCCGGGTTTAAAGAAAATTTTCTCAAGTAATCTCTTTTTCCTGCATAGTCTTTATCAAAATAGGAAATGTATTGTCTGGTTGTCGTATCTTGTCTTCCTAAGGAGAAAAAAGTTGTTTCATCTTCTATAGGTCCCTTCTTTAAAAATTCTGCTTCAGTAGCACCAATGGCTTGGGAATTTTTAACCACCATGTCACCATACCGCAATCCGAAATTACTCAGATTTTTGATGGATTCCCTTATTCTTTGGAATATGGGATTGGTATTTGGATTCTCGTTAAATCCTGCCATGAAGCCAGAAATTTATTTTTATAGACAAAATCAAGTTTTTATTTTCGATTTATATTCCCTATATATCTTATCCAAAGAGAGACCCTCTATTGAGGCGTTATTGAAATAAGGAATTTTTACCCAGTCTTCATAATCTACAATTTTCACGTCACGTAAATTTTCCTTGTGAAACCCAAAAATTGCAAACTCGTATCCAGTTCCTTTGAATATTTTTTGTAAATTTTCTCCCTTAAGATTCAAAGGCATTTGAGATCCCAAAATATTTCTCATATTTTCTTGAAGTATTTCTGAAAAAGTAGAAGTTAGTCTAGTTAAAATTTCTGCCCGTTTATCATTTGGAATAATTGTAAGATCCATTACTTTGCAAATCATCCCTGTACCAATTCTTTCTTCTGATAAAAAAAGAAAGCACGGATATCTATTTACGAAGGGATTTTTTTCTCCTGGATTTGTTTTTGTTGTGTGTAACGCAAAATAAATTTTTCCGCTTTTAAAAGAAGTGAATTTCTCTCCAGAGTGATTCGAGCTTGGCCCATATTTTTCCAAAAATTCCTCGTTTATCAATGAATTAAGTTTAGTTAAAGAAGGAAATTCACTTCTTAATTTTCTGGCCTGATCCTGAAAGTCGATCATTTACTTTGAAATAAGAATTTCTCGTTTACAACCCCAAATTTCATTCCTCTACTTTCAGCCCAATGTTTAGCAGCTTTGAATTTGGCTTGGTTTGTAATCCAAATTTGCATTTTGTGATTGTATGATTTCAGTTTATCTACGGTGTAAGTTCCTTCATATACTGGCTTTTCGTGTTGCTTTTCAGGTTTCACCTCTACCAACCATTCCTGTTCATTACCATCGTCTTGAAGGGCTTTCAAATAAAAATCAACATTGTACTTGTGATCTTTTTTGTCCAAAGGATTATAATATGGTATAGCGGCTGGTTCTGAACTCCACTTTAAAATTTTATCGTTATTATCACAATATTTGCAAAATCTGAATTCCCAGCTTGATCTACAAATTATGTTGTGTATATCTCCAACGTATTTGTCTGGATTGACCGGTACATACAAACCAGATTTGTAGCTACCGTTGGGCTTTATTTTCTTAATATCAGTCATCTAAATATTATAGGAATTGTCTTCTCCTGTAATATAAGAAAATGGAATGGTTTTAGGGGATTTAGGGGGGTGAATTTTTTTCCACCCTTTTGCAAATCCATTTTTTGCTATTTGTGTGTAATAAGCAAATGGATTATTTGATTTGGTTGGATCGAACCTATTCCAATACTTACAAAGATCTTCCATTGCAAAAGCCATACAATCAGCTTTATCATCTGGATCTTTGTAAGCCATTTTCTTGGAAATACCAGCAATCATTAAATTGAACATTTCGATTGTCTCGTTGGTCAGTTGGCCTTTTTTCTTAGATTCAAGAATAGCAGCCATTAAACTGGAGTTTGTAACGTAAACTTTTGTCATTAAATGTTAAAAAAATTGCTAACTTAGAATCTTAGTTTTATCCTCGAGGTTAGTTTCATTTAAAACTTATTTTCCTCAGCCGAATCATCTGTAAATTCACTATCTTCAGATTTTCCAGATGGTGCAAAACTCATACCCTTTTTATAATCATCTACAAAAGGTTCGGGTTTTTTGTCCTGATCTGGACTAGATGGTGCAAAAGCCCATACCCTACTGAGGATTTTTTTTAGTTTTTTTTTGACTCCTCGCTTTCGTCGATATTGTAACCCATTTCAGGATTGGACTTATAACCTATCCTTCCCTCGGAGCCCTTAGAGGGAGCTACCGCGAAATTTGGATCAGTTTTCATTACCTGTGGACTATGTGCTTTACCCTTGATAGTTTTTACCCCATATCCAGCATCTCCTTCGGATTTACCTGGGGCAACTGCCAAATTTTGATTTGTTTTTTCGAGCTCTGTTTTTTCATCCACATTATAACCCATCTCATCATCTACTTTGTAGTGGAGCTCTTTCCCTTTTTCACTTCCTGGAGCAGAAGCAAAATTAGGATCTGTTTTCATGACCTGAGGGTTTTTAGATTTGTATCGAATTCCCTTGACTTCATAATCTGCATCGCCTTCTTCAGAACCAGGAGTTTCTGAAAGCTTCATAAGTTTAACATCAGATTTGCTGAAACGTGTGTCTTCCGACAAATTATACCCAGCACCTTTAGTTGCCTTGTATTTGGTGTGTGTTTCTTTTCCTTCTGGTGCCTCCTCTAAATTAGCATCTTTCAAATTCTCTACATCTTTTTGTCCACCTTTGTTATTGTCTTTTCCTTTAGGTGCAGCTTCTGTATTTTTTCTCATCGTGTTGCCTGGAGTTGCATCTTTCTTTTCCTTTGCAGATTTACCGGGAGCTGTAGCCAATTGCTGAGAAGCTTCTTTCAATTCCTCTTGTGTTTCTGCCTCGACTTCATTTTCATCACCTGCAGTGGATAATGCATCGTCCAGATTGATAATTTCATCGATTTTAAAATCTCCGGTCCTACCGTTGTCCATCAATACCGTATAAGAACCGGATGTAGAATCAATAGAAATAATTTTACCTGTGTTTCCAGATTCCAAAACCTTAACATATTCTCCGACGTTAAATTTATCATCCTCGTACACTTCCTCAAAAGACAAAGGTTCATTTTCAATTTTTTGAAGCTCTGTGTTCACTGCTGACCACTTTTTGCGCAAAGAGGAAAGTTCTCTTTCCAATAAATTCTGAGCCCTTTGAAGTTCAGGTGAATTTGCAAACAAAGGATTTAAACCCATTTGCGATTCAACTTTTTGAAGCTGTCCTTCTAGAACTGTAATATTTTCCATCAACCTCTTTCTGTCGTTTAGCATGATAGATTTGATTCTAGATTCACCATCCAAAAATTCAGTTAAACCCTCTGAAATATCATATTTCAAGAATTCTCTTACCATGTTTGTTGCCTGTGTTCCATTAACTTCAAAAACAGAATTATCTGACATAGATTCGTTAATTCTGTTAAGGAATATTTTATTTTCCCATTTAATGAGGTTTACTGAAGCACCTTCATAAACTTTGGATTCAATTCTTTTTGCAAAATCAAGTTCAACAATCGAAAGGAAGTTCTCATACAAATTCAAAATGTCATAAACAATTTTGTTTTCGTTCATACCCAAAGATCCGGAAATTTCTAATCCAATTGCCTTTGAAAGGTTCACTTTATCTTGGAATTTCATTGATTTTCCGTTGAATAGAATTGATACGCTTTCTCCTTCTTCAATTAAAGAAAATTTGTGTTTACCAACAAAAACATTTAAACCATTCTCATCGACCTTTACATATGGAGCATAAAAAGATTCTAAAACTGAAATGAAATTTTTTGGGAGAACAGCTACCTGCCCACGATTTAGTTTCTTCAATCCTTGGCTTGATCCTTCAAAAACATTTGACCCAATGGTGAAAATGGTTTTACCTCCTTCTACAAGAACAGGAGAGAAAACTCTACGGACTGAAGAATTACCAGCATGGATCGGAATATTTAGCTTGGAAGAATCTTGTTCCATCAGGGAAAGATTGTTCAACAAGTTTCTAACAATAGGATTAAATTGCCATCTTGAAATATCTTTTGTTAGAAGAGATATTGATTTATTTTCAGACACCAGCCACTTGTTCAGGGATTCGGTTACAGGAGAATAAAAATCAGAACCTGCATTACTTGAAATGGTATACAAAGCTTTAGAAACTTCGATTTCAGGTCTGAGATCCGTTAGCTTTTCGCTTAATGATTCTGTTATTTCTTGTACTCTTTCATCCCAATCAAAATTTTTCATTTCTTGAAGAAATCCTTCTGCTACCAGGAATTCTGGCATATTTTTGCTTTTCAGCAAATGATAATATTTTTCACAAATAATTTTGATGGAAGGATGTTCGAAAATACCAGAATTCCGAATTGTATTAATTCCTTCAAAAACACCCAGATTATTTACTTCTTCTGACTTCATAAAAGCTTCTACACCTTTGTCCTGCGAAGCAAGAGCAGACAAATTCTCATTCAAGCTAGTATAGTCCACTTTTGATGTTTGTTCTTTTTCACTCTCTACATAGCTTCCTGAGTTTTTGGATAGACCATTCCCAACACCACCCCATGATTCCATCAATCTATTTGCGGCGTTTTTGGATCTAGTCAATTCCTGTTCTCTCATAAGTTGAAAGGGATCTTGCGATGGTGTATCAACACGTTCGAAATTTTGGATGGACTCCATGATCGAATCGGAATTGATATTAGGGTCTCCTTTTTCTATCTTTTGAATGTTTGATTCACAGATAGCTTTAACTTCTGGAGAAGTAGTTGTATTTCTTAGGGTTTTGAGTTTATTCAGTAAATCCATTTTCTTTTGAATTTTTTTACGTACTATATATCATTCAGAACTTTCGTTTTCTGAATTTTTTTATTTAGCTACCAGAACTTGTAGTTTCACATCGAAGTCGGGATGAGGGTTGGTAAAAGTGATTCCGCCACCCGAATAAAGTAAATCATATTCGCTTAAATTCCACCCAGTTACATCAGAATCAGTAGATCCAAGAGGGTTACCACTTAGTACCATAAGTTCCCCTAGGTTGTAAGTTTTACCTTGATAACTCCAGTGAATGTATTTTTGGATTTGTGGAGTTCCGTTCTTAGGTGTAGGAACTCCTGGAATAATTGGGGTTTGCGAAGCAAACAATATCGGATTTTTTGGAGCAGGGTATTGAACCTTAACTGCTATCCAACGTACAAAACCCTCCGTTCCAATGTCGGTTTGACTTAGCTTAATAGATTTAGTTCTTTTCAGTGTGATCATCAATCTAGAATAATCTTGAACAACAAACGCTAAATCTTTAAAGTTAAAAAAGGTTGTGTAGTTAAAATCTTCTTCCAACACAAATTGATTTTTAAAGAAAACCCAACCGTTAGGTGGAATAGGAGGACAAAGGATAGGTCTGGTTGCCATTTTAGCTTGCGGTTAAAACCGTTAATTTTACATTATACTCGGTTGGATTTGAAAAAACAAAACCTCCAGTAGCTGCTCCAGTATAACCAACTTCAGAAGAAACATCATTGCTGGTTTGCCATCCCTTCCAAATTTGGCCATTTTTTACCTGTCCAGTTAGCATCATAAAATCTGCCATGATGTATCTAGAACCTTTATATTCCCAATAAAGCATTCTTTGGTCTGGTGTTGCATCTGCATAAAATTGTGCTCTTGCCATAAACAAACCGATTTCTCCTAAAGTAGTGTCGAAATCTCCTTGATCTAGATTAACCGATGTATAAGGAGCTATTACAAAGGTCTGTTGTTGGTATCCAGAGAAATCTCGAACAGGATAGAAAAAATCAACCAAATCTAATTTTTGTTCGGTAACATCCTGCCAAGCAACATTCATTGAGGTATTGTAAAACCTAATATTTTTTGGATCGTTGAAGTTCGAAAATGTCAGATTGACCCTTTCTAAACCTCCTGGATTTAAAGCAATCAGAGTGTACCTAGTATCAAAATTGGCAGAAGGACCAGGATCTAATCCTACTTGGGAGGATCCTTCACCAAAATAAGTTCCCCCGGTAACTGCTGAAGAGCTACCGCCATAGATATCTAAATCTCCGCCTGTTATAGAATTGCTTTCGTTAAACATTTTTATAATCTAGTTGGATCAACCTGTGGTGAAGGTCGGTCTATGATTCTTTGTTTGTTTGCATTAGAATTTAGCATTTCGACAGTTTCAACTTTTCCCAATTCTACGCTCGATTCTTTAAATTCTTCAACGACATTCTCCGGAATTTCTTGATTTGAAATTAATTCAGTAGATGTCAGGAAAACTTCAGGATCTTGTTGTGGCTGCACTTCCGGAGTTGGCAAACCCCCGTCAATAATTGTGTCCTCGGTAGTTTTTTTATTTTCTTCTGGTTCAACATTCATTTGATCTTCAGGACGTTCGTTGTTTTCTTCTTTTGCTATCTCTGGTTTAATTTCTTCAGATTTCACAGATTCTTCTGGTTTAATATAATCCACAAGAGATTTAATAAATCCTAATGATACCAAAGGAAGAATTGCTCCAGAAATAATACTAAGTATTCTTTTTTGATAAATTAGTTCTTCTTCTTCCAGTCCAAAAAGTTGGCTCCAAGCTTCGAAATTTTCAAGATTAATGAAGGCATAATATGTATTTCCCATGCCTTGCATAGCAGTTAAAACAAAAAATAAAAGCCACACCAAAGTCTTGTTCATTTTTTTCAGAACTATCAAAGACGCCAAAGAAGCAGCTGCTCCTATCTCAAACGAAATGGCGAGGAAAATGGCTAGCCAATCTGGATTTGAAAGTTTAAAAAAATCAATTACGTGAATAGTAGAAATGATACTAACTACCAAATACAAAGAGACAAATGTGGAAATTATAAACCAATGTAAATTCTTGTTCATTTGGATTCTAAATTTTCAATTTCTTGATCAAGAACAGACTGTCGTGTGACATCAATCATTTTTCTATCTGTCGATTGGATCATTCTTTTTTCTGCTTTTAAACCCTCTATAATCAGGTCTTTTTTAGTGACAAGAGAATCCATCTTCACCGAAATTTTGGAATTTTCCTTTTTTATTCTTTCTAGATCTCTGCCCATTCCACACTGTTTCATAAAAAGTCCTAGAAATAAACACAGAAGAATAACTTCGAAATTTGTTTTGATTTTTTGTAACATGAGATTAAGTTTATTTTAGTATATATCTCCAACCATAATTTGTTCTTCGTACGATTTCGAAACGGAGATGTGATAAAGACAAATTTCTAAAAATTATGACAAAAAAAAAGATTTTGGTTTCCCAAAATCTTTTAGTGTGTTTAACTTAGAAAATGTTAGGCAAGCTCCAAACCTTGTTGGGCTGCTGCCAATTCTTTTTCTAGCTCCCCAATTTTAGCCGAGTCTTGTTTTGCCATTTCTAATGCTAAGCCAAAAGGCTTCAAGATAGAAATAAATTTTTTAGCTTCCTTCAATCCTTTACCTGATGTCTTAGAAAGAAAATAATGACTAGCTTCCAGGGGAAGAGCCTGCATAAAAATGGTATTTTGTTTGATACCATCTTTTTTGATTGTATCAATAATTCTACAGATTTCAATAACTCCCAAAGCTTCTTTTTCTCTCCATTCAGCTTCGTTTTCTACGAAATTGAAGAAGTTTTCAACGTCTTCTTTCTTTTCGAATTTGACTGCATATACTTTTTGACCCAAGCTTTCTTTAGCTTCTTGTAGTCTTTTTTCACACGCTTGGATTCTGTCTTGATCCAGATGATCTACAATTTGATCTATTTCATCCCCTTTTACTTCTTCGATAATAAGAGGTGATTTAGAAGAGGTTTTTTTTCCCGTTGTTGTTTTTGCCATGATTTTTTTAATATTTTTACAGAGAATAAAATTTTTGTTTCAAAAATTTAGACTTTAAAAACATCAAAATCTTCGCGATTTTGTTGTAGATAAATTTTTAGTCTTTCTCTTAGGTCTTTTACTGGGTAAATTTTGGATGTTCCTTCTGGTCCTAGGTGAACCAAAAAACCACCATGTGTATCTATTCCCAGTTCTTCCTCTAAAATCAAACGATATAAACTGATTTGAATTGAATATTCGTTGTGCGAGTTTTCATAGAGATCGGCAAAAGGATGAAGTAATTTCTTATATCTGCCTTTAGGATGGCCGTCGTCTTTAAAATCTTTATTGGTTTTCCAGTCACCAACAAGAAAAAGGATTTTACTTTGTTTTTCGTCCCACATCAAAAATGGTTGGTCAATAGTTCCAGCTAATTTCCATTTTTTAGAAAAAATCTTTAACTCTGATTTTAGTGGCTTTAATTTTTTCAAACGGGATTCGTATAAATTCAAGAAAGAATTTACCCTTTGGATGTCTTCCTCTTTCTCTGGCATCTCTGGATTTTCTCCAGACCAAAAGTCCTCTATCCATTTATGAACACGTGTCCCTAATGAAGCAGCGGTAACAGCTTTCTGGGTCCAATCGTTTTCTATCACAGAAGGGTCTACTCCCGCCTCTGCAGCTTTTCTTTTGATCCAATAATTTCGATCAAAAGGAATTTTAAATTTCCGAAGGAAGGTTGTAACCGAATCGTATGTTATCCCCTGGTAAGAATAAGAATGACTATTTTCTTCGAAAATAAAATATGGATCTTTAAAAAAATCCAATTTTTTTTGGTAATCAGCTATTACTTCATCCCAATTTACCACGATATAAACGAATTTATGAATTGCATAATCTGTTCCCAATACCTAACAACATAACTAAGAGCTACCATTTCTAAACAGAATCTGAGCAACCAAATCCAACTTAATTCCCGATAGACAAAATAATAAACAACTAAAAATGAATCACCCCTAGTTTCTTTTAGTGGTTTGAGAAAAGGTGCGATCAATTCGTGCAAATTCAAACGGGTTAGATATTCGTTGATGGGCCTGATTTCTTCAAAGACAAAAGCTGGTCTTGCATCATCAGGAAAATCCCTAGATTGTGTAACTTCAGGAGGAAGATTCACGACGGTATAAATTCTACCGAACCAATCTTTTCTTAATCTTAATTTGCTCCATTGAGGAGAACTTAGTGATTCTTTTTTTATAACTGTAAGGTAGTCTGAATATAATTTCAAGTCCTTTAGGACACCCCATAATCTAAGGGTAACTATTATTCTGCCTAGAAAGTCAATCATTTCTTAGAATTTTTTTTTGTCAAGGTCTCAATTTTCTTTCGAATTTTTGTTCTGGCCCTTCTGATTCTCGTAGCAATAGATCTCTTCTTAATTCCATACTTGTCGGCTATGTCTTTGTACTTCATACCATAGATCTCTCGGTCAATCATGATGTCTCGATAAAGTTCAGGAAGGTCCCTAATTTCATCTACAACCTGCTCATAAACTTCATCAATATCTGATCCACCTGCTAAAAAACTCCAAATGGGATCTTCTTCCACCGAATAAACCACAGAGTCTGAATCCATTTTAGTTGAATCTAATTCGATTTCTTCTGTGGTTTTTGTTATAAGTCTTTTCCTACTTTTTTGTAAAAGCAAAGATTCATTTTTAGCTATGTTGTAGCACCAGGTGGAAAAATTTCCTTTTTCTGAATCATATTGGTCTATTTTTTGCCAGACCTTGGCCATGGAATTTAAAAAAGCATCCTCTGCTAATTCCATGTCGTTGAGGATAGTGAAACAGTGGTTTAAGACTCCGGGTTTAAGCCTTTCAAATAAAAATTTAAAAGACGTGTCATCTTTACCATGTATAAAATTTTCTGCTAATACTTGAATGTTTTTCTCCTTTGCCATTTTTTAATTCTCTAGATTTTTTTTCCCAATTTTATAATTTCAATACCTGCCTCTAATAAGAAAGACAGAGGCTCTGGTTTTCTATAGACCTTGCCAAAAACTATTCTTTTAATCCCTGACTGAATAATCAACTTAGAACATTCAAAACAAGGAGAAACTGTTACATACATAGTTGATCCCTCGGAACTTTGTGTACTCTTGGCAAGTTTGGTGATTGCATTTGCTTCGGCATGTAGAACATAGTTTAAAGTGACAAAATCCTCATCTTCACATTCATTAGGAAATCCAGTAGGTGAACCATTATATCCATCGGCTATTATGGATTTATCTTTGACAATCAGGCTTCCTACCTTCATTCTTCTGCAATATGAATTTTGTGCCCAGATTTCAGCCATAGACAAATAGACTGGGTCAGTTTTAATATCTTTTGGCTTATAAAAGGTTTCGTCTTTTAAATTTTCAATTTCACTGAAAACAAAAACATTTTCTGATTTAGGATTTGCCACCCATGAAAATTCTTCATATATAGTCAAATCTTTGAAGAAATCGGATGTAGGTACTTCTTTGAATTTAAATTTCTGTGTGCTCATAAGGAAACTGGTTTGAAGAGTTCAAATATACCCTTTAATGATGTTGGAAAAAAATTAAAAAGGAATTTTTTTTAAATAACATTTGAACCGGGCCTAAATGGCATATCATTGGCAATTCGAAGTGGTCCAGATAAAGATTTATAAATTCCTGCAAGAAGTCCTTTGATTTCTTTAATGTCTTTAGAACTTATTGTTTCGTCTTTTTTGGATTCCTTAGAATTTTCCATTGGTTTTTTTTCAGCCGATTTATATTCAATTTCCCCCTTAGCCGGAATTGATTGGCTTTGCATTTGTGATATAGGTTCGTCGGATGTAGATGTTGTTTTTTTAAACCCAGGCTTATTTAGAACAGGTGTTTCTTTTTTAACCTGTGAAGCTTTCATGTCAGAAGCCAATTTTTGCATTTCATTCGATAAAGATCCCATTGTTTGAATTTCATCTGGTGATACTTTTCCGCTTAAAGTTTGTTTGACACCCTGTTTGAAATTATCCACTTTTGAGCTTATTCCTTCCTTCAGTTTAGAACCAATGTCTTTACCTTTAGACTTCAGAGATTCTAAAAGTTTAGGCTTGGTTGGAGAAATAACAGAGGATTCTTTTTTTTCCTTTTCGTTTTTGCTTTCTCCCTCTTTTTTTCTTTTCCCTTTCTTAGAGGGTTCTTCAATCGGATCTGTTTTGGACAAAAGCTGTACTTTATCCTGGAGTGCCTCAGTAGAAGCAATCCTTTTTGCAACTTCTTCTTTTGTTATTTCTTTCCGATAATTTTTTATAAAATTATCGAGATCCTCCTGAAGATCTTCCGGGTATTTCGCATAGTAATCCGGGTCTCCATCTAAAAGACTTTTTCTTTTTTTCTCAATCGCGGATTTTGGGACTTCGACACCAAATGAATTCTTTACAGATTCTGCAAGTTTTGGCGTTCCTGTAACTATTTCAGAAGCTCCGGAGGTTTGGTTTAGTGATCGGGTTTCCAATGCTGCCTGACGTTCCTTGCTCTTTTTCATGCCTTCCAATTCCATTTGAAATATTCCTTCATCATTGGAAATGACTTTTTGATTTTTCTTAAGTTGAACTAGTTCCGGTCCTTTTTCACCGACGAGCGCTACCCCTTCTTTTTTCACATCTCCGCCCTCTGCAAATTTTGGAATTTTTGAGAATATAGACTTTGCAATTGACTCTAAAGTTTGGCCAGCTGGTTTTTCCGTGGTATTTTCTTTAGTTTCTTTCGTTTTGAACGAATTTTTAGCGATTCCGCTAAGGTCTCCAGTAATTTGTTTTGTAAGATTTTGGGTTAGACCTTTAGTGTTTTCTAATATCTCTTTGGCAAAAGATTGGGTTAGATTTTTGAAAAATTTCTCATTTTGAACTGACTGTGTTTCTTGAGGTGTGTCTGCTGGAGTTGGTTTTTTATCTTTCTCTCCTGTTATCTTTTTAAGTTGCTCTGTATTTTCGGCAGTTTTCTTGTTTTGCTCTCTGAGCTCTCGTACAAGTAAATCCATGTTGGTAGACAACATGGAAAGTTCTTTAAGTACTTGAGATTCTTGAGACATCCTTTATATATTCTAATTTAATTGGCCAGAAATTATTTCGAGAAATTAAAGACTTCTGATTGGCCTGACTCTTCCTGATTTTCTTTATTTTGTTTTTCTACCACCTTGTTGAGCTTATCTAGCCAAATTTGGTACTCGTAATATGGAATTTTTTCTATCCACTCAGGATCTAATTTGTGTTCGTTCCAAAGACGGAATTTCAAATCAAAGTAGTTCTCCAAAGATATCTGAAATAAGGAAAAGAGATCTGATCCCGTCGGGAAAGGAAATTGGTGCGGTGACCTCCTGAGCACCGCATTTAGAACAAGGTAAATTAACCTCCAATTTTGTTCCTATCTTCAACAAGTCTGTTACCTGAAATAAAATAGAAAATTCCTCCTTGGACCAGTTGTTTGACGTTTCTTCAAGCTCAGCCAATTTATTTTCATTCAAACTCCTCCAATCTTCGTATAGATGCGGAGCTATTTTAATAAAACTTTCATCAACATCCTTTCCTTGCCTAATTCTATTTCGAACATAAGTAGAAATTGCATCGATTACTCCAATAGATGGAACCGTCAATTTTACAGTTCGAGATAACTTTGTGATATTTAAAACGAATTTTCGCTCGGATTTAGAATAGTAGGACATTAATTTCTCATCAATGACGTATTTGGACAAAACCCCAGTTCTTAACTCAATACCATTTTGGAATGGACAATCCCCAGTTTGGCATGTAGTTTTAGGTTTGAGAATAATCATATTTTCACCTCTGACGAATGTCAAATCCCTTATGGTCATGATAATAAAAAACCGATCCTCCTGTTTGATTTCTTTGTAGGATACAACTCCATGCTGTGGAAACTTTATCACACAACATCTTTCTAAAATCAAATTTAATTTGGCATCTATGTCCAACATATCTGTTTCGTCGATGGTGGAAAAGTGTCTAATTTCTTTTACCTCTGCGGGTCGTATAGCAATTTGAACACCATCAGGGTAAAACAAGCCACCGGAAGGAAGAAGTGAAGGCGGTAAATTTTTCCACCCCAAGTCAGAGGGGCCAAAATCTTTTGGTTGAGAATTTTCAAAGCTTGTTGTAGGGGCAGGCTCGGATTTAATTTGTTGAGCCAGTCTTGTCTCTGATAAAACCGGTGTTTTTTCTTGTGCCTGTTGGAATAAAGCATTGGCTTCTTTCTCAGCCCTCACCTCTAAAGGATTTATTGGGTTTAGTACGGATATGTCATCATCAAAAGAAATCCCACCAAGTTTTTCTTTTTCTTGTAAAATTTTTTCGGGTGATAAATTTTTTGGGTCCATATAAATTAAATTAGGTCACATATAAATGTGTTCCTTATATATGTATGACAGAAAAAAAAGTAAAAATTATAGGAATTGATCCTGCCAGTAATCAGATTTCCACGTGGTATCAAGTATGTAAAGGGCATCCCCTGAATCATAACTCAATGCCATAGTTGTTAGTGGTTCAACCAAAAAACAATTGTTCAAAGTTAATCTTCTGAATACATCTCCTTGTTTGTTGAAAATTGAAACAACAATTTGACCAGTATAGTCTCTCTTTAATCCCATGGCACCGGTTAAAGGATTGTAAATCAAATCTGACCATTGTCTCATAATTTTAAATATGGTCATGGAATTGTTTTCGTTCAAATTCACCTCGAAAGCAATTGAAAATTGAACGTCTGAAGTGGAAGGTTCGCCGCCTGCATATCTTCTTTCTGCAAATTTATAATACTGAGTTACTGGAGCTGCAGGTTGGATGTCAACTGCCAGAGATCCAGTTACGCTTTTGACCTGTTGTGTCATAATAGATTCTCCATTGAACCTGACATTACCCAGAGTCACTCCTGCAGGAGGGGTAACCAGAACTTCGAATTGATTAAGGAAAACAGGCTCGAAATTATTTCGAGCTGCTAGAGAATTATTAAAATGAGGTAAACCTGCCATCTAGTTTTTTTAATTTTTAGGTGAAAAGATCATCCCAATAATCAACCGCCCATGTCATGGTGATTTCATACAGGGTAGTTCCGTTGATATAATCTAACTCCATCGGGTCAATAGCTTTCATAGGAAAACAGTCGCGACACGTAATTCTCCTGAAAACGTCTCCGTTTTTATTGAAAATAGAAATAATGATCGTGCCAGTATAATCCGTTTTAATTCCCATAGCTCCAGTCAATGGATTGTAAATTAAATCAGTCCATTGTCTAAGAGTTTTAAACGTGTACATAGAATTGTCGTCATTTAAATTCACAGTAAATTTCACGCTCAAATCCAAACTTGTTTTATCTGGCTTACCACCCGCATAGTTTCTTTTGGAAAACTTGTATTTCTGAAACACAAAAGATGGATTTTTATCAACGTCCATGCCGTTGACGTTTACGACCTGTTGTAACAAAATTTGACCACCCAGAACAGCTGCTGGGGGAATCACAGTTACCTCAAATTGGTTGAGATAAACTGGCTCGTATTTGTTGATCGAATACAATGAATTTTGGTAGTGTGGTAAACCGGCCATTAATTGTTTTTCTTTTTTTATTTATCTCATCTTTTGAAATTCACACAATATGTTATACAAAGTTGATGAAACCACCGGATGCAATTCCACCGGTTCGAGTTACTGTGATTCTGTTGATGAATTTCTGGATTCCTCGAGCTGGCTCAATAATCACATCAATAATACCCATGTTCATGTCGATAACAGAAGGAGGATTATTAGATGCATCCATGATTACCTGGTAAGCATAAATACCACCCCCGGCTCGAACCCCGTCCAAATAGGTATCAACCAAAGTTTTAATTTCAAGACGGATTGAATCCTCGTTGAAATCGAACAGATAGTTGGATAGAATTTCTTCAACGTCGTTCTCAAGACTAATTAACAAATCTCTGACGTGGAGTAAACCAAAGGCAGAACTAACAGTTTGATACGCTGTTTGATTACCGAAAATAACGACTCCGAAACCTCTTTTCTTTATGATCGGATTCAATCCGAAAGGTTCCAACCATCCACGATCTTCATCTGTAAAGTCATATTCTACTCCTACAATGTTACCTCCAGAGATCGTACCTCTTTTTTGACCTGCGATAATGTTGTAAGGTTCTCCATTTGCGAATTTTCTTACAAAATTGTTGGAGACATAAGCAGCTGGTGGAACATTTGTGTTTCTATTATTTTCTCTGATGGTTATATATGGTGTGAAATAACCAGCAAATGAAGCCCCTAGATCTTGGGTTGGAAGACTAAATGTATAAGAAGGGTTCAGAGATAGGTTTCCACCTTCAGCAATATATTGAGCTTCTAGTGGAGGAAATGGATCTACTGCTGTTGGAGCGTTAGTAAATCTTGGGTCTGTGCTAGCTCTAAACTGTGCCATAGAAGGAGCATTAATGAATGCCAAAGCCTTTTGCCTCATCATAGCCAACTTAGAAAGTTGGTACTTCGAATTCGGTTGAATTGTTCCACTGAAAGTATCTACGATATAACGGAAGGAAATAACGTCTTTGGTTGCCAAAGTTGCAGCCAGATTTGTATCATAAAGAACGTTCAAAATCTCATCAACTCTCGCATCAGTTCCATTAGGTCTTTGAGCATCCCTCATGGTGTAACCACTCAAATAAATGAAATCGAAAGATCTAGTAAATTGGGGTATTGACTTGAACTTCTGAACCTGTACTGGAGATCCAGAATAAAATAAGATGGGTCTAGCACAGACAACTCTAACAACTCCTGAAGTAGTGGTTTGTGCTACGGCGGTTACTTTAGTCAACCTCGATTGTCTGTTAGCTCCTACCGTTTCACACAATTCTAAGTCAGTAGAAACCAAATAGTCTCCAACTGAAATTATTTTATTGTTAATCTGATCCGGAACGAACGTAAAGCTTGTAGTATCTATTTTGGTTAATACATCTAGGAATTGATTGATAGATGCTACACTTGATACTATGTCGGTTTGAGAAGAACCAACAGTAAATCCAATATTATCTGAAGCATATACAGTTCCAAAATTGGGGTAATTAACAAGATTGTCTGGACTCTGTCTGGCAATATTATTGAAAGATCTAACATAAGAGACATTGAATTGATCTCTGTCAACTGTTGTTTGAGTATCTAGATAAAGGATGTTCGTTCCTGCTGCGTCTAGCCAAACAGTATCACCATCTTCGATCTGATCTGCTTGTGAACCTGTTGGGCCTCCTATTTCAGAGTACAAAATGTTTTGATACAATCTAGTTGAGATTTGTCCGGTTAAAGCGTTTGAAGCTGTACCTCCTGTGATAGAAGCAACATTTACGATGTCAAGATAATCAGATGCACCAAACTGTTGATAAAATTCAGAAACTATTCCAGAGGTTGTTCCCATTGTAAAGGAAGTAGGACTCACCTGAATTCCTTGAGAAGCATAAACTGGAGTATCCAGTGGATGTGTGAAAGTTATGGTTAAATTACCTGCAATTTCCCTGACACCTGTTATTTTAAGTTTGACCAAGTCCCCGGTTGTAAATTGATTAATAACATTTCCGGTAGCTCCTGCAGGAATTGTAACTGTGCCAAGAATAAACGGAGTGTATGAAGGAGTGGGGGTAACAAAATCTTTCAATCTTAATTTTTCTGCTGAGGTTAAAGAAGGTTCAGTTAAGATATCTGCAGAAGCTGCCGCTCCCGTTCCCCCACCCCCCGAGAAGGTTACAGTCGGAGCGGATGTATAGCCAGATCCACTAGCTGTTAAAGTAATGCTAGATACCTCGTTCCCTGATATGATCGCAATGGCAGCAGCCCCCGTTCCTACTCCCGAGAAAGAGATCGTTGGTGCACTTGTGTAACCAGTGCCGCCGTTAGTAATATAAACATTTACAACTGCACCACCAGTAACACCGGAATTGGTACGAAGATAATGAAGACCACCAAATGTTAAACTTGGGTCGTAAGGTTCTAGAGAGGATGCTGGTACTCCAGCAGTAGGTCCAGTTGGTCCACCTAGGTTAAATAATGTTCCAACGTTCAATGGAATGTAGGCAACACCTGCTGTTCCTCCAGTAACTCCTCCACCAGTTATTCCGATTGAATTTTGGGTGTAAAGATAATCTTGAATCAACTGTTGGTCATAACTCAAAAAATTCAAGGTAGGATCCTGAAGGTCTCTATCTCCAGTGAGTTCGTCAATCAAGAAGTTACCAACCAAATCTACTTTGAACCTATTTTGACAAAGGTACTCCAAACCCTCGGCATCAACGGCACAAAATAGTCCAGTAGAAGGGGTGTTGTTATTAACTAGTGTTTGGATGAATTGATTGTTACCATTAAGATCTACAAAATCAACAATCAGACATCCTGTTACCTGGGTAATAATGTTGACATTTTGTTGACTAAGAAAATTGTTGATTTGACTTTTTATAAAACCATTGGGTGTAAAAAAGGCAGACCATTCTGGATCTTCAGACAAGGCCTGATAATTTGTCCAATCCCCAGAGACAGCTATAACATCAATAAACCAATCGGAAATATAATCATAAGGATGTACGTAACTAGGTACATTGTTTGCTCCATACCAATCGATGGCAAAAATGTCATATCCTTGGAGGGGAGGAGTAGCATCCGTAGATTTTCTAACAATAACAGACATAGACTGTTGTCCAAGATTCACTAAATTGAAAATTCTACCTTGGTCTACAACCGACATAGTAGCAAGAAAATAATCAACGTCTGCAAACCAGAATCTTTCTTTGTTGTAAAAAGAGGAGTACAAACGAGAAGTTAAAACCCCATTAGGCTCATCAGTAGCAACTGAAAAACCGAAATAGTCTACTTTGTCTGCAGTTGATGAAGTTTCATCGTTATTTAATCTCAGCAAATTCAAAGCAAAAACCGGTCCCGTAGAAAGACAAGTTAAAATCGATCTCTGAAAAAAGCAACCTTGTGATTCTAGGTTTTTATCAATGTCCCCGAAGATTGCAATTGCCGTGGTGACATCTGGTATATAAACCGGAGCATTAAAGGGGCCTTTATTCGAAAACCCAACAACCAAACGAATTGTTTGTGAGGTTAGGATGATGTTTTCAGAAGCATTAAATTCCAACGTATAAACGCCAGAAGCTTTGAATTGTGATAAATCGAGTTTGATTTTCTTAGCCATTATCGTTTTGAAGATATTTTTTCCCTAGTATATATCAAAATGGATTACCACAAATGTGGATATTACTAGAGTTCTAAATTATATATCTCTAACGTGTTATGACATTAGCTTACTAAAAGAATTATAAAAGCTTCCTTCCTTTGTTTTCCCGTCGTTTTCTTTGTCGTCTAATTTAGATTCTATTAATTTTCTATACCCTTCATCCATTCGATCGTACAGGTCACCTATTAGGTCATAAAAAGCAGTTGTTTCAAAAAGAGAAGATAAACTAACTAATGTCATGGCAACATCGTCGTGTCCAGATTGTGAAGAATAGGTTCCGCTGCTGTTTAAGCCAAAAGAAAAAAGTTCAGGAATAGTCCATGCTTTTTCGTTCACAATAACCCGGTTTTGTCTAAATAAAGATCTTAACATTTCACAATATTTCATTTTGTTCTTCTCGTTGTACTTGATGCCAGGTTTTGCAGTTCTTGCAGACTCTGTATGTTTGGTGTGTAAAAACATATCCAAAGAAATCTCGTCGTTTGAAATCAATTTGTCCAATAGAAGTTCTCCCCTGAAATTCATCTCTAAAATGATAGTTAATCTTTCTTTGTTGAATATATTTAAAATTAAAGCCTCCAACATTTTTTTGATGTCCTCGATTTGAATTCCATTATCTCTAAAAACTCCAACCTGAAGTAAACCAAAAAAGTCCGCTTCGTCCTTATAGTCATCGATAGTTTCGATTAATTTTTTGGGTAAAGGAACAACTCTAAAAATATTTATGACCGTAAAATCGCCTCTTCCACCCCCAGCAAGATCCACAGAAAAAACAAAATTTTTATCCTCTAAAGATGCTGAATCTAAAGAAAATTTTGGGTGCCATCTGAAATTCTCGTAAACAACACCCAAATCGCTCAAAACATCTATCTCCCTCCACACATATTCAGATTCGTTTGATTTGATTTTTTTTAGCTCATTTGATCCTAACAACAAAGAGGTTGAACTGAGAAATTGATTGCCGTATTCCTGATTGAAAAGTTCCTCACTACCTAGGTTGGCAATTTCTTGTCTTTTCCATTCTTCATCCCTGCCCGGAACCTGCCACCAGTCCACCCGAACAGGATTGAACGAATTTTCCCCAGTGAGAGCGCCTTGATAAATCTCATAAAATTTATTCATGCCGTTAGGTGTAGAAGTGATAATAATTCTTGACACCTTTGAAGATGAAACTGTAGGATAGGAAGAACGAAAGAAAGACTCGATAAAATTGGGATGAATATGAGCAAACTCATCCATGTACAAAAAGTGAATTGTAAAACCAATTGCCGTTGTTTTCGTGGTGGTCTTAGCTATCGCCCTACACCCATTATCGAATTTCATGGACATAACGTTATTAACAATCATCCCCGGCTTTAAGAACCAGGGCAAACCTTTCACGATTGCTTTGATTTTATCCATCAATTCTTCCGCAGTGGATCCAACGTTAGCCAAAATCATCGCATTTTTATCGTGATTGAAAAGTAGATACCACACTAAAATGATAGAAGATGTGATGGATTTACCCACTTGACGCGGTGCAAGAAAAACATTGAATCTATTATTCTGATATTCCCTCAATACAGATTCTTGATAATCTCTTAATTGAATGTATTGAAGCCCCTCATCGGTCATTACCTGACAGTACTTTGCAAAGTGTACCACGTCCAAGGCACATTTTTGCATTTCTTGCAATTCCTCTGGTGTATATTCCCAAAGCAAATTAGACCTTTTTAGAGATGGATCCCCGTCATGAAAAGGGTTTTCGACTGATTTGTAATCCAAACCTTCCTCCTCAACCTTCCTCATAAGGTCATCAACCCTTTTTGTGGACCAATAATTGGAATCTAAATAATTATCTTCTTGTTTGCTCATAGGAATAAATCGTCGTCTATTTCAAAAGTACCTTCGCTCTCGATACTTATGTTTTTGGAAGCATCTTGACTTGCTTTTTGTCTGGCATTAACAACCGCATTTTCATTCACTTCCTCGACTTTTACGTCTTGGATTTCAGCTCCCAAAATGTCCCTCAGTCCTTCCATTAAACTTTTGGTTCCTCTCACCTTAAGTGCGGAGTTCGTTCCTTGGCTAGAAGGCGAAGAGCTTGGTGAAAAAGAGGTATCAGATTCTTGATTTTGCTTCATGGGAACAGATCCAGAAGAAGCCTTCATCTCCAATTCTTTTCTCAAGTTTTTGTAACTGGCTTCAGTTTTTTCTAGATATGTCTGATGATCCTTTGACATTTGCATAATCTGGGCTTGCAATTGTGCAAGAACCTCAAACATTCGAGCAGAAGCACTTCCCAAATCAATTTCTTCTACGAGCTTGGTTATGGCGTGCTGTGCAGTTTTTATCTGGAGCATCATAGATCCAACGTTCATTGCATCTATTTTCTTCTTATATTCAAGAAATTCGGATTCATCGATTAAATTTTGGTCCACGTAGAATTTGGCCAAAGATTCTAAAAGATCTCTGGAATCTGTACCGGTAGACTGAATTTGAGCCTGAAAATCCATGATCTCCGTTGTTTTCATTCTCGGAAGATTGTCAGTGGTTAAAGATTCAATCTCCAAATTTTCTTCCATCAGGATGGAATCTAAATTTGCCTTGATTCTCTCCTGGACAACCTTCTCTGGTTTTGGTTTACGTCTTGGCATAAAAATGGTTTTTAACCCTTTCTAGGGATTTTAGGAATTGCCAAAGTTGGTTTGGCATTGTCGATAATATGGGCGAGCTGAGCATCCCTTACAACGTTCTGATTCAGGACAATCGATTGTTTGTTAATGTCTATCATCGATTTGAAAATTCTGATGTTGGAAAGCAAAACTGGCGAAGTATATATCCTATAAGCATTGTTGTCTGTTCCATACAAGGGGTTGGCTGGATCTGTAACAATATCTTTGGGCAAATCGAAAGTATATTCCTGTGACAAAGTTCTAAAATCTTGATGGACCGGAACAAGATTCGAGGATTGTTCTTGTGGGTTATTAACATCATAACTCATCTTCCACATATTGACTCCCAGCTGACGATATTTATTCGAAATATTTACCACCAGGGCATACCATTCACCAATCTCAGGAACAAACTGAAGTTTGGAATTAAAGACAAAATTATTAATATTGATTTGTATGCTTCCTTCTTGTAGAAAGTTGGTGTTGTTGGGCTCTTGAGATCCTGAATAGATAAGATCTACTCTGAGTCCTTGTGGTCCTTCGTTAGGGTCCAGATAATCCCCGGCAATTAGATTTCTAGCCTGTGCTTTTTGCATTTTAAGTGCCGGAGGATCTAAAGAAAACGGCTTGTTGGGATTAACAACAGAAAATTTAAATTCATCAATCACAGAAGCCACTTGAAATCCTCCAGAGTGGTTTAAATCAGATTTGACTGCTACATATCCATCTGGATTTCCTTCGTAACCAAGCCACGGGGAAAGACCATGTTTATAGGGGGTGGTGTTGTAGACAATTCTGGTGGGAGTTACCGTCTCCTGTGCCATGGGGATGGGGGGATAAGGTTTTTTGGTCAGCGAATTTTCATTAACATAATTTTTGATAGAAAACCAACACGTGAAAGCTATTTCTCCATCTACCTCGAGCTTAGGTGTGGTAAGATATCTAACACCGTTCCGATATTTGTTTGGCTCGTATACAAATTCTGGATTGGATTGGAAAGCATCATATAAATCGTAGTAATTGTTGAACACAATTGTCCAGTTGTTATTTAAATCATAATTTACAATCGGTAGTTTTTCGTACACGTACGATCGGGTGGGATCGGTACCGCGATCGTTCGTGGTCGTGACGTACTGTTGTGGTTTGGTAATAAGTTCCTCTTGTGCCTCTGTTTCAGCTCCAAATAATTTCTGGGAATTCAAAGCAATCCCATCCAATTCTTCTTTGTAGGCTGGATCCCTAAAGTAAGTGTTAGATTTTGGATTGTATTTTTTCAATTCTATTTTAAAATAAATTGGTGAATACATGAAATCACGAAAAAGATAGGTGGAATTTATTTCATAAATTCTGTTGGTTAAAGGAAAATAAAGAATATCTCTTTTACGTGGCTGTGATCCTCGACCAAATAAACTTTCGAAGTACACCTTGTCGATGTGAATCTCGAATGGCTCTTCGAAAGATATCCCAAACGGATCATAGTTGGGTTTGTTGTCCGGAAATTGGTTTTGAGGTACCATCACCTTAACGCATCTTTCCTCTACCACATCATACAAAGTCCACTCTTTGAGAACAACGTCCTTTGATCTGGATTGAGGTTGTACAGAATAATAATTGGTTTCAAAACCAAACATTTTATTAACAATTAAACTCAAATCTTTGTAAAGGTTAATTGCCTTGTTTATATTGTAAGGGTTGAAAGTAAATGGTCCACATTCGTTGAAAACTACAGGCCGATTGGATTGTTCAGGGGAACATTGTGGAACTGGATTACGTATGACTAAATTATCTGGTCCTGTAGCCACGTCGGTATTATATGTCAAAGAAAGATCAAATGAAACTATGACAACATTTGGATTTATAGGTTCTTCCGATTCCCATGCTATTGAGCCATCTTGGTTGATAATAACAGATGTAAATCTGAACTCTGGATAAAATGGTTTATTCGGATCGAGAGGTATTGAAAAAATTTGAGCTTTTTCTCCAGATGAATTAGAATTTTGAATTCCTGTCGTGGCGAAGCCAACATTAGTCCATAGAGACCAGGTTTCTCCATCCACCGAATATCTAAAATCAACAGCGATTCCGTTTGTAATCGAAGCACTAGAAACAGTATTCAGATCTACTGGATAACCCTCCAGGGCAAAGGCTGCATCTATAGTCCATCCATCGAAAGAACTCGCATATCTAAAAGGTTGATCGTAAGTTAGAACTCTATAATTTCCAATGTATGTAAAATTTAGAGCAGAGTCTAACTGAGTTAATCTTTCTATCAACCACTCCTGTGATTCACAAGGAGCGTAATAATAAGTTCCATTGGAAGCTAAAACAGTGTGATATCCGTTACATCCTATCTGAATTCCTCGGGCTAAAGCAGCTCCAGTTGTTCCATATAAATTATCAGTAGATGTTTCTTGTACCTTTTCGGTGTTCGATAAATTGTCCTGGTACTGATATCTGGGATCGGTCAGATCCCTTTGATTACCATTCCCGTTATACACAGGAAGTCCTGTAAAAATTGCTTTATTGGGGGGAATGGCTGACATGATGAGATATAAACAAAAAAATTGCTTTTGTGTATATATCCACCACGGGAAGCAGAGTCAACAGATTCTACAAACCTTGCTCTTGTATAAGTAAATTAATTTGTTCAATCACAAGTTGTGGACTCAGCTTTGTGGTACACTCAAACATTCTTTCTGTATTTTTCAATCTAGGACACCAGTTCCAATCTCCACGATCAAACTTATATTTTACGTCGTTGAAACACCCGTGACACACATTTCTATTGATAACCCTATAATTCATTCTCGAAAATTCACAGGATGGATCGGAAAACCCAGAAATCATAACCACTGGTTTTTGCAAAAACCACGCTAGCCAGGAAAGTCCAGAACCAATGCCGATAAAAAAATCTGCTTGATAGATATCGGCCATTCTTTGTAAAATATCTCGGTCCCCGGTTTTATCTACCACACTCTCTAAAGTGTTGTTTTGTTTGTGAATGACCCGAACTTCATAACCAAGTATTCGAAGGTAATCCACTATTGTCTGCCATCCCTTTTCGTAGTGCCAGTGTTTGGCATTGGCTGTAGACTCTGTAGCCAAACAAACATATTTTCCGGATTCTCTTGGAGGCAAGCTATACAACCAATTAGGAAGTTGTGGAGGAAGTAAATCAGTTTTAACATCTATCCCCAGGATATCTCCTGCCACCTGTTGTAAAGAAATAGATCTAGGATCTCTGCGATGACAATTTCTATCTTCCTCTTCGTACCAGCCAACACCAAAAACTGCCTTAGCGGAATGATCCCTGTATCCGGGTGGGAAAAATTTAAGTTGTGGAAAAAATTGCGTTAGTAAAGAATTCCAAAAGGTAGTAACAATAACATCTGCCTGATATTTATTCCGTAAAGCCTCTACCACCGGAACCCAGGCCAAAGTATCTCCTAATGAAGAGGAATCAATAGAAACCAAAATTTTCTGTTTGTGAAGAGAAGACTCAAAGTCAAAACTCCAGATTTCTTTGGTTCCTTCGTAAACCTCTACTCGCCATGGGGTAAACCATCTTCTGAAAACCGACGTAAATAATCCAGGACTGGTTTCTGTCTCGAAAACATAATGATTGGTGTTTAGATCTTTGTATTTTATGGTTCTTTTAGTTTTTGGATTATTTCCAACCATATCAACTTTGGGGCCATAATCAAAACTAAATTTGAAATCAAAAGTGTCTTTGACCCTACACCTAAGGTCTTTTACCACATTTTTATAAACATCTATACCTTTATTTTTCATGAATTAAAACCTAAAATTTCTTGAATGAGACGAGTGTTGTAAGCTTTTCCTGATTTTTCAACATCTGAGGAAAAATAATGAACTAGAGGATTGTTATCATAATCATCCATATACGAAGGCAATCTTCTCATCATGATAGGGAGTTTCCATGATAAAGATTCTTTTATTACAATGGGATTCAACTCCCAGACTGAATTGAAAACAAACAAATCAGCAGCTTGAAAAAATAAATCAGTATCGGATCTTTCCCCCCAAACTCTACAATTTTCTGGCACATTTTGAAGGATTGGCTCCCAGTATTCCTGAAAGTTACAGGCGAGATTTCCCACGAAATGAAACTCTATCGGAAGATGTGTCATCTCTCTGGCGAATTCAATTAATTCTCCTTGGTTTTTTCCTTGTGTGAAAAGACCAACGTTGATAACATGTTTTTTGTCAGGGTCTAAACCCAATAAATTTATAGCTTTTTCTTTCCCAATACTTTCGAAATTTTCAATTGGATATTCCAACAAGTCCAAATTAAAACCAGAATTTTCGAAAACTTTTAACATCCATTTGTTGACCATCACGATTTTATCTGGACACCAAAATTTATCAGATGGTTTGTTGTTTGAAGAATGGCAGGTCTCAAAGATAAACCAGGGTCTATTTGGAACATAAATTTTCTCACACATCTCGTTACCAAGGAAAAATTCCACAAAATCTTGAAAATGAATAACGTCAGGACACACCCGATGAATAATTTCTAGGAATTCACTCTTGTCTTCCGAGTCCAATCTGAAGTAATTTTCTCCCAAAAGGTTTTGAATTCTTTCTCTCTGAACTGTGAATTGATCGGAAAGATTGTTATATTCAACACAGAATATTTCGGAAAAAGGCAACAGGCACTCAATACATTTATAAAGGTACTGAGGCATCCCTCCGGTGGAGAGATGAGGAGCAACGAAAAGGATCCTGGGTTTGTTACCTGAAATTTCTGAAATAGATTGTTCTACGTCGTATAAAGTTTGAGTTAAATTGTATTTTAATTTTCTAAGAGAAAAGGAAGGATCTAACATTTAATTTTTAATTAGAATTCTGTTATTATGAATTAATAAATAAACATTTTTATTGTTTCAAACTTTTTAGTTTTTACTCCAATTCTATGTTATTTTCATTTTCAGCTATATGCAAATTGTAATTATCAAGATTAATTCTATAAATTGTAAAATTGTCTCTTGGATATATTTCAACAATAGTACCATACAAAGGAACGTCACCTAATGTTTTTACTCTATCCCCTATTTCAAATTTGTATGTGATCATTGTTTTATGCTATATTGAATTGTGTTTTCAGAATATTATAGTTTGATAATACTTCGGCGTCAGTCAGAGTTCTATCGTAAATGTGTATTGAATACAAATTACTTTCACCAATATAACCATCAAAACAAGAACCGGGGCCTCTACCCGTCATTAAATTACTATTAGCACCACTTGGTGTCGGATTAACAACCAAACCATTCTTTGTTGGTGATTGTAGAACACCATTGATATATGCTTTGGCATTATTTGTACCCGATTTACAACTTGCAACAATATAAAGGTCTTGATTAATCCAGTTTGCTGATGTTAATGTAAAACCAACACCACCACCAACACCATCAAAAAAATCAAGAGCAATATTTGGTGCAACGTTTACATTATTTGAAGTATTATACATATAAAAACTAAACTTCCTGTTCGCACCCGAACAAAAATCCAAATTAATAAGTGCTGACCATCTGAAACCAGTGTTTCCGTGTGGAATACTTATTTGTCTTAAGAATACACAAACTGTTATTTCACTCGCACTACGTACTAAAGAAGCTCCAAGACCCCAATCGATGTATGGCGAAGATGATATGGCGTTATTAAATTGTAATGATTTTGTTGATCCACCAACATAAGAAACATTTTCAGAGTTAATTATTGTTCCTGTATACCCATTTGGTGATAAATCAAATACACTTGTTCCTGTTCCTGGATAACTTGAACTATTGGACATATTGGTATAAAGAACCAAACCTGTTTGATTTATATCTTGGCTTGGAATTGTTGGTGTATTTGTTGGTGTTGGGGTTGGGGTTGAAGTTGACGTAACAGTAGGTGTAGGGGTTAAAGTTGGAGTCATGCTTGGTGTTGGTGTATTCGAGGGTGCAATTGACCCTTCAAATGATGTCCAGTAACCATTATTGTTCAACCAAATTTTGGCCTGTGCTCCTTGATTGGGTGCCCAAGAATCCGCTCCTGCAGCTAAGGTGTTTGCCAAATCAACGAAAGAAGACTCTGTTAATTCAGAGGATCTGAAAAAGCCAACAGAGGCAAATACTCCTTCTATCGGAGTTGGTTGACTGTTGTCTGGAACAGATTGTGCAACTACATAACCCAGCTGCTCGTCAGGACCATTCCACCAAGCAAGTCCAGTAGAAGAGAACCCTTCTGTAGGAAATCCAATAGCCAGATTGCCAATCTGTTCGGTACCTGCTATAGGAGATCCTGTGTTATATGCAAACGGTCTGGAAATTGACATTATTTTATATATCCACCAATCAAGATCTAATTGTCATTTGCAATTTAAGAAACTGTATAAACTCCAGAATTAAAATCTAACTTTCCTTCACCATATTTTGCGACAATTTCATCCACGAGCTGTTTTTCGTTTTCGTTTAATTGTAGTGTTTCTTGGTAAAGGTTTTGAATTTGTTCACCGACCGTGGTTACCTCTCTTTCAAGAAAGAATTTTTGGGCATTGAGTTGACCTATCTGCTGAATGTTATTTCGAGCTGCCTCCCTTAAATTTTGAATCCTATCCAATTCTTCAGGGGTAAGTTTAATTTGATTTTCCATTTTTATTTTTTTGTACTCCTGTTTCATCAAAATATTCCAATCCTATCCTTTGGAATTTTTTATAATTTTCCTGTACAATCTGAAATTCAAGAATGAAACCTAAAATTTTAAGTTTGGTCCCAGATAGGCTTGAAAAACCTATGGGAGGACTAGGAATTCAATACACACATATACATCCTTATTTACAAGAGAATTTTGAGGTATTCACTGTTTGTTATCCACACCTTACCCCACAATTTTCATTTCCTAATACTAAACAAATTTACCCGTCATTTTTACCAGACCCAAAAGAACCAGGAAATCCTCTAATTTATAATCTGGCACACCAAATTAATTATTTCACAGCTTCTTTAAAATTTCAACGACCTGATTTGATTCACGCCTACGATTGGCCATGCTACTTGGTAGCTAACCATCTGGCCATTTATTATGGGGTTCCTTTGGTGATGTCTTTGAGCTTAAGTATAAGAGGTCAAATCCAAAAAAATTTAAAAATTGTTTTTGATGACAAAAATTTCGATGGATTAACCACACAAAAAACTTTGGAGGGTTTGGAAACGGGGATGTTAAATTGTGCAGATATTATTGTTGGTGTCGGAAGTTTTTACAAAGACGTATATCCAGAATTTCGTTCGAAAATCAGAATTATTCCAAATGGAATCAATTTAGATTCTTGGATACCTAAGAGCCAAGTTTCAATACCTTTGGACAATGGTATAAATGTTCTATACATCGGAAGATTTGCCAAAATGAAAGGGTTTGATCATTTGATGAATGCAAATATTCCGGATGGGATTAATTTAATTGTGGCTGGATCATCTGAGGGAGGAGATTTAGAATGTGTAAATCTGCTTCAAGCTAAATTAGATTCGAAAAAAAAGAATTTATTTTTCTGTGGTCCTTTATATGGACAGAAAAAAATTGAACTCATGCACTCTGTAGAAGCAGTAATCATGCCCAGCGTTCATGAACCATTTGGCATTGTAGCTTTAGAAGCTTTTGCTTCCGGTGCCATATTGATTTCATCTCGTTTAGATGGTTTGGGTGATTTTGTAAACGAAAGAAATTCAATGTTGGTAGAACCAACTCCAGAAGGAATTGAAAAATCCCTTGAAAATTTATTGAAATTGAAAGAAGAAGAAAAGTTGAAATTAAAAATAGAAGGTAGAAAAACCTGTGAGATCTTTACATGGAAAAATGCTGGAGAAAAAATGACAGAAGTCTACAATGAACTTCTAAAATCTCGTTAATTTATAGGAGTTAAAATACCAGTTTCTAGGTCTAAACTGACGTTCCCATATTTATATTCCATGAGAGACATAAAATTTTTTTCTTCCTCTTTAAATTTCAAAAATTTTCTTTCAGTCTCTTTTTTCCTTTCTTGGAGATTAATTTCTTCCATCTTAAGAGAACCGAATTCAACCAAGAACATATCACCAGATTTCCTGAATTCCTGAATTTTCTTTAATTCTTCTGGCTGTATCATATCTGAATATTCTTCTTTTCCTGTTTCTTCTATATTATTCATGTGCGAGAAAATGTTGCTTGTGAATTAATCGAATTTGCGGATTGTAGTTCTGGAATAACAAAAGTTTCTATTGCCTGAATGAGGCTGTTATAAGAATCCGAAATTGAAATATCATAATTCAACTTGCTGCGATCTACGTTTGAAAAAACTACAGTATCTCTGTGAATTCCATCTTCAGAGACAACATGAAGATCAACGTGCAAATTTCCTTGGAAAGACAAATGGGCTACGATCTTCAAAAGAGGAGACTCGTGGATTAATTGCGAGGTTGGATTTTTGAATAAACCTGTAATCTGAATGGCCATAGATTTCTATTAATTTTTATATATATCTTTGGAAATTAACCCATAAATAAATTATTTTTTTAATCTTGATAAATAATCCAAAAAATTTCCTTCGTAGATTTTAACACCGATGTGTTTACAGCACATAGAAGGATTTAACCAAATTTTAAAACCTAGATCTGTTAATTTTTTACACATCATTCTATCTTCACTCATCAAGTTTCCTTCAACAATACCAATATCAAAAACCATTCGATTTTGGGCTCCTTCGTTCCAATAGATTGAACTTTTCTCCCATAAAGTTAGTAGGGCCTTTCTTGACAGTTTCAAGAAACCAGTACCAATTCCTTCAACCTGCATCAATCCATGTTCATTGACTGATAAATTATTGGCGGATATAGGATAAATCTCCTTTGAATCTGTTTTTTTTGGATATGTTCCGCCAATAACATCAAGTGGGCTCTCTGCCAATTCAACAACCCATCGGGGGTTAAATTCCAAATCATGATCTATGAAAATTATACTTTCTACCTGATGTTGAACCGCTAATTTAACAAGGTCGTTTCTGGCTCTTTGTACCAATGCATCATAGGAAAGAAAAATTGGGATTAAATCAATTTTTTTTAAAGATGCCTCTTTAATTGCTGAGAATAATGAAACTGCAAATTGGGCGGTAACCTTTCCATCATAGCACGGAGTTCCAATCATAATTTTTTTTTGAGACATTTAAATAGGTTAATTCCTCTAATCTTTAGGGAGAGATTTCTCTAAAGTTTCAATTCTAGAGGTCAGCTCTTGAATAGCATTAACTAAATGCCAAGTTACTCTGCTCGAATTGACAGATAAAACACCATCGGATGTTTCTGAAACTGCTTCTGGAATAATTAATTGAAACTCCTGTGCTATTACACCAATCTGAATTCCTGGTTTTTTAATGGCTCTGTTTTTTGGAATTTCGATAATTTCATCCTCTTTTCTATATTCGAAATTACGAACTCTTATGGAGTTAATAATTGACAAACCTTGTGAATTGTCAATAATATTTTTTTTCAATCTTATATCGGAGTTTACTTGCCAACTTGGATCATTTTGTCCATTATAAGCTCCGTTAGTACCACCAATAAAAGCGGTATCATCTGCTATACCTCCTGCAAGATCACCAATTACAATTTGATTTACCGCATTTGTTGCACTTCCTTCTGCACCTCGACCGATGATAACGTTTCCTGTTCCATTTATTAGCTGAGATCCTGCTTGATAACCAGCAGCAACATTTCTAGCTCCAACTGTCACATTTTTTAATGATTCAGATCCAACCGCCGTGTTTTGATTTCCGGTTGTGTTTGAACTTAAAGAAGCAGAACCAGCAGCAAGATTATTATCACCAGTTGTGTTTGAGTCTAGTGCTTGTGAACCTACTGCTACGTTATTATCAGCAGTGCTGAGCAACAAAGCATTGTGTCCTATTGCAACGTTGTTACTATTCACAACATTTGCTCCCAAAGCATCGTTTCCTATCGCAACATTTTGAATTCCTGTTGTGTTATCATCCAAGGCCTGATATCCAACCGCTACGTTGTTGGCACCAGTGGTGTTGACACCCAATGCGTTAAATCCCACGGCTAGGTTAGGTGTTCCAGTTGTATTGGAATCTAAGGCTCTAGAACCAACAGCTACGTTGTTGTCAGCCGTGTTGAGCAGCAAGGCATTATGTCCTACAGCCACGTTGTTGCTGTTGGTAGCGTTTGCTCCCAAAGCATCGTTTCCAACAGCAACATTTTGAATTCCTGTTGTGTTGACATCCAATGCCGAGTGTCCAACTGCTACGTTGTTGGCACCAGTGGTGTTGGCTTCTAAGGCTAATGTACCTATGGCTACGTTAGGTGTTCCAGTTGTATTGGAATCTAAGGCTCTAGAACCAACAGCTACGTTGTTGTCAGCCGTGTTGAGCAGCAAGGCATTATGTCCTACAGCCACGTTGTTGCTGTTGGTAGCGTTTGCTCCCAAAGCATCGTTTCCTATCGCAACATTTTGAACTCCTGTTGTGTTGGCATCCAAGGTCTGATGCCCAACAGCTACGTTGTTGGCACCTGTGGTGTTGAGACCCAATGCGTTAGTTCCTACAGCCACGTTTGGAGTACCTGTTGTGTTTGCGTCTAGTGCTAATGAACCTATGGCCACGTTGTTGCTGACAGTGTTGAGCAACAAGGCGTTGTGACCGAATGCTGTGTTATCTACTCCTGTAGCAACAGCTCCTAAAGCCTCGTTACCAACTGCCACATTTCGGACTCCTGTTGTGTTGGCATCCAAGGTCTGATGTCCAACTGCTACGTTGTTGGCACCTGTGTTGTTGAGACCCAATGCGTTAGTACCTACTGCCACGTTTGGAGTACCTGTTGTGTTTGCGTCTAGTGCTAATGAACCTATGGCCACATTATTGTTGGTAGTGTTTAGCAACAAGGCGTTGTGGCCGAATGCTGTGTTATCAGTTCCAGTGGCAACAGCTCCTAAAGCCTCGTTACCAACTGCCACATTTCGGACTCCTGTTGTGTTGGCATCCAAGGTCTGATGTCCAACTGCTACGTTGTTAGCACCTGTGTTGTTGACACCCAAAGCGTTAGTACCAACGGCCACGTTTGGAGTACCTGTAGTGTTTGCGTCTAGTGCTAATGAACCTATGGCCACATTATTGTTGGTAGTGTTTAGCAACAAGGCGTTATGTCCTAAAGCCACATTATTCGTACCTGTAGCATTAGCACCTAAAGCATCAGTTCCTATGGCCACATTAGGTGTTCCAGTTGTATTGGCGTCTAAGGCTCTGGATCCAACAGCCACATTATTGTTGGTAGTGTTTAGCAACAAGGCGTTATGTCCTAAAGCCACATTATTCGTACCTGTAGCATTAGCACCTAGAGCATCAGTTCCTATGGCCACATTAGGTGTTCCAGTTGTATTGGCGTCTAAGGCTCTGGAGCCAATTGCTACGTTGTTGTCGGCTGTGTTTAAAAGTAAGGAGTTAAAGCCTACAGCCACGTTATTACTGTTGATAAGGTTTGCTCCCAAAGAATCACTTCCGATTGCTATATTTTGTACACCTGTAGTATTGACGTCTAAAGCAGAAGATCCTATAGCTACGTTATTAGCACCCGTAGTGTTGGCATTGAGAGCGGTAGGTCCTAAAACTACGTTCGTTGCAATAGAACCCGCTCCCCTTCCAACTCTAACAGAGTTTACAGCCATATCTGAGCTTAAAACTTCTAAAGTAAATGTTGGAGCAGTCGTGCCACCGATTGTTATTCTACCGGTGTCATGGATCCTCATGACCTCTACTCCACCTTCCACGAATCCGATTGTATCTGCTGCTGGAAAGTAAATTCCAGTGTTTGTATCAGCACTATTTAAACCTGCTGAGATCGATGGATTAGTAACTGTACCTGCAGTCAAATCTAATCTTCTAGTACCAGCAGCTAAATTTACTAAGGCCATTATTTGTGTTGTACCAGCATACCAATAGTAAGCGCCATTAGCCGCTGATCCTATAATTGAATACCACATACTAGGAACACCACCGTCAGCCATATATCCCATACCAATGTCTACGGAAGCAGCACCTACACTGGGATAAAGAACAACTTTAGTACCAGCACTCCTTGTTGTGAATGCTGGTGGACCAGCTCCATTAGTATTGAAATCAATCCTATTAGATGTAACTCCATTTAAATAAATTTGTGATGCACCTGTAGTTGGTGAGCCAGTACCTGTAAAAGATAAAGTAGGAGAAGTGTAAGTTAAATCAGATTCTACTGTAACGTTGGGTGAAGAACCGTTTAAAGTTAATACACCATTATCAGTAGAACCAGATAAAGTGGCAAAACCAGAAGTTCCAGAAGATCCGGATGATCCTGAAGATCCGCTAGATCCAGAGGATCCTGATGAACCAGAGGTTCCAGAAGATCCGGATGATCCTGAAGATCCACTAGATCCCGAAGAACCAGACGTTCCAGAAGATCCAGATGATCCTGAAGATCCACTAGATCCCGAAGATCCACTCGAACCAGAAGAACCAGAAGATCCTGACGAACCAGACGTTCCAGAAGAACCTGATGACCCAGAAGATCCACTGGATCCCGATGAACCAGAAGTTCCAGAAGAACCTGATGACCCAGAAGATCCACTCGAACCAGAAGAACCAGAAGATCCGCTAGATCCAGAGGATCCTGATGAACCAGAGGTTCCAGAAGATCCGGATGATCCTGAAGATCCACTAGATCCCGAAGAACCAGACGTTCCAGAAGATCCAGATGATCCTGAAGATCCACTCGAACCAGAAGAACCAGAAGATCCGCTAGATCCAGAAGATCCCGATGAACCAGAGGTTCCAGAAGATCCGGATGATCCTGAGGATCCACTTGAACCAGAAGATCCTGAAGAACCGGATGATCCTGACGAACCAGATGTTCCTCTAGTACCAGAAGAGCCTGAGGTTCCGGAAGAACCAGAAGAACCAGAAGATCCGCTAGATCCAGATGAACCAGATGTTCCAGAAGATCCTGACGAACCAGATGTTCCAGAAGAACCTGATGACCCAGAAGATCCACTAGATCCAGATGAACCTGATGTTCCAGAAGATCCTGATGATCCTGAAGATCCACTCGAACCAGAAGATCCAGAAGATCCACTAGATCCAGATGAACCAGATGTTCCGGAAGAACCTGATGACCCAGAAGATCCGCTAGATCCAGATGAACCTGATGTTCCAGAAGATCCAGATGATCCGGAAGATCCGCTAGATCCAGATGAACCTGACGATCCAGAAGATCCACTAGATCCAGATGAACCTGATGTTCCAGAAGATCCAGACGATCCGCTAGATCCAGATGAACCTGATGTTCCAGAAGATCCTGATGATCCTGAAGATCCACTCGAACCAGAAGATCCACTAGATCCTGATGAACCAGAAGTTCCTCTAGTACCAGAAGAACCAGAAGATCCACTAGATCCAGATGAACCTGATGTTCCAGAAGATCCGGATGATCCGGAAGATCCGCTAGATCCAGATGAACCTGACGATCCAGAAGATCCGCTAGATCCAGATGAACCAGATGTTCCAGAAGATCCTGATGATCCTGAAGATCCGCTAGATCCAGAGGATCCAGATGAACCTGAAGTTCCAGAAGAACCAGACGATCCAGAAGATCCACTAGATCCAGATGAACCTGATGAACCAGAAGTTCCAGATGATCCTGATGATCCTGAAGATCCACTCGAACCAGAAGAGCCAGAAGATCCGCTAGATCCAGAGGATCCTGATGAACCAGAAGTTCCAGATGATCCGGAAGATCCGCTAGATCCAGATGAACCAGAAGTCCCTCTAGTACCAGACGATCCAGAAGATCCACTAGATCCAGATGAACCTGATGTTCCAGAAGATCCTGATGATCCTGAAGATCCACTCGAACCAGAAGAGCCAGAAGATCCGCTAGATCCAGATGAACCAGATGTTCCAGAAGATCCTGATGATCCTGAAGATCCGCTAGATCCAGAGGATCCTGATGAACCAGAAGTTCCAGATGATCCGGAAGATCCGCTAGATCCAGATGAACCAGACGATCCAGAAGATCCGCTAGATCCAGATGAACCTGATGTTCCAGAAGATCCTGATGATCCTGAAGATCCGCTCGAACCAGAAGATCCAGACGATCCACTTGATCCAGATGAACCAGAAGTTCCTCTAGTACCAGACGATCCAGAAGATCCGCTAGATCCAGATGAACCAGATGTTCCAGAAGAACCTGATGACCCAGAAGATCCGCTTGAACCAGAAGAGCCAGACGATCCAGAAGATCCACTAGATCCAGATGAACCTGATGTTCCAGAAGATCCAGACGATCCGCTAGATCCAGAGGATCCTGATGAACCAGAAGTTCCAGATGATCCGGAAGATCCGCTAGATCCAGATGAACCTGATGTTCCAGAAGATCCTGATGATCCTGAAGATCCACTCGAACCAGAAGAGCCAGAAGATCCGCTAGATCCAGATGAACCAGATGTTCCAGAAGATCCTGATGATCCTGAAGATCCGCTAGATCCAGAGGATCCAGATGAACCTGAAGTTCCAGAAGAACCAGACGATCCAGAAGATCCACTAGATCCAGATGAACCTGATGTTCCAGAAGATCCACTAGATCCAGATGAACCTGATGTTCCAGAAGATCCAGACGATCCGCTAGATCCAGATGAACCAGATGTTCCAGAAGAACCTGATGACCCAGAAGATCCACTAGATCCAGATGAACCTGATGTTCCAGAAGATCCTGATGATCCTGAAGATCCACTCGAACCAGAAGAGCCAGAAGATCCGCTAGATCCAGAGGATCCAGATGAACCAGAAGTTCCAGATGATCCGGAAGATCCGCTAGATCCAGATGAACCAGAAGATCCAGAAGATCCGCTAGATCCAGATGAACCAGATGTTCCAGAAGAACCTGATGACCCAGAAGATCCGCTTGAACCAGAAGAGCCAGACGATCCAGAAGATCCACTAGATCCAGATGAACCTGATGTTCCAGAAGATCCAGACGATCCGCTAGATCCAGATGAACCAGAAGTTCCTCTAGTACCAGACGATCCAGAAGATCCACTAGATCCAGATGAACCTGATGTTCCAGAAGATCCTGATGATCCTGAAGTTCCAGAAGAACCAGACGATCCTGAGGATCCACTTGAACCAGATGACCCACTAGATCCAGAGGATCCTGATGAACCTGAGGTTCCCCTAGTACCAGAAGAGCCTGAAGTTCCGGAAGAACCAGAGGATCCACTAGATCCAGATGAACCAGATGTTCCAGAAGATCCTGATGATCCTGAGGATCCACTCGAACCAGAAGATCCCGAAGAACCAGAAGAGCCTGAAGTTCCGGAAGAACCAGAGGATCCACTAGATCCTGATGAACCAGATGTTCCAGAAGAGCCAGAGGATCCGCTAGATCCAGAGGATCCAGATGAACCTGATGTTCCAGAAGATCCTGAGGATCCACTTGAACCAGAAGATCCCGAAGAACCAGATGATCCTGATGAACCAGATGTTCCAGAAGAGCCAGATGATCCGCTAGATCCAGAGGATCCAGATGAACCTGATGTTCCAGAAGATCCAGAAGATCCGCTAGATCCAGATGAACCTGATGTTCCAGAAGATCCCGAGGATCCACTAGAACCAGAAGATCCCGAAGAACCAGATGATCCTGATGAACCAGATGTTCCAGAAGATCCAGATGATCCGCTAGATCCAGAGGATCCAGATGAACCTGAAGTTCCAGAAGAACCAGACGATCCCGAGGATCCACTTGAACCAGATGACCCACTAGATCCAGAGGATCCTGATGAACCTGAGGTTCCCCTAGTACCAGAAGAGCCTGAAGTTCCGGAAGACCCAGAGGATCCGCTAGATCCAGATGAACCTGATGTTCCAGAAGATCCTGAGGATCCTGATGATCCACTCGAACCAGAAGATCCCGAAGAACCAGATGATCCTGACGAACCAGATGTTCCCATAGTACCAGAAGAGCCTGAGGTTCCGGAAGAACCAGAAGAACCTGAGGATCCACTTGATCCAGATGAACCAGAGGTTCCAGAAGAACCAGAAGATCCGCTAGATCCAGAGGATCCCGATGAACCAGAAGAACCAGATGATCCTGACGAACCGGATGTTCCAGAAGAACCTGATGACCCCGAAGATCCACTGGAGCCCGAAGAACCAGACGTTCCAGAAGATCCAGATGATCCTGAAGATCCACTCGAACCAGAAGATCCAGATGTTCCGCTAGATCCAGATGATCCGCTAGATCCAGAAGAACCACTCGAACCAGAAGAACCAGAAGATCCCGATGAACCAGACGTTCCTCTTGTACCGGAAGAACCCGATGATCCGCTAGATCCGGAGGATCCTGAAGAACCAGATGTTCCAGAAGAGCCAGACGATCCCGAGGATCCACTCGAACCAGAAGAACCAGAAGATCCCGATGAGCCACTAGTTCCTGATGTACCATTTACACCAGATAGTCCAGAAGTACCATTAGATCCCGAGGATCCACTAGTTCCAGATGTACCATTTACACCAGATAGTCCAGAAGTACCTGAAGATCCAGATGAACCAGAAGATCCGCTAGATCCCGAGGATCCACTCGAACCAGATGAACCAGAAGAACCAGAGGATCCGCTAGATCCGGATGAACCTGAAGATCCGCTAGATCCAGAAGATCCCGATGAACCCGAAGTTCCAGAAGAACCTGATGATCCCGAAGATCCACTAGATCCAGAAGACCCCGAAGATCCGCTCGATCCAGATGAACCAGATGTTCCAGAAGAACCAGATGATCCAGAAGATCCACTCGACCCAGAAGAACCAGATGATCCAGAAGAACCACTAGATCCAGATGAACCAGAAGTTCCAGAAGAACCAGATGATCCAGAAGTTCCACTCGATCCAGAAGAACCAGACGATCCAGAAGATCCACTCGATCCAGAAGAACCTGATGTACCAGAAGATCCACTAGATCCAGATGAACCAGAAGTTCCAGAAGAACCCGAAGATCCAGAAGAACCCGAAGATCCAGAAGAACCAGATGATCCAGAAGAACCAGAGGATCCTGAAGATCCACTTGAACCAGATGAACCTGAAGTTCCAGAAGATCCAGAAGAGCCAGAGGATCCCGAGGATCCACTTGAACCGGATGATCCAGAAGATCCGGATGTACCAGAAGAACCAGAGGATCCTGAAGATCCACTAGATCCAGATGTTCCTCTAGTTCCAGAAGAGCCAGAGGATCCTGAAGATCCACTCGATCCGGATGATCCCGAAGTTCCAGAAGAACCAGATGATCCAGAAGAACCACTTGATCCGGATGTACCGGAAGTTCCGGCAGAAACTTGCCATCCGGAACCGGTATATCTATAAATTTGTCCATCCGAGGAATTAAAAATTATCATCCCCACTGCTGGATTAGGTACAGAATTTATGTCATTAAAAATAGGAAGAATTAAACCACTCCCTTTTACAAAAGAAGCATCGTTAATAAGTACATTTCCAGCTGTTGCCCCTGTTGCCTGAATAAAAATTGAATCGCTCTGTCCAGAAGGATATATTCTAATTGAACCATTGTCCAACACCTGAAAAGTTATTGGCTGATTTTCAGCAGTACCCCCGGCACCAAAGAATTTAAGAGTACCTTGCCTAGGTTCAATCTGTATGTTTTTTCCTGAAGTTCCAAAAGGTCCGGTTGGCATGATTACTTATTACTTTGTATATATTCAACTACCAAACGCTCAACATCCTTTCTCTCGGCAAAAACGGTGTAAAAAAGATTTATTTCTTCACAATTGCCGCCAATTAAAATTTTGTTATCTAGAATTTCTTCTACGAAGTAAAGACAAGGCTTTCCTATAGGGGTTAGAATTACGGATATTGAATCAGAATGAATTAGATCCGCCCAATAATAAGGTAAAAGGATTTCTTTGCAATTTTGGAGACGCCCCCTAACAAACACACCAACTTCTGGACCTTCCAAAACCGAATATCTCAATCTCCATGGTTCCTTTTTAGAAGGATGAAGAATATCAAAATTCTTTTGATTTGCGTTTATTATGTCGAAGTTGTCCAAAATGTTTGTTCCATCTCCATCAATATTTCCTCCAGCTTTCATATTGATACTACCGCCGTTAGTCTGAAGTTCTGCTCCATTTATCTTGACAGTATTACCAGTTGAATCTATCGCAACAGGGATACTTCCCAAAGAAATAACAGTTCCATTGTCAGTTATAGAGGAGTTCCCTATTGTTGTTGAACTTGTGAATTTAACTACAGTGTTTGTTGTTCCCGAAACAGAAACTGATGTTCCAGATGTACCAGAAGTTCCCCTGGTTCCAGAAGATCCCGATGTACCAGAAGAACCGGATGTACCAGAAGATCCACTAGATCCAGATGAACCGGAGGATCCAGAAGAACCTGAAGATCCAGACGATCCACTTGATCCAGAAGAACCTGATGTTCCAGAAGAACCAGATGATCCTGAAGATCCACTTGATCCAGAAGAACCAGAAGTTCCTCTGGTTCCAGAAGAACCTGATGTTCCAGAAGAACCAGACGATCCGGAAGATCCGGATGTACCAGATGATCCACTAGATCCAGATGAACCGGATGATCCAGAAGAACCCGATGACCCACTTGAACCAGAAGATCCCGATGTTCCAGAAGATCCGGATGATCCACTTGAACCAGAAGAGCCGGATGTACCAGAGGATCCACTAGATCCAGATGAACCGGATGATCCAGAAGAACCGGACGTTCCGGAAGATCCTGAAGATCCACTCGAACCAGAAGATCCGCTAGATCCAGAAGATCCTGATGAACCAGATGTTCCAGAAGACCCGGAGGATCCGCTGGATCCAGATGATCCTGAAGAGCCAGATGTTCCAGAAGACCCGGATGATCCTGAAGATCCGCTAGATCCAGAAGATCCTGATGAACCAGATGTTCCAGAAGACCCGGATGATCCGCTGGATCCAGATGATCCTGAAGAACCAGATGTTCCAGAAGACCCGGATGATCCTGAGGATCCACTAGATCCAGAAGATCCTGAAGAACCAGATGTTCCAGAAGACCCGGATGATCCGCTGGATCCAGATGATCCTGAAGAACCAGAGGATCCCGAGGATCCACTAGAACCAGAGGATCCAGATGAACCAGAGGTTCCTGAAGAACCAGAGGTTCCTGAAGAACCAGAAGATCCAGACGAACCGGAGGATCCAGAAGAACCTGAAGATCCACTTGATCCAGAAGAACCAGAAGTTCCTCTGGTTCCAGAAGAACCAGAAGATCCTGATGATCCACTAGATCCAGAAGAACCTGAAGAACCTGATGTTCCAGAAGAACCTGACGACCCGCTTGAACCTGAAGAACCCGATGTTCCGGAAGAACCAGACGATCCAGAAGATCCGCTAGACCCTGAAGAACCTGAAGATCCGGATGTTCCGGAAGAACCTGATGATCCGCTTGATCCAGATGAACCAGATGTTCCAGAAGAACCTGATGACCCGCTAGAACCTGAAGAACCCGATGTTCCGGATGAACCTGATGATCCAGAAGAACCAGAAGAACCAGAGGATCCACTCGAACCAGAAGAGCCGGATGTACCAGAGGATCCACTAGATCCAGATGAACCGGATGATCCAGAAGATCCTGATGAACCAGATGTTCCAGAAGACCCGGAGGATCCGCTGGATCCAGATGATCCTGAAGAACCAGATGTTCCAGAAGACCCTGATGATCCTGAAGATCCGCTAGATCCAGAAGATCCTGATGAACCAGATGTTCCAGAAGACCCGGATGATCCGCTGGATCCAGATGATCCTGATGAACCAGATGTTCCAGAAGACCCGGATGATCCGCTGGATCCAGATGATCCTGAAGAACCAGATGTTCCAGAAGACCCGGATGATCCTGAGGATCCACTAGATCCAGAAGATCCTGATGAACCAGATGTTCCAGAAGATCCTGATGACCCAGAAGATCCACTGGATCCAGAAGTTCCTGAAGATCCAGAGGATCCCGATGATCCACTAGAACCAGAGGATCCAGATGAACCAGAGGTTCCTGAAGAACCAGAAGATCCACTGGATCCAGAAGAACCAGAAGTTCCTGAAGATCCAGAGGATCCACTAGAACCAGAGGATCCAGATGAACCAGAGGTTCCGGAAGAACCAGAAGAACCAGATGATCCTGAAGATCCACTTGATCCAGAAGAACCAGAAGATCCTGATGTTCCAGAAGAACCAGAAGATCCTGATGATCCTGATGATCCACTAGATCCAGAAGAACCTGACGACCCGGATGTTCCAGAAGAACCTGACGACCCGCTTGAACCTGAAGAACCCGATGTTCCGGAAGAACCAGACGATCCAGAAGATCCGCTAGATCCTGAAGAACCTGAAGATCCGGATGTTCCGGAAGAACCTGATGATCCGCTTGATCCAGATGAACCAGATGTTCCAGAAGAACCTGATGACCCGCTAGAACCTGAAGAACCCGATGTTCCGGATGAACCTGATGATCCAGAAGAACCCGAAGATCCAGAAGATCCACTGGATCCAGAAGAACCAGAAGATCCGGATGTTCCTGAAGAACCTGAAGATCCACTTGATCCAGAAGACCCAGATGTACCAGAAGAACCAGAAGATCCGCTTGATCCAGAAGAACCGGAAGATCCAGATGTACCAGAAGAACCTGAAGATCCACTTGATCCAGAAGACCCAGATGTACCAGAAGATCCAGAGGATCCACTCGAACCAGAAGAACCTGATGTACCTGAGGATCCACTAGATCCAGATGAACCGGATGTACCAGAAGATCCACTAGATCCAGATGAACCGGAGGATCCAGAGGAACCGGAAGATCCAGATGTTCCAGAAGAACCAGATGATCCAGAAGATCCACTTGATCCACTTGATCCAGATGTACCAGAAGACCCAGAGGATCCACTTGAACCAGAAGAGCCGGATGTACCAGAGGATCCACTAGATCCAGATGAACCGGAGGATCCAGAGGAACCGGAAGATCCAGAGGATCCAGATGTTCCAGAAGAACCAGATGATCCAGAAGATCCACTTGATCCAGATGTACCAGAAGACCCAGAGGATCCACTTGAACCAGAAGAGCCGGATGTACCAGAGGATCCACTAGATCCAGATGAACCGGATGATCCAGAAGAACCCGATGACCCGCTTGTACCAGAAGATCCACTAGATCCAGATGAACCGGAGGATCCGGAAGATCCGCTAGATCCCGAAGAACCGGAAGATCCAGAAGATCCGCTAGACCCAGAAGAACCTGATGTTCCCGAAGAACCCGATGATCCACTTGATCCAGAAGAACCTGAAGATCCAGAGGTTCCGGAAGAACCAGAAGATCCAGAAGATCCAGATGTTCCTGAAGAACCTGAAGATCCACTTGATCCAGAAGAACCTGAAGATCCGGATGTTCCCGAAGAACCAGATGATCCGCTTGATCCAGATGAACCGGATGTTCCAGAAGAACCCGATGTCCCACTAGAACCCGAAGAACCTGATGTTCCGGATGAACCCGACGATCCAGAAGATCCGCTAGACCCAGAAGAACCTGATGTTCCCGAAGAACCCGATGATCCACTTGATCCAGAAGAACCTGAAGATCCAGAGGTTCCGGAAGAACCAGAAGATCCAGAAGATCCAGATGTTCCTGAAGAACCTGAAGATCCACTTGATCCAGAAGAACC